ACGACCCAACTCGCTCCGAGCATTAGATATCAGAAATTATATCTGCTTTCACCTGTAATAGCATATTCCTCAATGAATATCTGCGGACTTACCCAACCATTATATTCATTCTTATTTGGTTTACCAATGATATCCATTTCCACATAACCTTGTGTGTTTTGAAGTTTCTCACAGAGGTCATCTGAAGCGTTGAATAGCATTATCGATAAGCGGTTTGGGAGAGTTATTTTAAGTGTATTATTTTTCTTTACATATACAGTTACCATATCAGCGGTTACTTTTAAATCTTGGATAGCTACCATCGAAGGTTCTACATCTTTACCCCAGATGCCATCAAGCTCAGCAATTTCGAGTATTTGATTGGGGTCTACATTTGTGTTGCGGTAGATATAGTCTACATAGTGAACTGGTTCAGATGTCATGTGTTGAAGGGCGCGGTCAGTCGATTCAAGAAAGAAAGGCACGTCCTCTGGGAGAAGGCCTAAACCAAATGCGCCTTGGTGTCCAGCTACATACTGAGTAAGACCAGTTCCTTCGCAAATATCTTTGAAGTTAGATACATCTGCTTTATCACAACCTCGTGCAGAACCTTCGTAACAGAAATACTTGCGCGCATTAAGAGTAGGGGTTGCATCCATTTCTTTTTCGCGTTTTGTAAGCACTGCGCAAGGACGCTGATACTTACCCATTATTTTATTCGCGGCAAGGCCAGCTACATTTGGCTCAACCTCGCCAGGTTCAAGAAGGAATAAAAGGACTTGATGATCCATCAGATTTTCCATAGCAATACGCTCTTCAAGCAATTCCATTGCTGCATCTTGAGCCTTCGTTTGGCGCGTTTTTACATTCTTACAAGTGCGCACTGCTTGTGTCACCAACTGTTCAGTTTCACCCTGCTTGTGTCCGCGTTTTGTTGAATATATATAATCAAAAGCCTTAAACTTTAAAAAGGATTTGAAAAGAAGCTCTTTTTCGTCTTCTTCACCACTACGCACCATAGCATTAACAAACGGCGCAATATACCAAGCGGCGCCATGTGGTGTAATCTTATCTCCAAGAGAGTAAGCATTGCTTTCAGCTATTGTCGCAATAAATGGGTTGTGGATATTCTCTGCGCGGAAACCCTTCATTATAAGATGCTTTGTTTCTATTGATTGAAGTGACATCATATCTGCGGTATTACCCAGCGCTACAAGGTCAAGATAATTCTGCGCATAATCAGTGTGCATAAGTGAATCAAGGTATCTGCAAAATTGCCACGTGATACCGACACCCGATAGCTGTTTATTAGGATAGGCGCAAAGCTGATTGTTTATAACGATTGCGTTGGGAGATACGATATCTGCTTCGTGGTGGTCTAAGACGACGATGTCTACACCTTTATCGATAAAGGCTAGGTGGTATTCATAGTCGTTAGATGATGCGTCTGGGCACAAGATTAATGCGTAATTGGCGGCCGCCCATTCAACATCAACATCACTAAGTCCGTGTTGTTTGCCGCTATGAATAAACCAGTCTAAGTTGTTTTGAACCCAAGCTGGGAAATGGTCATAGAGGTAATTGATTAAGAGCGCAGACGAGGTAAATCCGTCGCAGTCTGAGTCCACGATAACCAAAGCACGAGCGCCTTGAGAAATCGTTTTTATTAAGGTTTGAGCTGCCTTGCGGAGACGATCGGCGCCCAATAGATTAAAGTCATTAATATCCGCATCTGTTGTATTCAGCCAGTGATGGATATCATAGTATGGTATCCCGCGGTTTGTGAGCACCTGCTCTGTTGCTGAATAGTGCGGATTTATATTTCCTAAAAGTTTATAGTTCAATTCACAATCTCACCCTTTCCTTAAATAATTTCATAAATACTTCTGCACCCGCGTCGACGGGCGCATCTTTATATCCTAACATATCTCCTTTTTTATCAAAAATAAAAGAGATATTCACTAATTTACTATATTTATTATGCAGTGCTGTGAGTTTCTTCGTCCACTGCTTATATTCATTGTCGTTTACTTCCTTAAATTGGCGATCAAACGCGATCGCTATTTCTCTTGCTCCATATTGGCGCAAAAGGTCGACCTGATGCTGAATTAAGTTACTGCCACAAGTGGCAACAGAGATGTCATTGTCGGCGCCAAACATTGAGGCGTATTTAAGGCAGCTCTTTTCACCTTCAAATACGATGGCGATACCCATCTGTTTGATATGCTCTTTACTATTGTTTAAATTATATAAAGCGAAACCCAGTGGATGATTGTATTGCACACCATTAAGAATCGCTGGTCGATACTTGCCGTATGCCTCTTCTTCTTTGATAAGCGTGCGCTCACGGATACCTATTAGCGCCCCATTTTCATCATAGTGAGGTATCACAATGCCTTGATTTACGGGGTCATAGCAAATACCTTGAGAATCCATTATCTCTTGAGTTATTCCTTCATTAAGCCATGGTATGATGCGCGGGCGCGGCAAGTGTTGAAGGATATTTTCATCAAATTCTTTGAACTCAATTATTTTTTTATCATTACTGATGGAACTATTTTGTTGATAATTCTTTAAAATATCCCAATCACGAAGTTTTTGTTGTGCGTCTCCAAAATTTTCTTCTTCAGATGAAGCTATACCGAAATAACGGGCAACATACCCTACGGCGCGTGATAGTGACCACTCTTCGCCGCGCTGGATCTTCATTGCGCGCCGTGTTAAGTCGTAGATGTCAAATGCGTCTCCTGCGCACTCGGTATAACATCTAAAGAGTCTAGTATTATTATAGAAGTAGAGCTTGTGAGATCCGGAACAGGCAGGGTTGTGACAGATGGTATGCGATACAAATACTTCTCCACCAGTTGGGTCAAGTTTTGGATTTCCTCCGAGTTCAGCCACATAATCAAAGACTTGTTGGAAGGTAAGTTGTTGTTTGATTTGATCTGAATCATACTTCATCTATTGCCTCCTGTAGATTGTAAAGAGTGACAACCAAGTTTATCAATATCTGGATTCTTATGTTTACATCCTCTTTTTTCTGAATTAAAGAAATCACACCACCAGCACTCATTTAAAGTACCTGCTTTTTTAATAGACTCGTCCATTTCATAGCAAGCCCAAACTCCATTTGATACATCTTTATATTTACAAGGCTGTCCATAAACTATTTTTTTACAAGTCTTGCAGATGTCTGGAGTAGCTGCATAATCCCAGTCACTTATGATAGATTTATTCTTATTGGGTTTATTAAGTTCTGCAATCTTCATTTTAATTGTCACAGTTTCTCTCAAATGTTTATCATCAATATCCCTCATATCGTCAATAAAATTGCCTTTTGCTCGTTGACCTCTTTTAACCTCGCCTTTTGGTTCTATCAAAGTTACACCAGTTTTTTCAAGCATCCTTTGAGCGTTTTCATAAATGACTTCTTCTTCAGTAACATTAATACCTTCTGGACAAGTTTCAACATAACACTCGCACTTCCCATCTTCGCCAATATTAATCACATAGTTATCACATACTCCATTATGATTAAATAGGCAATCAGGATGCGCCTTACATTTAACTATTGTGTTCTTTTGATCCATTTGTTTTATCCTCCCTTTCATTTAATCGCTTTAAATCTTCCATCATCTTCTCAAACTTATCTCTTGGCATGAATATCTTACAGATACCTCGTTCATCATGAAGAATAAGTGAAGCGGTGCAGTATTCATCTTTATTATATAAACATTGAGTTGCACTACATTGAGTGACTCGTTCTGGGTTTTTTATTCCAAAGTTATTCATTTTCTACTCCTTAAAACGCTGATAAATCAACGCTCTTTTTTACATTTATTTTAAAGTCCTCTATATCAACTAATTCATAGCTATATTTAGTCACAAATATCGGATCCAATCTACAAATACCACGATCTGATTTAATCCAAACTAGAACATTTTTCCAGCGACCTCGTCTATTCTTATAAATCGACATCTTAATATCTGGCATCTCACACCCAAGACGCTTAACCAAAGGCGCCAGCGCTTCTTTATCTTTATCCGTCGCTTCAAGTAAAATAGATCCAGCATCTATTTTATCTGCTATAGATTTTGCGCCACGAAGAAGTCCTTGGTCATAAACCTCTGCTTCGTGATAATCATTGCTCAACTGAGTCGCAGACATTATGAATATTCCATACTGGTTGCACAAGTCTTTAAGTCTTACGGAAATCATAAAGAGGATATTATCTTCTCTAAGGCGCACACCGCCGCTTCTTCGAGTAATCTCTTCGAGAATCTTCATACTAGTGTGGATATAGTCGTGGAAGACATACTTGATATCATTCTCTCTAATGCCTTTCTTAATAACATTCTCAATGTCTTGCAACGAGAAATCTGGAAGTGCTTCAAAATAGATCTTTCCAGTCTTTAGGAGTTGCGCAGCATGGAGCGCGCGCTCCCATTCACCTTCAAGATATTCACCCGTCACAATATGTTCCTCATTAACACCAGACAAAAATGCTATCATCATAGTTTGAACTTCTGATAACTCTTGCTCTGTTGCAATATAAAGAGTCGCTTGAGGTTCACCCGTGTTTATCCAAGTGCGCTCTTCAATACTATACATAGAGCCACATCCAATATAACACGCATCTGCTACCATTGAACGCGTTTTACCAACACCCGTTGCGGCTGAGCGTAAGTAAAATTTTTTCAAGCGCGCGCCGCGGAAAATAGTATTGATATATTTGCCATATAATGGGTAACCGAGTTCAGGATTCTGTTTTAATTGCTCAAGAAGCAATTCTACACCGGCGCCAGCCTGAACAATATCTGCTTCGCAATTATCTACATAAATTGACTTAACATCATCTATCTTTTTATCAATTAAATCTGCGATTTCTACAAGAGGTGTGCTATCTAACCAGTCCTCTTGCGCTTGTTTTTTCTTTGCATCGAAGATATTATCCATATCATAGAGCCACGATAAATCCATTCCACAGCGTTCATTATACATGCGCAAGAGCGTCATCTTTTTAACTCTATCATAGTAATACTGAAAAGCGCTTAATTGTGTAGCTTCTTTAAGCTGCTCAAGATATTCTGCGCCCTTATTCGCTTTATATATTGCTTGGCGCTTGGGGCGCTGTGCAAGATAGTCTTCTATTGCGTTGAGAGTTATCTCCTTGGCGCCGAGCGCATGAAGATTATATATAGTTCCAAAAAGAGTCACATGAAAGTCTTCACAAAAATCCTCTTCATGGAAGTGATAATTTTCGTTATCTAAAAGTGAAGGTTGAATATAGATAGCGCCGATTACTTGCATTATTGCGGCGGTATCTACATATTTACTTTTGCTCATTCCTCTTCCTCCAAATCATCTAAGTTAAATAAACGCGGCGGTTTTACGATTCTCATAGGTGGTTCAATAGAGAATTCTCTAACTTTAACTTGAAAATGTTCTACATCTTTGTCTTCATTAGCAACCGCCGCGAGGTATAACGCATAGTAATAGGCACAAGCATCCTTATAAACATAGGGCACAATACCTATTGCGCCGTTCGCCTTTTCTACATCGTTTCCTTTTAATTCATACCACCATTTAAGTGTTTTTAATATTCCGCTATAAGAATATTTATACACTTCTTTATACTCTTTGAGCTGTTTCCACACTCGCGGATTTAAATCCTCTCCTAAGAGGTATTTTATATATTCGATTAATTCATTATAGTCTCGCTCTTCTTGAGACATCGATGCCATATGTGTTTCATAGCATTTCTGATGTGCATAACGATTACCTTTTGGCTTGGCGCAAGGCTCAGAGTTACGATCAAAAAGCTGACCACAATAAAGGCATTTAACCATTGCTTTTGCTGCCATAATTAGCCTCTCTTTTTCTCTATTTCAATAATGGGTTCAGCAACATAGCAGCAAAGATCGCATGCCACTTTAACAGCCTCTTTCGGAGAATGTCCTAAATATAAAGCCGCAAGCGCATAATCCTCACCGGCGCCAATGGCTAAATAAGACTCAATTTCAGTAACAAATAGTCCGCTAATGCTGAATACCTTATTTTGATAAATTAAAATATAAGAATTATTGATTTGATTGTTGTCATTATATTTTGTTTTCCAAGAAGAAAATTCTGCAACGAATTCAAGAATATCTTTTTCGGTTGCTCCATTTGGTTTATGTGTATTCATATAAAGCCACATAAGACTGCCTTCATTAGCAGTTCCCACCGTTCCCATAATCATATCATTTATTTCAACGAGTTTAGAAAACTTTTTTGCATGATTAATATTGGTATAACCAGAACACATGATAGAATCTGCGGCTATTGTAATTTTATCTGCATAAATTTTTACTGCAACTACTGACATATTTTTACCTCTTTTTATACTTTTATATGTATATTATAACATAAATTAAATAAAAAGTCAATAGAGGATATTACCCTCTATTGACTTAATCATTATTGAGCTGTATTTATCAAATCTCTAAGTTCCGTAACTATAAGATCAAGTGCTTCTGTCTGTTCACGAGAACATTGAGAAACTTTTTGCCCCTTGCCGAGATACTTCTCTATACACTGGCTAATACGAGGTTGCCAATAGGTTTTGAATGTTTCTTCATCACTATTGATTGAAAGGTCTTGAATCATTGAGTTAAACTGCATCATAAGTTCGTCAAAGTCGAGTTCCTTTGAAACAAATGTGTGCAAATTAGATCCCGTATCTGTGAAGTATTGAGTTCCATCTTCAGCCGCCTGTTTATCAATAGCATCGCCTATTGCGTTAACAAGTGCATTATAGTTGAAGTCAATATAGTCGGGTGTATATTTAAATCTGCTTCCTGCTACGAAACGAGGAGTTCCGCGCATAAAGAGTTTAACATCTTTTTCACCATTTTCAGTTTCAACATTTCTTGCATAACCAATAATATCTGCCATACGATTTACAATATTACGAGGCTTGTTATCAAGAGTTGGAACAATTTGATTGTATTCATTACCATTCTGATCTTTAAAGGTCTTATCTTGCGCGTGAGAGATAATTACTAAACCGTAACCCATTTGAAGGATTGAACGGAGCGCATCATCAAACTCTTTTGCCGCCATTTTAAAGCCTTTTCCATAACCAATATCTGCGATATTGTCTACTCCAATAGAACCGTCTGGGCGCTGAACATTGGCGCAAATATATTTCTCACAATAGTCATAGGCAATATCTGCAGTGTCTACGATAATTGTTTCGAATTTAGCCTTAACCTGTTCATTCTTTAACTGGCGCAGGAATTTCTTAAACTCAGACCAGCTATTGATAGGCTGTGCCATGGCGCCAGGAATTGCATTATATCCTTTTTCAAAAGCTGCCAAAAGGTGATTAGGGAATTTAGTCGCGGTAGTGGTTTTGCCGGTCTTTGCGTCTCCATAGAAGAAGACGCAATAACCGCGCATATCTCGTGAAACCTAGTGAGGTTGAATATCAAGTAAGTTAAAATCTGCCATTTTTACTTACCTCGTTTTATCAGAAGTTAAAGCCACCAGCTTTTGCCTTAGGAGCGGCGGGCGCTGCTACAGGATTGTTCTTCTGCGCCTTGTACTCTTCACTTCTCTTCTTTTCCTCAGCGAGCTTAACCTGTCTATCCTGCATAGCCTTTGTAAGCTCTTCTCCAGTAAGAATACCCTCTTCACCGAAGTCATAGGGATTCTGAGAAGCTCTGACCACGAGCCATTCCTTAGTTTTCTTTTCAAAGGTTCTTACAGAATCACCACCAAAGGCAGTTTCTTCCTTAATTTCGTTCTTCACGGTGTTGCAATTAATAACACCCTCAACCCAAGTGTAAACAGGCTCACTGCCAGAAACACCGAGTCCCTCGAAGTAGTTCATACCGTTGGGGTTCTTAACTGTGAAAGTCAGAGGAAGAAGCTCTTTACGGAAATTGAACACTGCACCACGAAGAGCAACATGCTCGTCAATATTCTTCTCTTCATCTGCGTCAACATGAGTTACATTTGTAATAACCATATCGCAACGGAAGTGGCTTCTATCAGCCTCGTTTTCAGGAAGCGTGTTTACAATAGTCGCAAAACCACCCTCATGCACTACCTGTGACACGAGCTTGTCTTCGCCATTCTCATTGATATAGAAATCATTAAGCGCGAAAGAAGGCTCAAGCTTAACCATGGGCGCGGCGTCCTTGCCGTCCTTAACCCAAGTCTTACCACCATCGATAAGTGACTTAAGAGCAACGAAGGTATTATTTGTTCCGCCAGCCTTAGTTGTAGGAGTTACCCAAGTATAGTGAACAGGAATTACATTAAGACCTGCTTCATCTACTGCAACCTGAACGGTTCCAGAGATATACTCTTTACCGAAGTTATCAGACTGCTCATTCTTTACGGTCTTAACCTCAAGCATATTTCTTCCGTTTGCTTCACCAAAACTGTAAACTCTTCCTTGAATTGTGATTGAATTTTTTGTGTACTTCATTTTTTTCTCCTTTTAAATTTAATTATTTTACTTATTTAATATTTTTGTCCAATATCTATATTATTATAACAAAAATTTTTTATTTAGTCAAGTTCTTCTTCTTTCGACTTCTTTTCTGGAATAACTACTGTCACATTCATACCAAGCTCGGTAAGCGAATAACAAGTAGGAGTTCCTTCTATTTTGCTCACATAGCCATCCGTAACAAGCTTTCTCATTGCGCCAGAAACTGTGCGCGAAGAACAAAACAGCCCATCTCCAATTTCTTTTGCTTTGAGAATATTATTATAAGATTCATAATTCTCCTGCATCCAGATAAGAACATTTGCGCCATTTTCTGTAAAAGGAGCCTTCTCCTTTTCAGGCGTTGCTTTAAGCTGCTCAAAGTAGGCGCGGGCGCCCTCTGAAAGTCCATCTTCTCCAAAAGTCTTGCAACGATCAGCCAATAATTCTTCAATCTCTTGAATAAATTGTTTTTTGTTTGTCATTTAATTAATTTATCTCCATTTCTATTTATTTGTTCATTTTATATAAATATTATAATTAATTTTGTATAAAAAGTCAATAAATTAATCAAAGATTAGCTCTTTTGCATAAGGAAGAGTCTGCGCCCATTCGAGAAAACTTCTCCACTCAGAGAGTTTATGCCCAGCGCGCTGATGAGCCATGCTACGAAGATTCTCGTAGTTCATTGTTATCGTGCGCGTTTGGAGCCAGCCATTAGGGAGCCAACGAATAAGCTCTTTCCAATAACACTTGTCTTTTGTTTCAAGATACTTTTGACGAAGAGCTTCACAGCCATCAACTACTGCATTTGTCCACTCTTGTAGAGTTGGAGTAATTCCTTTCATAGGAAGTTCTAATCCCATATCCAATAAATCATCAGTTTCAAAACAATCAAGTGTAATTGGGGTGCTTGCCAACTTATGCATCGTGCTAGTTGAATTCTCGGTTACTCCAATACGGTAGGTATCAAACTCCTTAAACCAGTATAAAGGAGCTGTAATATCTACGCTTACAAAGATTTGTCTAAGGAATTTACGATGTTCTGGACCACCATTAATTAATCTACGACATAAGTCCATATCATTAGGTCCTACTATATATTGTTGTTTACGACATATGATATCACATCCTTGTGCATTTGCATGAGCAGTTGCTTCTTCGTCAATTACTGAACCCCAATGACTATCGCTTTTAGCCCAGCTTTCAAGGGGATTTCTCATTCCCCGTAAAGCCCCCTCAAAATTAAAAACCTCAGTATTCTTAAATTCCATTTTCTTTATTTACCTTTCTATTCCATAATTCTATTGCATCTCTACAATCTACCTTTGCTTCATCGTAGTCAGCCGCCACATAATAACAATGAGAACATTGTACTACCCAATAAGGGCGGCGGCCGCCTTCGTCTCCAACCTGAATAGGACGAGCTGCATAGTGGCATTTTGGGCACATAGCTAACATTATTCCCACTCGTCCTCCATATTTTTTTCTTGATATTTCTTTTTCATTTTCTTTAAGTAGCGAATTGCATCGTCAAAAGAGTCTTCGTAAGTCTCATGCTCAAATTCGCCACTATCCTCCCATTCAAGAGAGATTTCAATTCTTGTTACTTTCATCCATTTCCGCGAGTTTTATTCAATCCAAAATCATATGTTTGATAAAGGTCGATATAAAACTTCTCCTTTTCATTTAATTCATTTATACTGCATTTCTCTAATACTTCAAAAGTAAAGTTGTCAATACCCTTTTCTCTTGTAAATGCATAGAGTTGACTTGTTACAGGGGTGTCGATACCCAAGCTGCATTTAACATGTGTTACCCAACGCTCTTTAATGTCCTTAGCTTGACCGATATACGATATACCAGAGTCAATATGGGTTAGCTTATATATTCCACTTGCGCCCAACGCGCCTACGCGCGCCGCAAGGTCATTGACTTTATCTCGATAGAATGTAGACCATATAAGCATGCGTAAAGGTCTTGGTTCGCGCAAGTTATATTCAATGCTTTGAAGATATGCAACATCGCGCTTATCTGCATCATTAAGCTGAAGGGTATAAAATGTTGCTTTGTTTTTAATTTCTTCTTCGCGTAACTGTGCCTCCATCGCGGCGGCCTTAGTTGCACGAATTTTTTCTAGCTCTTTACGAATTGAATCTAGATCGGCGCGCATTGCCGCTTCTTCTTCTTGCAACTCTTTAGACATTGATTGTTGCTTATCATAGAATAGTTTTGCAAGTATCTCAATATCTTGTCTACGCTCTTCAATTAATCCTTTTTCTCTTGCATCAAGCTCTTGTAATCTATTAAAGTATAGTTGATCAAGAGTATCTATTTCTGTATCGAACTCTTGTTCTTTTTTCTTATACTCATAATCAAGAGCATCACAATATTGTTCGAATGATGCGCGAGCAGCTACCTTTAAGTCGCCTGACATTGTTTCTACAGAGCTACTTAAAGCAGTGATTTGCGCTTCCACTCCCGCTTTTTCAATTTGTTTAATTTGAATTTCATCTATTAACTTTAATTTCTATTGAGTTAATTGATTTAATTCGTCGTAAGAATTTTTTGTTTTTTTACAGTTCTCTTCATACCTTTGAGAAATTTCATTGTTAGATTTTATCAATAAGTCATTTTGAGCTTCTAGACTTTTGCGAGTTGCATGTAATGACTAATTGAGTTCTTCTAGTTTCTAATTTTCTTCTATTGTATAGCGGTTAACCTTTCCAGATGTGGCTTTAGTCCATACTCCATAAGCAAGACCGCCTGCGCCAAGAAGAATTGATATTACACATAATGCTATCATTTTTACAATTTAAGGGGTAATTTATTCAATTACCCCTTATTTCCTTTTTTAATTACTCTGCATCTGCCGTAGGATCGTAATCAAGTCCCTTATCAGTGAGGCGAATATATTTCACCTTACCGCCAGTTACAGGAACCTCTTCACGATACATAAGCTCATGGTGTCTAGCCATTGCTGTGATAGAACCGTTTACTGATTTTACAGGGATGTTTGTTGCCTATGCAATATCAGCTGCTGTGATATCTTCATCCTTGTGATCTTTTACATAATTAAAAATTACGAGTGAATTTTCTTTAAGTGCCATTGCCTTAAATCTCCTTTTATATCTTAATATTTGCAGATTTATTCTGCTATTGTGATATTATAATTATATAATAAAATTTACTTATTGTCAAGTAGATTCTTATTATAGATATAATCTTCGATAGCGAACATTTCCACCATTGTGCAGCTTTCTACAATTTGGCTCATTTCTGTTTCAGCAGCATCTTTGTCGATACCTGCTTTAATTTGCTTTTCAAGTTCTACAATGCGCTTGATTTTAGGCATAAGGCGCTCATGCATTGCTCTGCGCTGATCTCTATTCATTGGAGACGCGGGAGCATCTGGTGTTAAGTTATAGTTAGCTTTCATTTCATCATCTCCAGTAGTTGTTCTTCAGTGATGATCGGGATACCGAGTTCTTTTGCTTTAAGATTTTTTGCAGTTGTGCTTGTAACATCATTGTTTACGAGATAATCGGTTTTTGATGAGACTGACGATGTTACCTTGCCTCCTGCGGCAGTTACTGCTGCTGAAAGTTCGTCTCGGTTTTTCCAGATATGGACTCGTCCGGTTACGCAGAAAGTCTTGCCTTCGAGCGAATTTCCAGAATTTTCCAGTGCGCTTTCTTTTGCTTTAAATGTGATAATACCTTTTTCTACGAGATTATCTGCTTCTGTATAGTCAAAACTTAAAATTGCATCTGCTTTTTCTGGTCCAATACCATCAAGTGACTCAAAATCAAAGCCATCTGTAACAGCATTTCTAAACTCTTCATAGGTTTCAAAAGTATTTGCAAGTTTCTGCGCGTAAGTCTTACCAATAAGCGGAATACTAATTGCACTTAAATACTGCGCCAGGGTAGTATTGCGCGCCTCCCATATAGAGTCAATAAGTTTATTTACACTCTTAGGCCCAAAACCAGGCTTGCTAGCCCAAAGATCAGCTACTTCACCGAGTGCGCAAATATCGTTTATTGAAGTGACCCAACCCCAGTCAATAAGTTTCTCCAAAGTAGCTTTGGACAAGCCTTTAATATCTAGGCCTTTCTTGCCACAGAAGTGGTCTAGCTTATTAACGAGTTTGCCTGGACACTGAGGGTTTGTGCAATAGAGTTCAACTGTGCCAGAATCGCTTTCTCGTATTTCTGTTAAGCCTTCGCAAATAGGACAGGCATCTGGAATAAAGGTATTGCCGCCTTCGATATACATATGTCCAGCTCTAGATACCTGAGGAATAATCTGATTCGCTTTATAAATCCATAAAGTTTCTCCGATAAAAGGAGTTTGACCAAGCAACTCTTGCATTATAGAGACATTATGAAGATTTGCGCGGTTGCAGATTGCTCCGTCAATTTCTATATCTTTATAAACTGCAACTGGAGTTAAGACACCGGTTCTACCCATAGACCATTCAATATCTAAGAGCTCAGTTTCATATTCTTCGTCATAGAATTTATAAGCAAGACCGCCGCGGAAATGATGCTCGGTTTTGCCTGCTGTATAATAGTCGTCATTTTTATTATACTTAAAGACAATACCATCAATAGGGTAATTGCAATATTTTTTATTATTATCTTGTAAATCATCAACCACTGTTTCAAGATATAACATTGAAAAGGGAACAATAGTAAAATGATAATCAATAAGAGTGGTTAATTTTTTATTTAAAGAAGTATCATAATCTTCGTAGCCAGTAATTACATCCCAAGCTACAAAAGTTAATCCTCTTTTAGCACACTCATTACTATCAAGTAGCCTAATACTACCTGCTGCAAAGTTTCGCGCATTTGCGTATTCATTTTTAAACCGCTCAAAAGTATTAAGGTCACAAATAACTTCTCCATCTACTACAAGTGTATCTTTATATGGGATAATCTGCGGAATAGAGGGAAGCACTCGCGCGTTATGAGTAATATCTTCTCCTTCAATACCATTACCTCTTGTCTCGGCGCGAACTAGTCTACCTTCTTCATAGGTCAAACGACAAGTTAGACCGTCCAGCTTTAACATTGCAATCCAGTTTTTATTACCGATGAAAGACTTTATTTCCTCAATATCTTTTGTTTTATCAAGAGAAAGCATAGGTTGATATTCGTGTTTTACTTTCTTAAGTTCATTTACAACTTCATATCTTATCTTTTGAGTAGGCGAGTTGGGTAGACTATAACCTCCAAGAGTTTCAAGCTCTTTTAACTCAAGATAGGCGGCGTCCCATTTACTATCGCTGATTTGAGGAGTTCCTCTATCATACAAGTCTTGATGATAGTTTAGAAATTCAATAAGCTCTATCATTCTTGATTTTTCTTCAAATATCATAATTTTCCTCCAAATAATCGTTTACTTGTTTTAAGTAGTTATCAACGGCTTCAATATTATAAATATCTCGCCAAAATTGAAGAGCAGAAAATCCTTCGGCATTTAACTGCATTCGCTCCCCTTTATACTCAAGAGCAAGATAAACAATGTGTTTGCGTTGAGTGAGAATAATATCAATTAACTCTTTTTCTTTATCGGTCATTATTATCTTCTCCTTTTTTATTCTTATAATATATTATAACATATTTTTAATAAAAAATCAAAAGAAGAGAGGATATTTAATCCTCTCTTTTAACCCTGCCTAGCTTATCTGCGGATTGTTCAGTATAAAATGAATAATAACTAATATTATGCTTTTTACGATAGTTCTCAAAGCATCCAGCCCAGACAACAGAAGGAAGACCGATTACTAATAAATATAGCGGACCGAGCTTGTGAGATTGAATTGTGTGTCCATATTCATGTGCTATATATTCTCGGTGCCATTTAGATGCCATTACTTCTTCTATTGGCTTATCGAAATACTTTCTTGGTAAAAAGATATGATTACTTAAAGACATTCCTCTACTTTTATTCCAAAAGTAAAAATGAACAGTTTCTCTATTCATGCTTACTAAATCAAGCGTTTCTGCTTTTGTTACTTTTGCTATGATATGGGCAAGCGCCTTTTGAGGCGCTTCCCATATTCGACTTAGCCATTTATTCATAGCTTAATAACTCCTTTAATAGTGCTATTCTTAATCATTATATTACCTTGCGCCGTACGCGCCAACTGCGGAATTTCAGTGGCTGATATACAGATACTATTTGGTGAGCCAACAATTAGGAGGTTATCTTCATCACTAATTAATGCTGCGCCGGCCAGGTCTCCGTAGCCTATCTTTAGACCTTTACCACCTCTACCCTGGACAGGGAATTCTTCAAGCAAGGTCTTGCGCCCCATACCATTCGCGCTAAACGTTGCAAGGGTATCCGTCTTGTGTTTAATGGGCAATCCAGTTAATACCTCGTCACCTTCGTTTAACTTAATGCTCTTTACACCAGAGGTCACGCGCCCAATAGGAGCAATTTCTTTTGTCTCAAAATGGATACTCATACCCTGCTTCGTAACCACGATAAAATCTTCTTCATTAGCAAAAGTAACAGTAGCAAGAGAGTCACCCTCCTTGAATTTGATTGCGGCAATACCTGTTGCGCGCTTAGTTTGAAGATATTCTTCCAGTTTAGTCTTCTTAAATAGACCTTGCTTTGTGATGAAAATAACATAATCTGCTTGACTTTTGCGATAAAGCGAAGTCATAGCTACGACTTTTTCATCTGCCTCAAGGTTAATCAATGCACCAATGCGTCCACCCTTAGAAGCATTAGTACCAGTAGGAACTTTATCTACCAATAAACGATACATCTTACCCTTATTTGTAAAGAACATTAGAGTATCAACAGTATTAGTAGAAATCATGTCAAGGATTGCATCATCTGTTGTCTTTACCCCTTTTCCGTTGCGCCGTTGCGTCTTAAAGGATGCGGCAGGCACTCTCTTAATGTCACCATTTTGAGTAGCTATTACTACACAGTCTTCAGGCACTACCGTCTCAATCTCCTTTTCCGCCTTAGGAAGTTCGATCTGCTCAAGACCAGTTCTACGCTTATCGCCATATTTTTTGACAAATGCCGCAAGGCGCTCGCGCAATACTTCACGCTGCTTAGTTTCATTAAGGAAGAGAGTATTTAGTTCTGCAACCTCTTTACGCAATTCCTCTGCCTCTTGATTCAGCTCAACCTTTTCAAGTCCAGCTAATTTACCAAGCTTCATATCTACGATAGCTTTTGCCTGTGCTTCAGAGAACTTATAGGTGGCGATTAACGCATCCTTAGCGGCCGCCGCACTTGCAGATTTCTTAATGAGCGCAATAATATTGTCGATATCTTCTAATGCACGAAGAAGTCCTTCAACAATATGAAGTCTATCTTGAGCTTTTTCTAAATCAAACTGCGCTTCATTTTGAATACAAAGTAAGTTATGGTCTACATAAATTTCGCAACTCTGCTTCAAATTAAGCTCCGTAGGAGTTTTATCAACAAGCGCGACCTGGTTGTATGAGAATGAGGACTGGAGATCGGTCTTTGCGAACAATTGCTTTACGATCGCATCGGGATTCGCGCCTCTCTCGCACTCGATAACAATTCTCATACCCTTCTTATTACTTTCGTCTCTTAGATTCTCAATACCTTCAAGTTCTTTTGTATCACAGAGTTTGCCAATTTCTGCAAGAAGTGCTTCTGTTTGAACTCCATAAGGTATCTCATAAAAGACGATATTTTGCTTTTCAATATTATATCTACCGCGAACCTTTACTGTTCCGCGGCCAGTTTTCATAATTGCAGGGATGTCGTTTTTATTTATTACAACACCACCTGTTGGGAAGTCAGGTCCAGGCAACATAGGCTCGGCGCCATCCATATATGCGAAGATTGCATCTGCAACTTCACCTAAGTTATGCGGCGCCCAGTTACATGCAATAGCCCAGCCAATACCCATATTCGGGTTGCAAAGTAAGTTAGGGAACAATGCAGGAAGAGTCATAGGCTCTTCTGTTGTTTCATCATAGTTGCGCATAAAACGCACATTGCGCTTCTTTAATCCTTGCAATAATCCATCTTCAGTAAATTTAGCAAGGCGCGCTTCGGTATAACGATAATGCGCCGGGCCATCGCCGCCCACATTACCCATGTTTCCGTGGAAATCAATTAGCGGATATCTCATCTCCCAAGGCTGCGCAAGGCGAACAAGCGCACCATAAATAGAGCTATCTCCATGGGGATGAAATCTAGCCATTACATCACCGACGATATTTGCGCACTTAACATGAGGCTTATTGGAGCTTCTACCTGAATCATATGCGCCATAGATAATTCTTCTTGCAACTGGTTTCAAACCGCTTGTAGCGTCTGGGATAGCACGGTCTTCATTAACGGCGGCTGCATATTCAATACAGTTATTTGATAACTCTTGTGTTAATTCAACTCTGTTATATTCCATGGACATTGTCTTGTTTTAACCTCCTGTATAATAATTCTTTGAACAGCTTCAGCATATGCTTGTAAAACATTTTTTAATTCTTGTTCGTTATGAATATCTTCACATAATACTCCTACATAACAATCCCCACAATTGTTATACAAAAACTCATGTGTCTTTTCTTGTAAATCAGAATTAGCAGGAACGGCAACAGTAATAAAATTATACTCCATATTTAGCCTCCTTGCTATGATCCTGAATAAACTTCTTTCTCGCTGCAACCCCAACGCCCATCAATTGATCAAATAAGACATCTGCTTTCTTTGCTTCTTCAACCGCAACCTGATTTAGCACTCTTAAGCCTGGGTCTACAAGAATTTCAGTCTCGTCCTCTGACATTTCACCTAATCCCTTAAATCTATTGACCTGATACTTTTTTCCTCTATTTTTCTCTTGGAACTCAGCCAATTCTTTATCGTCTCTTAAATATAGATAAGTATCTTTACCCATCGTAATCTTATAGAGCGGCGCTACAAGAGCATACACATATCCCTCTTGAATAAGTTGCGGACAGAAGTTCCAGATAAAAGTATAAAACAGGTTTCGAATATGGCTACCATCAGCATCTCCATCAGCAGCTATAATAATCTTGCCATAACGCAGTGAGTCTTTGTCATAGGTAAGTTTCATCGTCTTAGGGTCTGCTTTAAGACCAAATGCCTCAATCATAGTCATAATCTCTGCGTTCTTTTGGATCTTATCCAGCGTATTCTTTTGACAATTAAGGATTTTACCTCGAACTGGCATTACAGCCTGGAACTCATTGTTTCGAGCTGACTTAAGGTTTCCAGACGCACTATCCATGTGCTCCTATATTTCTATAGGCACTGACTATCTCTTCACTCCGACTTGTCAGGTCATCATCGTGTCCTCTATTTCGAAATGCGTATCAATAACATTTCTACTCCCGATCTCACTCGGGATAGTCGATACAGCTTATTTTAAATATCTTTATAGGTCTGTCTTGTTACAACATTATAAACTGTCGACCAAGCTTTCTCTGGTGCATATCTTAGCCAAATTTGCTTTGGTGACATTCCATTGTCGTACTCTTCTCTCATTTTTTTAACTTCTTCTTCGGTAAAACTGCGTTTATTATTTGCGGCAACCTCTGAAGCATTAGCTTTTGCTTTTGTAGCATGCCATTTTTTATTTTCTTCTGTATGATACTCTGGATAGATATCTTTCCATGTATCAAACCACCATACTTTTTGAAGCCCTCTTTTAGATATTTTATCTTGATACTCTGCATAAACCTCTCTAAAAGGAATATGTGCATTATAACATTCTCTAATATAAATAACATCCTCTTCTGTTAAAAGCGCACGCCCATTGGCAGAGCCTTTTTGCGCCCTAAGTGGATTATCATCTCCGCCTTCGGTGGCATTATAGCCATTATGAAAAGAGTCGTAATATTTAATAAAATATCTTTCTAAGGCATCAAGTCCTTCTTTCGTATATTCTTCTGGGGTTAACTCTGCGATTACTTCATAATCAAAATTATCCCAACCGTATTTACGAATTGCTTGATGAAATTGAGCATTATAATCTTTAGCATTTTCATTAAAAGCAGAAGATTTATGTGCATATTTGCGCATTTCTAAATTAATGCTCTATCCAATATAGTGTTTCCCATTAATTTTGTTTGTGTACTTGTAAATTCCAATCATTATTATTCTCCTTATTTCAAATATATTAGAAGTACTCTGTCTCCTTCTATTTATATATGAAAGTGAGAGTAAGAAATTTATCAAGATTTGACCTAAAAATTTTAAAATTTTGCCACGGGATTGACTTCACCTAAACAGATTTTGACATATCTGTGTAATGGTCAGCTTTCCCCGTTAGCCACAATAATTGTGACCCCACTGATTAATGGTAAAAAGGATTCGGGCAATAGTTTTCACTTACCCTCAGTTACATAGATCTCACAGTTGGCGCGAACCTTTGAATAACAATCTGCTAGTTTAGAGTCAAACTTAAGCGCCTTTTCCTTTTTCTTTTTGTCGCCTCGAGCCGCGTCGCGCGCCTTTTTAGCAGCCTCTCTTGCTCTACGAGCACTTAGCGCTTTGTCAATAATAATTTTAACATCCTTTTGATTAGACTCAAGCCATTGAGCAAAGTCTTCACTTAGAGTCTGATTAATCAATGTCTTATCAATGTCAACAACTCTTACTTTTGACTGGCTATCATAAGCAACCTTTTTTGCTTTAAGATTGAAAATAATTACAAGTCCTTCAGAGAGCTCCTGTCCAGTAAGATTTGACTCTCCTGCTTTAAACATCTTTTTATCATTCGCAAATTTATTAATTAGTCTTGTTAAATTAGTTCTCAAAGCCGTCATATGAACGCCGCTTTCAGTTAAACCAAAATTAACATAACCCGTTACATCTTCTGAATAATTAGAAGTATAAGTTAAGCAAATATCAAAGAGATCTGCGCCCGACTCTCTACGCGCAATAAAACGATTTGAAAGAATTTCATTATCACCAACTTTTGCATCAATCAAGTCATTTAAACCTCTTGAAGAGTGGAATATTTCTTTTTTTCCGTCAACAGTAAGTTCAATAGTAAGCATGGGGCAAAGTGCGGCGATGTCGGTAAACATCTTTCTCAACTCGTCAAAGTTTGCTTCTTGATGCTGGAAGAATTGAGGATCTGGTTGATAACTAATTGTTGTACCGTGAATATCTTTCTTTTCGTCGGTAATTTGACGCGATTCAAACAAACCATCTTTATAGGTAATTGTTTCTCTCTTGCCGCTGCCATTGGTTGTTGTAGCTTGAGACCAGCTTGAAAGGTAACAGACTAACTTCATGCCTATACCATTGAGTCCTAGAGCACTTCCACCATAGATCGAATCATCAGCATCATCATACTTGCCTGAAGTATTAATAACCGAGAAACATTCTGAAAACATTGTTTCCCCATTTTCTCTTGGCGCGCCAGGGATAAAGCCTTGTCCTAAGTCTGTAACCGTATACAAGTTCTTTTTTGTATCAGCCTCGATTGAAATTACATTACCATGGCCTATATTGTGTTCATCTAAAGCATTGGCGAATAGCTCTCGAATAAGCTGTGTGCTATACTCGGTTGAACCACAATAGGTACCAGGTCTTTTTCGTGTAAACTCTCGAGGAGATATATGTTGCGTACTATCTTCATTATAAATTTTATTCGGCATTTATTTTCTCCTTTAATATAAAATTACTTGTTTCTAATAATAAATCTTTAATATTTAATTGACTGTAATGAGTATAAGGAATTCTTATTAGCGGAATTCCATTATTTTTACACCATTGGTTTTTAATTGCATCGTATTCTTGAGTAAGCTTTAATTTTTCTTCTCCAGATTCGTTATTTCCAAATTGTTGAGGTAAAAAATGCTACTCACCATCAAATTCAATTAAATACTTTTGTTCAATAAAAAAATCAAATTTTAAAGGGTTCCCTAGTGGAGAAAGGCAATCTTTAAAAGTCACTTGTTGTGAAAAGGAAATATTGTTATTTAAAAGCAGATTTATGATCTTTTGCTCTCCTTTACTTAAATGTTTCCAACAACTACAAGGATTATTGCCTCGTGCTCGAGTGGTAGAAATAATTTGAGAAGGCACTTCTTCATATTGTTTGCCGCATCTTTTACACTGTACTATCCAAAAGAAACTATTTGAAATATCTTTTTTATCTGTTCTTTGAATAAAAGTATAAAAAGGATTATCTATAAGTGTATAATCTTTTGCTTTTTTAGGTAAAGAGCCTACATATTTACCATTTTCTTTTGCTTTTTCTTGTGCATAACAACCACAAGATTTAGTATTACCTGTTCGCAACTCATTTAATTTAATAAGAGTATATTTTCCGCACTAGCATTGACAGATTACGGTGGCGCCTCTCCCGCTAATAGGAGCAGGGCCTCGATCACAAACTGTTAGCATTCCACTTGGACTTTTTTCTCCTATAATCACAGAGGAACGTCCAATTGGTATAGATTCAATAGTCTCACCATTTTTTAGAGTATAAGTCATTTTTATTCATCTCCTTTTATCTTGTTATTATATATAAAAATTACTTGTAATAATTTATATAACTTTGCCCAAGGATAGGATAATATCACCAATCTTATTTTTTATTCATTTTTATTTACTTATACTATATTATAACATATTTTTTCAAAAATTTCAACAAAATAAACCACAGATTAACTCTGTGGTTTATTTTCTTTATTTAAATTATAAATTTTATATCCTTCAATCATTATGCGGAACTTAACATACAACTCATTTAAAGTATCTGCTTCGAGCGCCGGGTCCTCAAATGGAAAAATATCCGCGCGCATTGGTAACCCTTTTTCGATTAAAAAATTTCTAAAAGCTTCGTCGATTTGAGAAAGTCGGTCGCTCTCCGTCCGAGCCAAATCCGCATCATAATTCAGTCCATAGAAACCTGTATCTATAGTCATATAATATTTCTTAGTTTGACGATTAAAGTAAATATAAGCATCATCCCAAGAACAAAATGAAGGCGTTGTATTTGGATTTGTATTATATCCCCATATAAAGAGATTGTCTAGCATATTGAATTCATCGTCGCGCCAGTCGGGATAAAGGCGTGCGCATCTTGCCTTTTCGCGCTTATAATCATGACCCATCTTCCGTAATTCTTTGCGAAGATAAGTATCTAATTTTTTATTGTTCATTAGTTACTCCTTATTGATAGATTAAAAGCCTCCTTCAAAGCTCACGAAGGAGGCACAATTGGCTGGGGGGGTGGGACTCGAACCCACATACTACGGAGCAGACCCGTAGGCTCTGGCGGTTTTAGAGACCGCTGCTATGACCATTAAGCGACCCCCCAATGATTTCTTAACTCATTACATATATATTATAATTAAATTTTTTTAAGAAATCAATTAAATTAATCAACAGGGAACCAGTCTTCACCATTCTTAAGCTCTTCTATTTCCCAATACTTGACTAAATCTCGATATTTATTCCAGCTTTGGGTTGCAAGAGCGTCCGCCAATTCATTACCCAGATCTCCATTATGACCTTTACACTGTACGATTTCAACATTGAAGAACGGGCGCGAAATATAGCTCCAAATTGCTTTCATTAGATCTACATTTTCTACCTCTTGCTTTTTACTGTTGCGCCAGCCATTGGATGCCCAGTTGCGCATCCATTGATTACAACTATTGACAACATAAGAACTATCGGAGTAAATAATAAATTGATGCTGTGGATTTGACTCCGCATAGCCAAGGGCGCAAATCATTGCTTTAAGCTCCATACGGTTGTTGGTTACATGTTCTTCAGAGTCGTGCTCTGAAAAAAGAATCTGAGTCTCTTTTTCATTCATCACAAGCATTCCCCAACCACCTGGACCTGGGTTTCCACGGCTAGAGCCATCGGTAAAAATATGATATTTAGCCATCAAGTTTCTCCTTTCTATACTGTTGCCAAGCTTCTCGAAACGCTTCACAACGAGTCCATTGAGAAAGATTATTATAATAGCACTCTACACATCCTCCATCTGTTCCATCACTGTCTCCAAAAGCCACACAACCTGTTAACAGTTCTAGTTTCCAACGCAATTTTTCAATAATTAAATCCTTATTACGAAGAAATATAAGAAGCTGTTCTTTTGAATAGTCTTCAATTTTTATCGGCTCTTTCATTTTCTTTCTCCTTCGCGCGTTCATCAGCAACTTTTGCCGCTCTTCTTAAAGCTTCCATAGTTTGATTCCATTCTTCTTCAGACATCCAAGCCTCAGTGTTATGAGCAATAAAATAATTCCACTTTATATCAATATCTTCAAGAGTTAATCCATGATTAAACTGACTCATACAGCGTGTTATAAAGTCAAGAGTATTAGGATGCATAGCCAGCGGCTTTTTGCATTTATTACACCACCATTCGTATTCCTTCTGGTAAGTGAAATCCTTCCCCATATAGGCGCGCCCGGCGCCGAGATAGTCACAAAGCATTTCTATGGCGTCTTTGTAAGGCATTGCTTTTGGTTCGCCGCCATTGTCGAAATTGTCTACCCAGTACTCGTAGTGGTGTCGGTTTCTGCCTTTATGGTGCATCCACGCTTTAGAGATACCCTTATCTTTCTTACAGGCATCAATAGGCGAACTCGTTCCCTGGTAGTATCTCACCGACTCCCAGAATTCAGTCGGTGAGAACTTGGACATATCGTGTTTAATTCCGCGCCAAGGGATGCCCGCTTTACAACAGTAATAGAATACCCAATACTTATGTTTGAGTATCTTTCCAAGGTGGCGAAAAGTATTTTTAATTGTAATTGTAGGTGTCATATTTCTCCTCTGCACACGGGCGTTTGCGCCATGAGTTATCATTTACAATTTCTATTTCAATATCATCAAACATCACTGCAACTGTATTGTTGGGAAAAATCTTTGAATAATAGTCTCGTAAAGTATTCATTTCATCCAAATCATAGTTATTACGAGAGACGCGCAAAACAATGACTGAATTCCGCTGGATAGTGGGGCTAATAAGTTGCATAGGGTGAGCGACGGGCGCCTCTTTACATGACAATCCCTCTGGGTGGTAACACTCAATCATTGTTATGCTCCTCGCATCTATTTCTATTGCTTCTTAAAGAATCAAAAGTAATAATAGTAAGATGATAGGTTTCCTTTAGATATTTAATTCTATCATTCCAAAAGTTTCTCTTGCCATACAAATCATCGATCATTGAATTAATTTTCTTAACCCAAAATGCGTCAACATCATAAGTTCTAGTGTGAGCCATATCGCCCCAGAATTGATTAAGGGCGGCAAGCTGCGCCTCGTAATACTTCTTCTTAGCTCTTGCGTATTCAATTTCAGCTTTCATCTCGGCAAGCTCAAAACCAAGATATTTAGATTCTCTGTCCCAATCCTCTTCTCTACACTCAACTACGCCAGTAAATTGGCCCATGTCAGTTCCAATAGTTATCAGATAAGTGTGGGGATCAAGTTTAATATTTTCAATTAGCGTGTGCTTTTTCATTTTAATTCATTTCTCCTAAAATATTTATTTTTAGCACATTCAAGTGCAAATGCTACATTCTCTCTATTGGTGAAAACATAATCACCGATTACCAAAAGTGCCAATGCAATTTCAATCATTTTTACCCTCCTTGCAAATTTCCAAATTTTTCCAGTGCGCATCCATTTCTTCAATAATATCGTCTAACAACACTGGATATCCATTATGACTATCAACTCCAGCATGATACATCAGAGGATAGCCTTTTGTAAAGTTGCTAGTTTGATGAGTATGGCCGTGAATATTCACCGTATCGCGCCAACCCTTAAAGCTACCATTTGAAGTAATAACAGGTTCGTGAGACAAAATAAAATTCTTTTTCTTATAGGTTAATCTTTTGCCATCTTGAATATCAAATCCAAGCTGTTTATAAATTTCGAGTCGTGCAGGCGAATCATGGTTGCCGGTCACCACATGGATCTTGCCGTTAAGTTGTGAGAAGCACATTGTGCCCGCAACATTATTGTTCATCATTCCGTCGCCAAGGAACCATACTTCATCATCCTTCCCCACGATTTCATTCCATTTTTTAATCTGTTCTGTATTCATTTCTTCAACATTAGCATATCCTCTTGCTTCCCATACAAAGGGCTGAATATGCGAAAAATGCTGGTCTGAAGTTACCCAAATCTTACTCATTGTTCTCCTCCTTAATAAAAGTTATTTTGTCAAACCCCTCTTCCTTTGTAGGAGGTTCCATTGAAAAATACATTCTACGAATTACTCCACGCGGAACGAATGCGCGCCCTGTACGATTGTCATTGCGTTCAATTGCAGTAATAAGATGTACATCTATCATTACCGCTTCAATTTCATCTGCAAGTTTGCGCACTTTATCAAGCACTTTTTTGCGTGCGTTTTTATTTAAATGAGTGGCATCTGCAATTACAGTCTTATCCTCTGCTAAAGCATTTGCAATTTGCCAGACAAACTCATTAAAAACTTCGGTTTCATGTGCGAAATAATCTTCGCCCTCTTTAAGCATTGCAAATCGAATTGCATCTCTTGACACAAGAATATCGGTTTCAGATTTGTTATTTTGAACCCAGGTTGATTTTCCAGAACCCGGTACTCCAATCATCATAATCAATTTGCTCATTTTTGCCCCTTTCCTTTTTCTCTTTTATTTTATAATTTATTATAACATAATTTTTATTAAAAATCAAAAAACACCGCATGGTCGCGGTGTTTTTTATTATTTTATCCGTGGTATTTCAGTAGAAAAGCATTTGAGACAGCTTTAAAACTATTCACACCGTCTTCTGAACGGAATACAATACCCTCTCTCATACCGCCGTCGATCTTAGATTTTTCAGCTTCAGCAAGAGCAAGCACTTCTTCACAAGTAGCAGGTAGTTTAATATCTCCAAGAATAGGAACTGACTTTAAACCACGAAGTTCACACTCTCCAGCCATGAGATAAGAGTTTAGGCGCTCAACGCGTCCGTCTTTATAGCCATAGATTACATTAAAAATTGCTAGATCATGATCTTTCATACCGTAATCACGCTTCTGAATTCCTGCTCCGTAGGTTTCACCCTGAATGGTTAAGAACTCAAGCGGCTTGCCAGCCTCTTTCATATCTTGCATCCACTTACGCATTACTTCTTCCATATTGTATTTTACAGCCATTTCGGTGTAAACATTAGTCTCATAGAAGCACTTTTTATCTGGCTTATCGAAGACGACATTACGAGAGCATACGAAGAACTCTTTACCCTTCATAGTGAAAGTGGTAGAAGTACCATCGATCTTCTCAGTCATAATCCAAGTTCCAGTATCGCGACCGTCGAATAGCCAGCCACAGTTTTGTACGCGCTCTTCGTCAGTCTTCTGGACCCAGGCAGGCCAGCCCGACTTCTTATCTTTTTTCTTACCGAAAAGAAGGAACATTAGGCGGCGACCCCATTCGCGCTTCATCATCCAACGCGCCCAGCGCTTTTTAAAGATGTTAGGTCTGCGCTGAGCCATCTTTTTGTATTTATCTACACCTGAGCTCTTGCGCTCATTATCTGCGGCTTCGGCATAAGTGATATCCAACTCCTTAGTAAGGAATTCGCCTTCAACAAGCTCCCGCTCAAATTTGAACTCTGAAGGATGGATAATAAGTCCTTGGCTTAGCACTTTACACATCTTAAGGGTTTTCACCTTAAAGTGCTTGTTTTCAAGGAACATAAAAGGATCAGTTTCAGGCACCTTTGAATCAACCTCAAAATATACGCAAAGGTCGCCAATCTTAAATTCATCTTTTTTAACAATAACCCACCAACCGGCGCCAATGCGCGCATGTTCTACTCGGTCATAGTTAGGAATAGGTCTTATTTCCTCTATTTTAGCTACGTAAGCCAACTCTCTTTCATTAGTTTGTGGATTTAGCATTTTTCTTTTATCTCCTTTAATTTTCTAAACATTCTTTTAACATACCCGTGCGCATTGGATTGCGCAGTTTTCTCATGGCTTTCTCTTCAATTTGTCTAATTCTTTCTTTTGATAGTCCATAAGCAAGTCCAATATCCTCAAGTGTCTGCGCTTTTCGATATCCGATGCCAAAGCGGCGCGCAATAATATCAGCTTCGCGCTCTTCAAGAGTAGACAATACGCTTTTTACTTTAAGCGCAACCTCTTGCTGATAAATATCTTCAATAGGCGACTCAACGCTGTCATCTGCAACAAGATCTCCAATAGTAACATCATCTTCTTCATTGATGTTTTGGTCTATTGAAATAGGATCTTTTACAATAGCCTGAAGATCTTTAACCTTTTTTTCTTCAACTCCCATTCTTTCCGCAATCTCAGCGGCAGAGGGGTCACGGTGCAACTCTTGAATAAGCTCTCCTGTTACATGGCTCATTTTACTCAGTTGTTCAATAACATGAGTAGGAATCCGAATAGCGCGAGACTGTTCTACAACCATTTTAGAAATAGATTGTTTAATCCAATAGGTTGCATAAGTTGAAAACTTAAAACCCATTGTATAATCCCACTTTTCTACCGCTTTCATTAATCCAACATTTCCTTCTTGAATTAGATCCAGAAAAGGAATTTTTGTTCGATGCAAATATTTTTTTGCAATACTTACAACAAGGCGCAGATTGCCCTCTATAAGTTGGCGTCTTGCATTTTCATCACCCTGCGCCAGACGGGCGCCTAGTTCTTGCTCTTGCTCAATTGTAAGCAATGGAAGTTTACTAATTGAGTTCATATAAGCCTTTGTTGCATCGGGTAAGCATACAGAGGTATCAAATTCAAACTCTTCTAAATTCATTACATCATTCATATACTAATCTCTCTTTCTTTTATCTCTTTTTTCTTTTTAGCATAATATTATAACATAATTTTTTTAGAAAGTCAATCTTCTCCTATCATTTCTCTATTGCTTACGGGTGGAACAATAGCAACGAATTTTGACCAACTGCCAAAATCAATAAAAGTTGCATTGGGGTCCATCAAGAAGCGCCAATAAGGTTCTTGATAAATATTGTGCTCATTAAGATAAGCGTCGATTCTTTTACAAATCTCTTGATAATCGTCTGCCGTACAGATTAACTCTTCGTTTTCAAGTGAAGAAATATTAGTGGTAAGATATGCACTATATTTCATTATTCGCACTCCTCTCCATCAAGCTTTGATTTAATATCTTCTGCAAGAAGCCCCATTTTCTCTTCAAGGTCATGGATTTGAATTTTTAAATTTTCATTCTCTTTGATGACCTCTTCAATTTCAGTTAAAACTTCTAACATAATACGGAATTTTCCTTGTAAAGTAGGAAAGTCAATGTTTCCGTAATAATCCATTTCTTCTCGATATATGGTTTTTAATTCATTAACACGCTCTTGTGTCATAATAGTTTCTCCATTTCTGTAGTATTAACTCCTTTTGATTTAAGATTATCAATGCACTCAAGGAGATAGGCATCATTGTGTTCGGGATAAACAATATCACGAGTATAGGCATACTCAAGACCGCAAAATTCTGGCTCATATCCAAGAGCCACTCCTCGATAGGAAGAATGCCGCCAGGTTTGATCTGGATGATAGCCGCGACGTTCCATTTCTGTCATTACTCTACAATGATATTCATATAAATATTCGGGGTCATGTGTGAAAGCATAATTTACAACCGAGTGTTTTCTTCCCCACCCCTTGCCGCGCAGGGCGCAGCATTCTCTGTGTTGACCTAATAATTGTTGCCTAGGAAGGTAAGGTATTAATTTTTCATGCCAAAGCCTCATTCCTTTATCCCCCTTATTTCAAATCCATAACAAGATAGCTTTTCAACATCGGATTGAACAGCTATTGTTTTAATTTTCTTACGCATATTTTTAGAACTAAACATTTCTCCCATTTGGGATTTAATAAGTGTAAGTGCTTCTGTGATAGCTACATCACCATTTCTTACTGTAAATTTTTCTTTTACCTTGCTTGAGGCAGGAGTATTTCGAGGGATAATTTCAAAAGCGTCATATTTTTGACCGTAAGGACGGCCTGCAGAAGTCTTTTCCTTTGAGTTGACTATTTCGCTAATGAAATCTATCTCTGCTCGCCGAACATTTTCTTCATAAGTTACCCATTCAAGATTTTCCAAGCTATTATCACGCTTATTGTGGTTCTTATGATCAACAGTAAGATTTTCGGCTTCGTCCGTTGGGCGCCAAGTAAGCATTACCAGACGATGAGCAAGCATTGTTTTGCAAGTAGTGCAATCAACTTTTACACAGCAATATCCTCTTTGATTTATTTTGATAGGCAAATCTGCTTTGTCCCTATTGCGGAAGCGTCCGTGTGTTGATACATAAACTCCATAGTCTTTATTAAATTTCCAACGCTCAAATTTAATTTTGATACTCGGTAACATTTTCCTCTCCTTTTTTTTCTTTCTCATTTTATAACTTATTATAACATATTTTTTTAATAAAAACAACAAAAAAGCCATGAGTCACCTCATGGCTTTTATTATTTTAGTTCTCACTTATTTTCGCAAAACTTCTCAATGATAGACTCCATAGGAGTACCCTTGATAAGTCTCGTTACTGCTGCGGATACGCTCTCACCATTGGCAATTGCTTCAGGAGCAAGTGTTGCGCAAATACCGTTCATCAAGTTAGCATTGGTCTGACCCTGCATTGCCTCAACAAGACCAGGCTGAATTGCGGTAAGCATTTCAACGATCTGCTTAGCATAGGCGTCTCCCTTTGCCTTTTCAATTGCGGCAAGTTCCTTTTCAGTTGCGATCTTAGCATCATCAGCCGCCTTATCGCGTGCTAACTGTGCCTTCTGAATTGCGTCGAAGATAGGCTGCATGTCTGCCTTTGCCTTTGCGGCGGCCGACTCTTCTGCGCGCTTCATGTTAGCGATTTCTGCCTGATTCTTCAACTTCTCTTCTTCTGTCTTTTGGCGCAATTCAAGATTATGCATCGAAGTCTCATATTCAAGCTCTGCCTCACGGCGCTCATATTCAGCCAGTTTCTCAACCATCTCCGCCTTGCGCGTTGCATCAGACAAATCAAGAGTCTTCTGAATCATTTCCTTCTGGTGTGCTTCCATCATCTTCGCAATCTGCGCCTCTACCTGAACACCGAGAACTTCGACATCGGTTACAAGCATGCCATTCTCTGCGAAGAAACGGCCAGCAGGAAGAATGCTCTCGCCCTTATCCTTTTCCTTATTTTCGCTCTTATCAAGGGCAACTCTTCTCACAATATCAGCCGCGTTAGCATAGAACTCTTCGATAGAATACTTCTTAGCTTCGCGCTTCAGTAAGCTACGCTCTCTATCACACATATGCTTGATATAGTTATCAACAGAGAACCACTTATCCTTATGCTCAGGCAAGAAGTTTACATTGTAAGACAGACGAAGCTGTACATCAACGAAATCCTTAGTCTGAACAGTAACGATATCCGACACCTTATTGTTGTCAATACGCAGATATGCAGTACTGATAAGCTTATCGGTAGTCTTAGGCTTGCCCGTAGAAAGGTTTACAATCTCAAGAGTCTCATCATACTCAAGTAGACGAGTTGCGGGACCGATAATGGTCTCTCTCTTGCCAGACTTGGATACAACATTTACAGCATAGCCAGTCCATACATTAATTGCTACAACGCCATCATACTTGGTGTCAAGTACAATAGTACGAGGCTTTGTATAAGACACTCCGCGCGAAATATTGGCATTTGCCGCGAAGATTGCCAGTGTATCGTTCTGATTAGCAGTGCTATAAGCATTGTTAATCATATCGGCCTTATTCGTCTTACCATTACGCGCCTGACGCTCCATGTTTTGCTCAGACAAGCCGAGATTGTACTCAAGCGCCTCGCGGTTGCCAGGATAGAAAGTCTCACACTCCTTAGCAGAAAGAACTCTCTTGACAACTACCTCAAAACGAGGATCGGGCAGATACATAACAGGACCCTTAACCATCTTAACGGTTCCCTTGATACGGTCAAGGATATAACGGCCTTCGCCCTCAGGAATTGCGATTGCATGATGCATATACTTACCGTCATACTGAATAAGCGCATGCTCTCTACGAGGATAGTAAATCATCTGGTTATTACCAGTGATAAAGAGCTCTTCACCAATAGGGTGCTTCTTACCATTTTCCTCATATGCTTCAATAACCTTTACATAGATACCGCTAATAGGAGAAAGCTCCAACGCGCGGAAGATTACACCCTTCTGAGGGGTCTGTACAAAGGTCTGAGTAGGAGAAGGAAATACCACATTAGGACCATGCGCATAGAGCTTCTGTCCATCTTCGTCCTTCAAAATGCAGTACTCAAGGCGCTCAAGGGTTACCGCTTCGCGCACATAAGGATCTTCGCCATTGGTGTCATTAGGAAGTACCTCAATACCCGTAGGAGGAATATAGAAAGATACTTCAGTACCCTTGATTACAAGCAACTGACCTGCAAAATAAGTTTCCTTAGATACATCCTTCGCATTACCCTCGGCATCAAGCACCGTTGCGCTCTTCATAGACTTCATGGCAGCATCCGCATCATATACGCGCGCCAAGAGGTACTGGTTAGTACGAAGCTTATGACCGCGAATAACACGCGCCATCTGACCAGGGAACAGTGCAAAAGAAGTAGGTCCAGAAATATTAACCTTTACTCCAATCTTCATCGAAGCGGGAGTAGAGTTGCGCTTACCTGCTTCAGGATAAATACCCTCTTCACAAGGGTTCTTAAGCACTACATACCAACCCTCAGGCGCCGAGGTAAACAACTGCTTTGCACGATTGGAATCAGAGGTTTCAACAAAGCGCTTAGTCTTTGCATCAAAGACAACCAATGCTTCCTGCTGAGATACAGTCACTACAAGGGGACCTACATGAGACTGGATAACACCAGTCGACTTGTTGAGGACAAATGCATACTCATTCACAGCCAACACAAGGTCAGACTGGCGTCCTCTATTATCATTAGGATTGTAATTAAAATCGTTCATTCTTTTTATTTCCTTTCTTTCATTTTATAATTTATTATATCATAAATTTTATAAAAAATAAAGGCAGAATTTATATTCTACCTTTATTCCACTTCGTGTTTATAATTAAGTGTTTTATATTTGGCGCGACGCTCAGCATCACCTGGAAGTAAAGTGGTTTCTTCTGCTGTTTTTGAAAGTTGCGCCAAGGCGCCCATAGCTTCTTGCATTGATATTCCATAAGAGCTAACTGCCCTTTGAATTTTTCTCATTGCTTCTATCATGTCGTCTTGAGCTTGTTTTAAAGTTTCTTCTTTAGAAGGCATTGTTAATCTCCTTTGATATTTCAATATAAGTTCCTTTTACTCCTTGACTTTTAACTTGCGCAATTCCAAATTTTTCCATTTTCGCCAACAGTGAAGTCCAAACAGGGCGCGAAAGGTTTGTTTTTTGTATCATTTTAACAATTGAAATATTACCAGAGAAGCCAATTGTTTCTCTAATTGCTATAAATGCTTTTTTCTCATTATCTGTTAGAGCTTTATAAAAATCTTCTACTAAAATTAACCGATCAGCGCCCACCACTGCCTCTAAGAAATCCATTAGGCGCCCAAGGTCGCCATCTAATCTAAATTCACGAATATCTGCTTCATAGTCTTTTGCTATTGTACAGACTTTATCATAACTTATCATATCAATTACCTCTTATTATTCTTTAATAAATTATAACATATAATTTTGAAAATTTCAATACAAAATATCTAAAACCACCTTTTTATTTCAAAATACGAGCCTTGGCGCTCCGCACAGAATAAAAAGAAAAAAGCCACTCTTAAGAGTGACTATATGGAGGTGATGGTTGAATTCGAATCAACGCACAACGCTTTTGCAGAGCGCGCCCTTAGTCCACTCGGGTACATCACCATGTTCAATTACCGCGCGCCAACGAACAGCGCGCGGTAAAGCAGAAAGGAAGGGTAGAAAAATGTCGCCCAAAGGGCTGGAGCAAGTAGGGAGAATCGAACTCCCATCATCTGCTTGGAAGGCAGAGGTAATAGCCATTATACGACACCTGCAGAAGGCGCTTAAGATTGTCAATTGAAATTTCCCGTGGAGTAGCTAATTGTATCCACGCTTTTCCCAACCCTACCGAGTACTATCTCTTGCGAGTCCGTGCTAAACGGTTTCTTTTGACGGAGCGCTGTGTTTGGGACAAAGGCTCTCTTAAGCTAATATAAATTGTACTTGATAATCTTGGGACGCCCTCTTGCGCTCTATCGTCTCTTCCGTAGGGCGCTACCCTACCAAGGCAGTTTTATCGACTTCACCTGTCGTATATCAAGTTTAAATGGGAAGAAGCGAAGGTTTTTCCCGCCACCCTCGCTTAGTGACACTAACGGTTTCTCACTAAATGGAGAAGTGTCTATTTTCCGAGCTTATAACCCAGCCACAGAGGTTTGTCAGGGTATGCTCCCCGCAACACTTTAGCCAAGATAGCTTGGGGACTTACAGGCGTGCGCCGCCTTTTTGCATCGAAAGGAGGTGATGCATGAAGAAATTAGCCACTGGGTAAGAGCGTGCAGCGTCACCACGCGCAGGTTTTCTTCTTGACGCCATGGAGCACCTAGTTGGATTCGAACCAACGCGGACAAGGTCTCTCGCTTTGATCATAATGTTTAAGACTTCAATAGTGTCCTGCTCCATTTATACCCATATGCTGTTTGCCTATGCCCATTAAGGCATTTGGTAATATGAGAATTTTTAGAGCGATCTCCTAAACTTTCAGCTGCTGCAACGGCACTTGAATAGGCTCCTATTAAGTTGCCACGCAAATCATATTGATATACATTTGCTATTACAGTATCTTCTATAGCATCTTCCCCATTTAAGATTCTTTGAATTTCTTTTTCAGCCAAAAAATCATCAATGAAGTTCTGCATTTGTTGAATTTTAGTAAAAGCTAAAGTTTTTTGAGTTGAACATTCTTCAACTTTAATTAAATAACACTGGTTATTATAAAAAGTTGCAAAATAATCAATTTGTTCCTTATTATAGGTTAAACTTTTTGATCCTGAAGTGTTAGATTGAGTAGAACGAGTAGAAATAGTAATACCATTTTCTGCAACAGTTGCGTGTTTTACTTGAACTCGCAAGAGTATGCCATTAATATCTACTATCATATCATATCTACAATCTTCTCCTAACGGGATACTAACATTATAACCCAATTGAGTAAAGAATAATTGACATTGAAGCTCAGTGGTTAAACCTTTAATCTTTGTCTCATTCATTATATCAACCTCCTTTATAGGAAGTCTTAAATTTACGAACAAGGCGAGTGCAATCGGCCACTATGCGACAGGTGCATATTAAAAAGTTCAACTTAATTGCATAAGAAAATATAGTTATTCTTGTTCTTTCCAGTAATAACCATACCCTTTTTGATTAGGTTTATGATTAATAATAGAAGTAATTCGCTTTCGTATTGTCTGCATATCTTTATTTAATCGTTTTGATAAAAATTCAGCAGCTTGTCGGATAGAATCAAAAGTTAATTCTTCCATATCATTATAGCCAATAATTTTAACTCCACAGGCGCGCTGTTTATATACGGGAACATTATATTCTCGAATAGCTCTCTGTACTGTAGATATAGAACATTTTAAATTATTGGCTGTTTGAGTAATACTTTGTGTTTTATGATACTCTACAATAACTTTATCATAGTCATATTCTAGCGATCCTTCGCCACCTTTAGTGGCATTATATCCGTTTGAAACTGGATCGTGAATATAAGAATGATAAAAAGAAATCCAATATATTTCTCTTTTGCTTAATTCATTTGCAGGAATTTGCTCAATTTCTTCAATTATGAAATTTTCTGCTCCATACTTATTTAAAGCCAGATGAAAAGGTCGATTATATTGTTTTACTTTAGCTTCTTTAATATGTTCTTTAAAGCGCTCCTCTATAGAAGAGTCTAAAGTTTTTCCAATATAAACTTTACCATTGACTTTATTTGTAACTTTATAAATAAAACCCATAATAAATTCAACTCCTTCTTTTATAGATGTCTTATATATTTTCTTATGCAATTATCAATGAACTTTCGATTACTTATTTATTATAACAAAAATTTTTTATTTTGTCAATAAAGAGGTGAAGCTTTAGGTCAGCTAACCGCATATCTTCTTCTTTTGGGCATCGGGTATTTGCTACCTTCCACAATTCGAGTAAATAACCGTTACATCTTTCAATCTACATCTGACTTAGACACCATTGGTTGGTCTACCAGAACCTCACCACATCCTCGTCGCTAATCGCATCCTACTCTGTGCTTCGGATGGACGAAATCCACGATCTTCTCAGCATTTGATTTCAATTCTTGTTCGTGAGCGCTCTCTCAAGCCTACTCTGCATTTCACAGTAGTAATCGCCTCAAACTACTTAATGTAATCAAGATTATTTACTTATATCGAGTATCTCTGTTTCAACAACTCATAATGGTTGTCAACCTTTGGCAGTGTCTTTCCACATTGATACCGATTAAATTTATAATACCATATATTCTCGAGCAGGCTGCCACCTTTTTGATTTTTCGCATCATGCCTCGTCGCGCGTACGGATTCCGCCTCTTGATACCGTATAGTCACCTACGCTCTGTTACCTCTTCCGAGTCTTTATATACGGAACGCATAGGAGAGGTTGATGGTGCTACTTGTACATCAACACCCAAGAGTTGCCGATTTATTTTAATAATTATATTATGGGGATTACGACTCTTGGAAAAACCGTCAAAACCTCATCGTAAAAACCGCTACATTCACCTTACGGCTTGGAAGTAGCATCCATGGTGTCAATCGAGGGAGTCGAACCCACACTAACTAGTTCCTAAGACTAGTGCCTCTGCCAATTGGGCTAGACTGACATTCTAAAGGCATTGTTTTAACGGTAATGCCCAAACCCGTTGAAGGGAGGAAAACCATGAAAAAATCATCCAAGCGGCAGTTTACTTTGCGTCTTTGATATACCGTTTCCCACTAAGCCACATACCTCATATTCAATACTTGACCGCATACTGGGTGCTAATTGTTAGAGTCGGTGGTAGTTTAACTGCCAAATTCATGATAACGGTTTTTGTCGATAATCGACTGGCTGGAAGTGAGAGGATTGAACTCCCGTAGGTCGGTTGCTTTAACATCAGTTTAATCTTTTAATTACTTCCTCCAACTCATAATCTTCTGCCATTCGAACTCCTCTGGTTTGTCCATTTTTAGGAGCTTCAAAACGAATTGAAGCAGAGCGCTTTCCACATTCCTCAATTGGAATTAAATAACACTTATTATTAAAATAAGTTGCAATGTAATCAATTTCATCTTTTGTATAAGAGTCATGAATACATTTTCCATCTACATAATGAGTGGATGCTGTATTAAATTCGATTTTACCATTATCTTTTTTTGCTGTTTTTACTTGAATTTTATAAAATTTATGATTAATATCTGCAACAAAATCATATCGTTCGCAATCTCCATAAGGAGTTAAAATATTATATCCTAATTTTAAAAACTCAAGCATAACAGATACTTCGGTAATATTGCCAATTTGCTTACTGTTCACTATCTTTTTTCATTAAAGATTAAAGTCAGTTAAAACAGCCGACTGCCTGACCACTAGGCTAACCTCCAATATTTGGCTGGGTCTCTAGGATTCGAACCTAGACTGCAGGAGTCAAAGTCCTGTGCCCTAACCGTTTAGGCGAAGACCCAATATTACGATTAGCGACCTCTTTCGAGCAATTTTGAATCGAGAATTTGTTGATGGAAGCGGCGAGTGTCTTTGTTTCTCGCTACTTATATTGCATCGCCTTTATCTTACATATTTATTATATCATAAATTTTTTAAGAAATCAATTAAATTCTTTATGGTGAGCCCGCGGAGAGTCGAACTCCGACGGTGCGATTAAAAGTCGCAAATACTACCATTATATGACGGGCTCATATTAAAACCCATCTATGTTTTAAATACCTTAGATGGATTAATTCTCCAAGGCTCTAAATTTTCGCTTTACATTTCTCATTTCTTTTTATTTTTATTTCCTTTCTCATTATTACAATATTATTATATCATAAATTTTTAATAAAATCAATTAAAAACTTGGAGGCTACTATCATCTAATGGTGGTTAGATGATAGCTCTCTGCAGCAGGTTTTTCTTTGCTACGCTGCAAACAATGGTGCGTCTGATAGGAGTCGAACCTACACGCTCTTTCGAGCACAGCGACCTCAACGCTGCGTGGCTGCCAATTACACCACAAACGCATATGTATCTCTTAATGGAAAAAGAGGAGGAGAGTTTTTATACCCAGCAAGAGAAAGACTCTCCGAACTCCATAAAGTTCTTGCGCGTATTATCCAACTGCTGGGAGATGGATTGGCGCCGATTGTTGCCCTAAGAATCTTTAGGGTGTAAATATTGGACGGAGTGACAGGACTCGAACCCGCGTGATCTTGCTCCCAAAGCAAGCGCCTAACCAACTAGGCTACACCCCGAAATTCCAGCTCTTGGATGCGGAAAGCTGGACCCGCGCCGTAGACCGAAGCTGCTTAAATAAGCGTCCACTTCAGAGCTAATCACGACTTACATCATAAATCTCGCACTTCATCTTGGAGGCGAAACTCCAGCGGATATTTGGCCCACCGCTGCCTGTGTCTTAAGACTCAACACTATTACTCGTCTTTTTATATAGCGTTTGCGACTTCGCTCTCTACTCACTCTGTTGAATAGGTGGAGGATCGAAGGGGACTCCTCCCAGAGGTCACAGTAGATGCCCAACTTGAGCCCACCTTGTTTTGTGAAAACAAGGAAAACTGAGGGTTTTTGTCACTTCCGCGCATTTCCATGAACCTTGTCCTTACCTAATTGGGCCATTGCTCTAAGCCCGCTCGACCCACAACACTTGCGCTCTATGGCGGTTTTCTCCGACACCGCAAAACGACTCTGGGGACTTTATTTATTTATTTACTCGTTGCTCCAGACCTCGAGTACTCACCCTTAGAGCGGGGTGGAATAGGCTGTTCATCAAACTCCATTTACCACTGCATTTTATCGCCTCACAGAGCTGTATCTCATTCGTACCTAGGATTTTATCGAATGGGCTAATTACATCAAGTAATATTCACTCCCTAGTTATTGGCTTCGTGGCACCTATTATTTTTCCCGTTGCTCACGGATGCGGGACCCCGGTCGCTCTGCGTAATACCGCACAGGTTAGACTCCTGACCAATGATTAGGCATTGGCACCTCTGGACCTGTGAGTGGGACTCGAACCCACAACTAGCCTGCTTGACGCCGGCTCTTCTCCCAATTGAATTATCACAGCATAAATCGTGAGCGTTTATACTCGGTAGCTCACTCCACTTCTGACCCTCCTTGGTTTTATACGGGCAAGGTCCCGCAGTATGCCGTTGGCTCACGATGACATACGATTCGTATCAGACTGTAGTACTCCAGCTTTTCACTACTTATCTTTCAAAGGCTCGCGTGCGGCGTTGATAATCGCCTTTTGTCAGTTTAGGTTTAAAGTCTCGGATAACTAACAAATTAGACTTTGGCGACGGTAGAGGGATTCGAACCCTCGACATCCTGATAGACAGTCAGGCGCTCCACCGCTGAACTATACCGCCGTAGCAAAGGACTGGCTCAGATGGGCAATTCGCGCCCAAAGGAAAGTTTCCTGATTTAAGACTGATTAACTTGCGCCTGTTGATACGCGTTTATCTGAACAGGTCTTACCGCTAAATCCAGTCACCAAATGTTTTCTTTTTTCATTTCTCATTTTGTATATATATTATAACAAAATTTTTATTAAAAATCAATTAAGAATATTTAACCCAGCCTCGTTTTCCACAGCTCGGGCACTTAGTATATCTGTAATCACGCCAATCACGAAATTTAAACCAGTGCATCGGCGCCTTCAAAATCCAAATCCAATATTTAGTTGTCCACTGATAACCACAATGAGGGCATTCAAGACCGATTGATTTTTTCATATATTGCTCCTTTGTTATTATGTAAATGATAAGGTGCTGTTCACTTATCCCGCATTTCGCTTTCGGTCGGTACTTGTCAGGAGCGCTTTCCCGCAGATGTCTGGGCTAATGCTTTTTATCCATCCTACTTTCCTGAGCGCTGGTGCCGCATCAGATGGACTCAGTTTTTATGGGGAGAGGTGTCAGACTCGAACTGACGACATCCAGACTCACAATCTGGCGTTCTAACCTACTGAACTAACGACTCCATATCTTGGTGGAAAGTTAAAGAGCTTCCCACTCTATGTTTGAATATAAATTAATATCTTTTTTACGAGAAGGTAAATTCATTGCTTTACACCATTTTTTAATAGTGTTATCTGCAACTCCAAATTGCTTACCAATTTCTACAAAAGTAAAATTTCTAATAAGATATTTTAGTTCTTCTCGAGTTGGACGTTCTACTTTTCTATATCTTGCATTTGCACAGGCAACACATAAGCCCGTCTGTCCTTCTCCAGAAATCTCAACTCCACATAAAGAACAATATTGAATACTTTTAGACTGCTTTTTCCGTAATGGATAAATTACACCATCTTGATGCCATATTTTTCCATTATTAATATCGCTTACATATCCAATGGACACTCCATATCGAGCTGCTAATATTTCATAGGTATCTTTTGTTTCTTGTAAATCATTTTTTAATGCCTATAATATATCTGCATTAAATTTACAAAAATGTCTTGCAGTATTGCCACCTTCATCACAATTATATCCAACTTTATAAGAATTATAATAAGCAATCCAATATCGTTCTCTTTCATTAAGCAAAGATATTTCACATTCTTCTAATACTGAATATTCAAAATTATCATAACCATATTTTCTAAAAGCCTAATGTATTACTGAATTATACTCATTATTACCCTCAAATTCATTAAAGGCTCTTGTTTTATGGTCTTTTTTTCTCCGTGCAAGGTCTATTGCCTATCCAATATAGCACTGTCCATTAACCTTGTTCTAATACATATAAATTCCTGATGTCATTTTTATAAACTCCTTTATAGCTCCTCAAAATTTTAGACTCAAGAAGAAGGAGCTGTTCTTGTCAATAGGTTAATTACGCCTATCTATCTTGAGCCAGCTGGTGGAGGACATGGGATTCGAACCCATAACCCCGACATTGCAGGTGTCGTGCTCTAGCCAATTGGAGCTAGTCCCCCATAGATGCTGCTCACAATCTCACTCCCGCGAACAGCTACGGGGAGGGATCTTCGTATCCCTTGACTATTCAGTTTAGGTAGTTAGATAAGACAACTGACAATCCTCTCATTTGCGCCGTGCACTGCGCTTCGTCTTTAGCACTGAGTTAAACCTACAGTTCCTAAAGGTTATCAAATATTCACGGTAATGAGTTACCGTTTGCTACTTTTTTAGAGCATTTTCGCGCTCATGGCTAATCGACGGTAGCTAACCAATGTCACGGTAAGGTCATGACTCCTTACAACAAACTCAAAAGGTGCGCTTCGGATGTGTTAAACCACTTCACACTACCGCGCAAATTAAAGACGGCGCGGGCAGGGCTCGAACCTACATCTTCCTTTTATCTCTTGAGTTTTGGTGCGAATTCTTGGTACTGCCCCAAGCACCCCCGCTTTATCAGAGCGGTATTCTACTTCTGAACTAAACTCGCATATGTAATGACAGTAGGTTGTCAGCCGCACATCCTTAGTCTCGTTTATTTTAACTCCTAGTTCTGGTCATTTGCTCTACCGTTGGGAGTTTGAGTAGCTATTTACTGGCGATGCCGAGAGCCCCACTACTCACGGGTAAGTGGAGGGAGATGTGGATCTCGAAACCACACACGATTTGACTCGCTACTACTAGTTTTCAGGACTAGTCCCTTGCCTTTAGGGTTAATCTCCCATTTCAAAGGTCTGGGTTTTCGTACCAGACGCAGTCCCATATGGCGCCTTTAAAGACCGCTACGATTGCACTATTCGCTGTGCACGAACGCTACCTCCGATTGTGGATAGTCCACCAATACGCTTCTGCCTAAAGGGAGTTTCACCTTTTATGTCGCCGTATCAACGACAGCTGGCAGCGAGGGTGAGACTTGAACTCACACACCGATTACTCGATTACTAGTAGGTTAGCAACCTACTGCCTTACCAATTAGGCTTACCCCACTATAAATATTAGGCTGGCTGGGTCGTCACATTTATCCTACCACCTGTATTCCCCGAGTAGGCACCTAATATAAAGAATATTCTTTTCATCAAGGCATTCGCTCTAAGCTGCTCTTACTTAGCGGGGCCGCTTTATTCCCGTACCTTAATATGTAATTGGTAGAGTGAGAGGGATTCGAACCCTCACTTGATGGATTTTTGGTGCCTGATACTGGTGCTGACCCAGTCTAGGTTACCGAACATCAGACAAGTCCATTGCCTCTGCCTGTTGGGCTACCACTCCATATTTTTCTTTTTTTCCTCTCTTTCATTTTACATATTTATTATATCATAATTTTTTGTAAAAATCAAAGAAGTTTCATAGTGATTGATAAATGGTCGGCGAGGTTGGACTTGAACCAACAATGCCCTAGAGCCACGGAGTTACAGTCCGCTGCGTTACCAATTCCGCTCACCCGCCGATAAAAGCGACTTTAAGTCAGTCAACTGCATATCCATTTAACCTCCCACATTTGCTCTCGGAGGTGGAGCAGATCGTGGGATTCGAACCCACGATAATGGAGTATATAACCCGTCCCTATAACGAGTGCGTTTACCTCTTCGCCAGATCTGCGTATATAATGGGGGCGCCTGTGCGCGCAGACAAGCCGAGCCGACAGAACTTCCATCGCCGCCCCTCTCGGATTTATGGTGCCAAAACTTGGTGTCGATCCAAGCGCTCAACGCGTATGAGGCGTCGATGGGCGCCGACCCTTCTGGCATATGGCGCATTGGGTTGAGCTTTCCCTTGTTCTTTCGAAGACTTTGCGTCATCGCCTCCGCGCTACCAAGTCACCCATGAGCTGTAATGGGGCATTCCAATTCAGGTGCATAGTTATTGCAATTTTCTCCAATAACAGAGTATAATTTTTTCTGCTCAAGACGGTAATTATCTACCGCTCAGTCTCGCAACTGAGATGCCTGCCCTTATCAGATTCTCGAGGTGGAGATACTGGGTCCCTGCTTCTTCCCCAAGGAACCTCTTTTTTATTTTAGGTATAGTGGATGCGGATCTCGGTACTGCCCCGAGCAACCTGAGCTTATGAGGCTCTGGTGAACACTATGCCCATCCGCCATATCATATGGGGTAAGACAACTTGCTACTTACCCTTGGGCGCCGACCCGTTTTGCAATGCTGCAACAAATCTCGACGGAATTTACGCTACCCTTGTACTCGAACATTTTGCAGAATGTCGACAAGTTTATGTAAGTGAGGGTTTACGGTACCCTCGAAACCTTATCCCAACTTCCCATTAAGCACAGCCAAGTTGGCACTGTGCGCCAGATTTTTATTTATACTCCCACTCGGACAGGAGTGGCGCAACCTTAAAAGATTAACTCTTCCCCATCGGCGCTCTTATTAGTTGATGGGCGGCATTAACATGGTGAAGCTTGGGGGAATTGAACCCTCGCCTGAGCGCTGAGAACGCCCCGTTTTGACCACTTAACTAAAGCTCCATAATAAATGATTATATTGCTGACAAACCAACCCCCGTCACTCACGGACAATGTAGAAGATTTATATAGCGCCTTACCTAAGCGCTATGGTAGGGATAGCGGGAATCGGACCCACATCTGAAGCTTGAAGGGCTCCCGTTCTGACCATTTAAACTATACCCCCGTCGACCTTGATGCATTCAACGCCCATCAAGTAGCGTGGTGTTTTCACTCGGATTACTCCCTAACCGCCCTTTTATCAACCTTCCACGCAACTACCAAGGGTAAATCGTCTGCGTCATCATACTCATTAATAACCGCGTCCGCCACTCCATCAACGGGCGCGACTTCATTTAAACGATTTTCACTAATTAAGGGTTATCGTGAACCTACACATATGAGGAACTTAACGGACTCGAACCGTTGCCACCTTCGCCATCAAAGAAGTGCTCTACCATCTGAGCTAAGGTCCCATAAAGGGAGTATTATAACCGCCCTCCCAAGGCGCGAAGATCTTCTTGCGCTTCTGCTCGTTACACCGCATAAGGCTCGCCACTCTCGCCGCGACCAATCTATCATGTTTTTTAACTTATACGAACAAAGACTCTAAGTGATTGATACCTCTTTTGTCTGAAACGAAGAGTTTCTCCAAAACTCTCAAGGTAGAATTTTAATCTCGGCTAAAACTCTCAAAAAACGCCTCTCACTGAGGAAGTACAGCTTTAGGCTCATGAACCATCAGCCGCATATCCAAGTCAGTTGCGCGAAAGAAAGGCGCTTATGGGGACTGACAACTCCCGTTTCCTTTATCTTACACATATATTATATCATAATTTTTATTAAAAATCAATGAAGTTTTTATGCTTTTACCATAAAATCTTCAAGAGTACCGACAAAATCAAATCGCTCTTTAAGAAAGATTAACTCAGCAGGATCACGCACGACAGTCACGTGCTTCATATTTTCATCATCAAGATACCATACAGCTTGCATAACTTTTCTCCTTTGCGGTTTGTTTTATTTTGTACTTTATTATAACATAATTTTTTAGAAAAGTCAATTAAAGAATAACGAAATCAGCAATAGCAGTATAAATATCATTTTCTGCTTCACACCAGAGTTCATCAAACTCAAGAGCATAAAGCGCACCGAGCAATGATTTGGCGCTAACCTTTAAACCATTGTCATCAGTGATATAGACACTACCCTTTTGCTTTGTTGCAATATTAACAAAGCGATGTACATCAGACATGGTATCAAGTCGAATTTGTGCTTTCATTTTTTCCCTCTCTTTCCCTCTTTCATTTTACAATTTATTATATCATAATTTTTTTATAAAATCAATAAATGCGCCGATGGTCACTATGAAGATCTTTAAAGGAACTGGCAGGGAATTACGGTGCTGCCCCGCAGCCTACTGTTTTGGAGACAGTCATTCTACTGTTAAACTAATTCCCTATATGAATTACCAGATTTCCCACCAATACTCAGAAACTTTACGATACGCTCCTTTAGTAGTTAAATCTCCTTTATATCGACGAACTGCGCGGTTACATTTACGCTTTACAAAACGCGTACGCTCAGGTAATGAATATCTACGATAAATGCCTTTTTCTTTATCATACCATACCCCTTTACCATACCAAGTTTTAGTTTCAGAATAGGTGCGCTCATCTCGCCTTCTTTGTTCTTGACTTCTTTTGTATCCCATAAGCTTCTCCTTTCTGAGTGGGGTATTTTTATATTAAAATTACTTTTAATGATTTAATTAAAAATGAAAAAATTTTTACTCTTTAGCAACTATAACTGCAATATTAGAACCGTATTCTATACCGCCACGATAATGTACATTACCAAGAGGAATAATGCGATATACCACTGGCGCACCTCCATACTTTTCAACTGCCTTCTTGGCATACATATAAGCTGATTTATAAGAGATAGTAGAAAATACTATATCTAAATCTTTTTTACGCCAATCTTCTCGTAAAACATGAGTGCAAGAGGCGGGTAGTATATAAGTACCCATTTCAAATATATCAGAAGTGCCGTGATAATAAGTCATTTCAATCCTCCATAGAGCGACGGTCGCGCGCCTTTTGACGCTTGCGATTATATTTCTTCTTACTTTCAACGACTCTTGTGCGGAGAGAAGCCGAGTTACGGACCCGCTCTTTTCTTCGCTCTTTAGACTCTTTAATTTCAAGTGGCTTCATTATCTTCTCTCCTTTTGATTTTTATATGTATTGGTGGGCCACCAAGGACTTGAACCTTGGACCGTCCGGTTATGAGCCGGATGCTCTGACCAACTGAGCTAGTGGCCCAAATTACACAACCTAACCACTCGCATCCCACCGCCTTGTTTCATGCGCCAAAGCCTTGTCCGTCGGTTGTGTATGGCACTGGATAAAGGAGTTGAACCCTTGTCTGAGCGTCCGTAGCGCCCCGTTCTTCCGCTAAACTAATCCAGTATAAATTCAAGCTGGTTGGCTAAACCTTGTACAGTGAGGCTTGAACTCCACTATAGAGGCTTCAGTCCCTCTATCGCCCTATATGATACTTTTTCGGTAACCATACATACCGCCACCTTTTGCCGCCAAGCCAAGCGTGGAACTTTCTTGAGTTGTGGTTAGCCAGCTAGCCTTTAGGGACCACGACTTCCCTATGGGTTGTTTATAAGGAGCAAATACCCATTGCAAAACCCCGTTTGTTATCGAGTACGGTAACACGCCTTTTTTCGCTGCTAAGCGGGCATCGGAATCATTCCCTTGAGGTCTCCCTCTGGTGCGCCCCCAGGGATTCGAACCCTGGACCTACTGATTAAGAGTCAGCCGCTCTTCCGTCTGAGCTAGGGGCGCAGATGTTACCCCAGAACCGCTGCCGCCTCTGACAGCATATATTATGTCAGACTTTATTATCGCAAGTCGCATAATATATTAAGGCTAGTTCTGGGATGCTGGCACGGGATAAAGGATTCGAACCTTTGGCTTATCGCTTAGAAGGCGATTACTCTTCCGCTGAGTTAATCCCGCATATGTAAGAATTGCTCAATCAAGAGCAATTCTTTGTCTAATCATTTGAAGTACAAATTGATTAAGAAATTCGTCTACCTCGTGTTTGTTACTACTAAGATGCGCAAAGTCATCAGCATGCGTCATCATATAATCAAAATAAGAAATCATTTCCTCAATGAAACCATCTTTAATTTTAGTCTCTCCTGTGCGCATACCTGCAATCTTGGGAGTTGCGCGAATAACATCAATATAAGATGCTGTAGGGTTAGAGGTCAAAATCGCCAATGACCGCATAATGCGCGCACCGTTCATAATCTTCTTTAAATCCGTCGGATCTTGTCTGATAGTATGCAGCGCCTGGCCGCTCATAGACATAACCGCTTTCTTAACATCATAGCGCGCAACTTTTTCTGCCATACCAAAAGTCATAGGATGCTCCCATTCAGCCTCGCGATGTCCGCACCAAAGATCGGCGTAATCCTCATTCAAAATGCAATAAGGAGTAAATAAGATTTCAAGGAAGTTAATATTCTGCTTCTTCCAGTTCTCAACCATATGCATAATAGGCATACACTCACAAATTTCGTCGTCTACATGCAAGTGCTTTACTTCATAAGGCTTAAGCGCTAAATGGTAAAGGTTAGGAATGAGAATACATTTAGTATCTACATCAGAATCAGGAGTGTTGGTGCCATAGTTCCAAGAGCCATAACAGAATACACCAAAGATATTCTCTTCACCATAATGCTCTACAGCTTTATCATAATGCTTTTGCACTCTTGCCATTACATCAGTCATTTTTTACCTCCATTATACTCTATGTAATCCGCTCGCGCGGATTTTATTATTCTTTTACTTCTATCGCGTTTTGAATTGCTTCGTAAACCTGAGGGCCAAGCGCCTTATTTATATTGTATTCACCTTGCAAATAATCAAGAAGGTCTTCAAAATCAAGCAGTCTTCCATCACAAATTGCGGAAAGCTTAACCTCGTCAATACAATCAAAACTTTCATCAATGATTGCCGCCGCTTCAGAGACTCCATATGCAAAAAGAAATCCCTCGCTAAAGGTTGGTTTACTATCATAATACCACTTAACTCGATAATGATAGAATACTCGTTCATTATTTTCCATTTGTTTTTTCTTCCTTTCTCATTATTACATATATATTATATCAAATTTTTTTAATAAAATCAATTAAGATTACTATTATTAAATGATATATTGATATTTTCTTGCTTGTGCGTTTAACCAGTTCTTATACTTTCTCATGTCGTTAATATTCTTCCAAGAGTAAACAAGAACATCGGTATCTTGGAAATATTGAATACGATCTGGATGAAATTGCTCAATCAATAGCTGAACATACTCTTCGGGAGAGATATTAAGCATTCGCGCCGGCACCCACCATAAGGCGCGTGGACTGCATAGATCAGAGGTGTCATTACACAACCAATTTCCACCTGCATCTTGCCATTCAACATATTTCAGTAATTTTGCGGGTCTTACCATAATATCTCTCCTTTCTGTTTTTGAAATCAAAGACCTAAAGACTTTAAGAGATCTGCAACTGCTTGCTTCTCGGTTTCTGAAGGCTTCACAGGTTCAGTGCGCTCAGGGGTCGGCGCAGTCATCTTTGGTGCAGGGAAGTCGCCAGGCATTGCATTATCAGCGCCCATTTCCACATTCTCTTTGGCGCAAGTAAGAACAACCTTAATCTGAACCACTTCAGCGCCCTCGGGAGTGGGAATACGAATTTCTTTACCGTCATTGTATGTGAAGCTTCCAGGGAAAGCCTCAAGAATTTGTTTCTGGATTTTTGCTTTTGCTTCAGCTCCGCGTGCCATCTTTTTATTTCTCCTTTTAATTTATTTTATAATATATTATAACATACTTTTTATTAAAAATCAAATAAAAAACAACAACTCCTTTTTAAGGAGTTGTTGTTTTTACTTTTTTCTTAAATCAAATTACTCTGCGTCAACGGGAAGCGTATAAGCAGTCTTGGTCTTGCCATCTTCGGTCTTAACCTTGCACTTAGAAGCCTGACCAGCCTCAACGATGTTGTTGAGCTTAGACTGAATCTTACCAACCGTGAGCTCTTCATCGCCAGTTGCCTCAACAACCTCTGCAAGAATGTCGTCACGAGTCTTAGGATCAGCGGTAATTGTAGCAAGAACAGAAGCCTGAAGCTCGTCGCCGATAGCTCTCTTCTCTGCTGCACGCTCTCTTGCCTTTGCGTTCTTCTTCTCGAGCTTTGCAAGCTCATTCTCTGCGTACTCAACAAACTCTGCGTTGTCTGCGTAAAGCTCCTTCCATTCATTGAGCTTCATAGCTGTGGTTCTCTTAATCTCTGCCATTTTTTGTTTCTCCTTTTTTAATTAAATATTATTTTTATTTGGTGATTTTATTATACCAAAAATTTTTTATTTTTTCAACTGAAAGCATCTGAACTCAGAAGCAACTTTTATTAACTCTTTATTCTTTCGCTTTCTTTATCTTACATTATTATTATATCAAAAAATTTTAAGTTTTTCAAGGCGGAACCATTAATCTATCTTTTTAATCCCACTCTCTATATCCTGAATAATCAAACAAGATTGGCGCGCCATCAAGATAGCCAATGTTGCAAGATCGCAAATCGCCAATTTGATAAAACTCCAAGAAAGAATAAAGGCGTTTAAACTCAGCCGCACCATAGCGTTCAACAAAATCAGCAATCCAAATAGGATGAAAACAATCAATTTCAAGTTTCTTACAGAGGTCTTTTGAAAGTTTACTTTTCTTTTGATACTCTTGACTATTGTAATCAATCTCAAGAGAGCTAACAGGAGTGCATCTCGTTTGATAATAGATGGTTGTATCATCTATTTCCCCAAGCGCGCCTTCTTCTGCAAAATAGGCGCCAAGACCTTCTTCTACCGCTTGTCTGTAAATTGCAGATTCAAGGTGACAATAGTCAAAGCCTGAAAACTCTTCATTTAATCCATCATGATAGGCTCCAAAGAATTCATAAAACCAGCGTTCATCGGTACAACAAGGCTCAGGATTATCAATAATAAAGTTCTCACGCTCTTTTTCTTGAAGTTCCTCCATTTGATAATGCCAGTCATTTAGTTCTTCATCAAATTGATCTTCATTAAACCAACAAGTAAAAGGAATCTTGATTACAAAGTTGGCGCCCTTGATAAGAATTACTGTTTTTGTAATTCCACTTTCTATTGAATATTCAAAAGGGAGGTGTGCTTTTTGTAAAGGAATATCAATATATTCATCTCTATTTTCATCGCAAAAATTTTCGTCAAAATAAGGAATTGCTTTTAAGAGATATTTAAACACTTCTTGTTTAGTCATATTATTTCTCTTTCTTTGTTTTTTCTTATATGTATATTATAACATAAAAAAAATAAAAAATCAACAAAAATAAAAGAGGCGCGTATGCGCCTCTTTTAATCACTATTTATCTTCTAAACGAAGCAGATGCACTGCATTGCAATGAGGACACCATACTTCAACACCCTCATTTAATTTTTGATTATGCTCTTGTGCATATTCTTTAATTGTTTCTAGATTAAGATAGAAACTAGCGCCGCAATTGCTACAAACACCTTGAACCATTTTTATTCCTCCTTAACTTTTACTTTCATAAGTTTTCCACAATGTGGGCAGGCTATAAGAAACTTTGTTCCATAATCATATTGAGCAAGAGCGTCTTTTTCGGAAACATAAAATTTACGATTACATCTATTACAGGTTGCTTTCAATAATCGAGTGTGTGTTTCTTTAATCTCTTGAGGAGGATTTGTTTTCTTTTCACGAACATCTCTCACAAGAAGACAGATTAAAACTATAATAAATATAACTGCACAACAAGATATAAAAATTGTCCACATTTTATTTAATTCTCCTTTCCACCTCTTGCATGATATGCTCTCTTTCTGATTCAAAGCCGTCATCATCAAGACCATAGCGTGTCATTACTTGGTTAAAAATAAGAGGATTTGTAATATCATAGTCATCATAATAAAGATCTACAAGATAATTGATAGCATTTTCAACTTTTTCATAATGCTCTGCTATTGCCATATTAAGGATATTAAAGTTCATTTGTATTAACCTCCTCAATAGAATAATAACACGCTTCTACGAGATCTTCATATGAGACATCGGGGCAATAGCCGTGCGCGATATCCTCATGCATTTCCATATATTGACCTACGCATTCTTCTGCGCAATATTCCATTTCTTCAAGATCAGAGATATCTACATTTGAGCAGATAAATTCTTCAATAACTCCATGATAAAAATGATTTCCAACAGTTACTTTGATGGTATTCATATTAACTACTCCTTTGCGAATTTCCAAATTTTTCCAGTGCGCTTACCAAGCTGTGTAAACAAGAACGCCGTCTTTATAACCAGCATAGTGTAAATAGTTAATGAGGTCATACATTACTTCTGCTTCATATAACTTTTTACTTTCCCATATTTTGCTTTCAGATTGAGCGCATCTTTCCATTGCAGCATCAAGTTCATTACGAGCTTCTTCAAGAGCATCTTCGTCTGTGTTTAAAAATGTATAACTACCATTTTCGGCGCCCTCTAAAAATTTATAATCTCTACCAGAAGTATTGAATTCGTCACAAATGTCGTCAATGTTAATAACATGAATTGCATTTACTCGAATACTCATTTATTCATTTCCTCTCTTTCTTTTATTTACACATATATTTTATCATATTTTTTTCAAAAAATCAATTAGAAAATAAAAGGTAATTGAAAAGGTGCTGATGGGAAGGAACACTTGACTTTATTTTAATTTTATTGTATAATTAAAGTGTATAAAAGATTAAAGAGATAAAAGGAGAAGCAGATGTTCTGGACGGGATTGTTTTTATTTTTGATATTGACATATATTGGGTTTGACTATGGGCGACTAATAGTGAAGAATCGGCGCCTATAGCGGCTTTGCGAGAAAGAAAGCATAGATTTTACACCATATACTCCAACTAAATACATTATGATTGGCGCAAAAGGCAGTAAATATATTCAAGACCTTGCGCAAATGGATATAGAGGCACATGCTAAAGCTGAAATTGGAATAAAAAGTGCGCTTCAATTAGATGGAAAAGTGATTACCTGTTTCGATAATGGAGATTAGCTTTTAGTTATTGATTATGAGCAGGGAGAAGTTGAAGCATTGTCGCCATTTGAAAGAGATAACTATGAAATTAAATTATTTTTTGACCACAAGCTGCCTGAAGGCGCCGAGCGCACCATTATAAAACAGTTGGGGTTATTGGATTATATGATAAATATTGGAATTTGTAGCGAAAAGAGTGGAGGTAAATAATGGCTATTTGGTAGAAAACAAATGAAGCATGGTTTGGAGATAGTTTTAATAGACCCTACTCGGTTGCTTGTTATAGTGCAAACGGTGATGAGGTAATGAAGGGATATATTAAAGATTGCAGTTTAAGTCTCAGCGCGGACTCTGCGACGGAGGTTGATTGTACTTTTGATTTAGCAACTGAAGGAAGCAACACCGCTTATGGAATAGCTAGTGCGAATAGCGGTAATTTGTATTGTAGTGGAGTTATTAAGGCTAATGACTATGCTATTGAAAATATAACTGATAGCCTTATTACAGAAATTAAGAGGATAGATGCGCAAATCAATGACCTTAAGAAGAATTTTGTGCCTAAAAAAGAATGCTCTGAGCTACGATCGGCGCTTAAAACACTACACTATAAAAGAGAGGTAGAATGATGATAGATAGTTTTGATAAAGAGATTTTTATGTCTTAGCCTGTTGATATTACATGTGAACAAGAAGTGATTGATTATGAGATGTTAAGTGGTCTTCCAAGATCTATTCTTCGAGAGCAGACTATTATCATTCACATTGGAGATGCTGATTATGATTTACGAGATTTGATTTGGAGATTAATTAGCGCTGAAGCTAATGTAGATAAGTTAGTGGATAGAGTAAATGCTTTAGAGCGGCGATTAGATTAGAATGAAGATGAGGTTGTTACACAGTTTGATCTTTCAAATATTCGCGCAATGACTGACCATTTGGAATATGCTACTCATGATATAAAGAAGACTTATGGCTGTTAATAAAAGGCGCCAATGGGCAAGATTAGGCGCATTTCAAACCAACACGATTTTGTTACGATTTTAATTGAATTTGCTTTTGAAAAAAGGTGGAATAACAACAGATTGTTGCAGATCAATTAAAGATGACGAGATAAGAAAAAACATGAAAAGAACATATCGTCGAAAAATTGGCAAATTAAGGTAGTATTATGGTAAAAAATTTGGACAAAAATAGATACAATTACTACCTTAATTTTTATATAATAGTGAAAGGAGTTAGAAATGACTCGTGAAGAAATAATATTTTAGTTAAAGGAGATGCGCGTAAAAGGTTATACTTATAAGTTGATTGCGCAAGAGGCAAAATTAGATAATCCTGATTAGCTTTATAAGTTTATCAACAGGGATGCGCCTGCCGCTTGGGTGAAGTAGCAATTAGAGAACTATTTGCGCCGCGTAAACGGAAATGGATCAAATGAATGAAAGAGTGATTTACACTCGAAAAATGGCGTATGAATTGCGCAAGTTGGGATTTAAGATTATTAGAGTGGTACCTGACGAGAAGAAGCCTTATTTTGATAATTATGTATTTGAAGATAGTCTTGAGTTACAAGAGGCTATGCGCAAATTGTCTTAGGTTTAAAATAAGGGATCGGAGGTATCGGAAATGATTAAAGAGTTTAAAAACAATCCTGTAAGAAAAAGTGGTATTGTATATGGAAAGATGTTTGAAACGGCAAAGAAGTGGTATCAAAGAGACCCTGTTAAAGGTGGAGAGTATGCAATTAGTTTTTTAGAAGCTATACTTACTGGAGATATTAGTAGTGATGATATGAATATTGAAGATGCTCTTGAAGGATATGTAGATAGAATTGCGCAAAGCAAGAATAGGTACGATGCTAAAATAGCTGCTTCTGAAGAGAAATATCGTAGAATTATTGAAATGAAAAATAGTGGTATGACACAGGCGGCAATTGCCCGCGAGCTTGGAGTTCAGCCGCCAGCAGTATCAAAAATGTTTACAAAAATCCGCACAGAGTTTCCACATTTACTGGAAAATAAGGAAACATTAGGAAAGTTTCCAGAAATTTCTGGAAACATTGGAAATTTCCAAGAAAGTTTGGAAACATTAGGAAATATGGAAATTGTAGATAATGTTTCTGAAAGTTTCCAAGAAAGTTTGGAAAGTTGTGATGGAATTAAGGAAACTGGAAATGTTTCCAAGTTTCCAAAGTTTCCTTATTAGAATTATGATTATAATTAGAATTATGATTATAATTAGAATTTGTCGGGAAAGACTTCGTCTATCCCTCCCGTGGACTGCGTCCACGATCAAGATGAGGATGAGATAAAGAAGAAAATTGCTGGATTTAATTTTTAAGGAGGGTTATAGAATGATGTTAAAAGAGTTGTTGGAGAAATATCCAGAAGCAAAAAAGGAATATGAAGATTAGATTAATTGTTTAAGTCATGCAGGAGTGGTAATAGTAGAAGAATAGAATAAATGGATAGAAAGATTAGAAGATATGATTGAAAACAATGTGGATAGAGAAGAGATGTTAAAAGAAATTGATGCAAGATATTGGTATACAGTAAGATTGCAAGAAGAAGGAATATTAAGTGAAGATACAAAGTGGTGGGAGATTGTATTATAATTATAAGAAAATATAAAAAAATATAAGAGAGCATAAGAGAGTGTGGATGTGTGGTGCAACCGACTCCAGAACCACCATCTCCCATCCCTCGTCTTCGTCTTCCTTATTGAAATAATATAAAAAATATGATATAATATATATAGAAAAGTAAAGGAGATATAAACTAATGAATATTGAAGAAATGATCTGGAATGGAGCTTCTGAAGAGGAAATTGAAAAGACGCTAGCCGACATCCGCGCAGAAAAAGCTAGACAAGAAGAAGCATTGCGCGCAGAGCAAGAAGCTGCTGCAAATCAAAAGAGTAAAGAAGATCTTCTCCAAGAAGGCCGCGCCTATTTGATTAATGCAGTTCTCGCATATACTGAGGCATTTGACCTCTTTGAAGATGGAGAAGAGTGGACTGAAGAAGATATCAAGGAGCTGGAGACCGCAATCATTAAGATGGAGAAGATGATCCCTATGTATGTTCAGCTATTGAAGATGCAAGAGAAGTTTAATGATGAAGATTTCTTCAAAGGATTGATGTAAGCGCCGGTCCAGGTTAATAATACTATGGACTAGGAGATAAAGGAGAGGGCGTCGATATAAAGGAGAGATCGGCGCCCTAGGGGTATGCTAACGCATACCTCTTTTTTGGCGCGGGTCCAGGTTTAAGAAGTATAAATCGAGGTTCGGCGCTTGGTCAAAATTAGTTAATTTATCTATTGCTTTTTTAATATAAATATGAATAGGAAGAAGTCTTCCTGAGAAACTTCTACCCTAATTTTTGTCCCTATATATATTATAGATAAGGACAAATTTTCAGGAGAAGTTGCTATTTATCAATTAAGAAAGGAGTGAATAATATGCAAATTGAAGTAGGACACATTTATGACTTTAAAAAAGAATTCTGGCTATTGACAGGTATTAAAAAGAATCAATGGGAGTCCCGTAGAGAAGAGTTGTTAGAACATATTAGCAACTTCTATGACTATGAATTATTGGATGGGCGCCCAATTCGTATTAAAATTAATGAGATTTATGGCACCTATCAACCTTTACCGCGCAAGAATTTAATTTCTACGGCGCAAAAACAAGAAGATTACAAGATGTTTACTATTGCTGCGCTTGGTACTGAGTTTAAGCCTAATAGCAAAGCTAAAACTACTCGTGAAGCGTTATGCGCTTTTGGCAGAGAGAAGTATGGGCATGATAATGTACAGGGTGTAAGTAAGCGCTATGTTGGTCCCGTATTTGATGAATATGGAGAATCTAATGGCGTTAGGCGCTGGGTATGGTATAGCACATACGAACCTCTTGATCAATAGATTCTAGAACGTTGGCGCCAAATTATGTTTGAAGAACATATATCTGAGTCTGAAGCAGCTAATGCTTTTTATCGTCAAGAGCAGGGCGAAGACATCTCTAAAGAAAAAGGATACTTTGCTGCGGCGCGTTTGCGCTTTAAGTCAGAGTTTGGAGACTGTCCAATATTAGTGTCAGACTGGAGACTAAAGAAAGGCGCGAATTAAGCGCCTTTCCATATTTTTACATTTTTACCAAATTTTGGAAATGCGCACCTACACTACCCCCAAGTCACGGCTTCCCTAAAAACTTTCTTCTCTTGACCCAACAGCAACCTCCTTCTTTGCTATTGCGCCACTATTCATTTTCTACTTATATTATACCATAATTTTCACTAAAAATCAACTTTTTCTCTTGAATCTAGGCGCGCATTGTCATATTTTTGTTTCTGTGATTAAATTTTAGCACTATTGAAAGAACTAAAACAAGGAAAATACATTAAAACATGGCATTTTTGATAAAATATTCACATATTATGCGAAAAAATTGATAAAAATGCTAATTATAGGAAAATAATTAAATGAAACAAACAGCAAAAGTTGGCGTATAAAGTATGGAAGGTGCTAGTCTAGGCCTTAGACGGGCTTTCGCGATTGTCCGCGGCCCGCGCTAGTTCAGGCGCCCGGTATAGAGCAAGGGTCTAGGTTTGCGGGAAAATGAGAGTGAAATTGAAACAACCATTTTTCGATCGCGTATATATGGAATGGTAGTGGAATGTGGAAGTCGGGGCTAGCCGATGGCTAGCGACCCGTCGAATTGTGAACAAGATGTGAACGCGATTGGTGCAGATAAAAAACAGAGGGCTTTACCCTCTGTTTTCTTTTAGTGCGTTTGGCGCTTATATTTTTCCCTCTCTTTCTGCCAATTCAATATGTTCTTGGAACTCGTCCCAAGTGGCACTGCTCATTCCAATGAAATATTCTTCGGCATCAAAGGCGGCGTAAAATATCTCTTCCTCACCCTTGAGAATATACATTGTTGTATAATATTCAGTTGTTTCAGGTATTATCTCTATTCTATATTTATCTCCAAGGTGTTTCTCGCACCACGCTTTCAATTCTTCATATGCCGTCATACGATTTTCTCTCCATTCTTATCCCAAACTTCACTGCCCATAGCGTATCCGTTATAGGTCAAGCGAAAGGTATCAGTCCATTCTGCTCCACAACTGCAACAAGTCATTTTGATATAGGCAACCATATCCTCAACCGTTGCATCAACCTCGTCAATGAAAATATCTTCGCCACATTCGGGACAAGTAAATTCCATAGTTTTAGCCATTTTCTTCTTCCTCGCTTTCGTTTTATGTAGCAAGGGGTTTTCACCCCTTGCTTTCCTTGGGCGGTCGCTGACGGATAAGGTCAAACTTGAATTTATCCTCACCCACGGTAAAGGTGATAAGTTTTCCCTTTTTCTCAATAATCACATTCTCGGCATTGAGGTTGGGGAGCATATCGGCTACCGCTTGGATAATTGCTTCCTTGACCTTGTCCTCTTTCACCACGCGCTCTCTCTGCGTTTTCTGCTTATTCTCGGCGCGCGCCCCATGAGATACTTTATTCTCTTTTGCCTTGGCGGTCAACTCGTCTGCTTCGGGACACTCGATATATCCCTCGTCATAAAGCCACAACTCAACCGCTTCGGCTCTTGACAGTTTCAACTGTGCTTGCAGATTGGCGACCGCCTTATTCGGCACATTGACCACCTTGCCACCTTTTAAGGTGTAGGGGGTATACATACTTGCCATACTGTTTACCTCTCTTTCTATCCTCTTGACATATATATTATACCATACCTTTGGCTATTTGTCAAGAGGTTTGGTAAAACTTTTTGAAAAAATTTTTCTCCGTGGGGAGAGGGGGGTTAATCCCCCTCACCCTCGTCTACGACCTCACCATAAGCGAGGGCGTAGTATGCGACCTTCTTCTCGACGGTACGCACGAAATCCTTGGGGTTCTTGGAGAAGATAGAGGTGACCATCTGCGAGGACACACCCTCTCCATTGTGGCGCACATAGGACTTGATGCGCTCGTCCTTAAGGATTGCGCCTACGGTCAAACCCTTACCCTCGACCTCGGCAAGAATATCCTTGATAATCTCGCTGACGGCAAGCGCGTCCTTCTGTGCAGGGGTTGCGGTTGCGGACTTGCTACCCTTACGAGCAAGGAGTTCGTTCTCGTGGGTGATATGCTCGATAAGCATATTCTTCTCGTCCTCGGTGGGAACTCTGCCGTTAAGTACGGCGATAAGGAGTTCATTCTTCTCTCTCTTGGTAATCTTCTTTTCTGCCATTTTTTCTACCTCTCTTTATTTTTATTTTTTGTTAGTGGGGAGTGGCTCTCCCTTACTACACTTATATTATACCACATTTCGTGGCTTTTGTCAAGGGGTTTTTGAAAAGTTTTTCAAAAATTTTTTGCGATACTATTCTCAATGCTACTTTATCGCATTTGTTTCACATTGAAGAATGAGGAGATTTTTTTCGAGGTTTTAACTCACCCTCGCCCCTTGACTACGATAATATTATACCACAAAAATGAAAATTTGTCAATAGAAAATGGGAAAATAATTTGCACAAAATTTAGGCAGATTTTGGCGGAAAAATTGTGCAATTTGCATAAAAACACACAAAACGGCTCAGTGGCGACCGCCACTGAGCCGACGAAAGAAAAAAGACCTCTGCCGTCGCAGAGGTCTATCCCATGGGTTGAGCATTCTCACTTTCTCACCGCTCCTTGCGCATAGGGGGTTTTGGATTTAATGCTCTGCGACGGTGTGAGCCTCGAACTCACCTCTGTCCTTCCTACGGACTGTTTTAACCACTAAACTACCCGTCGATATGTAGAGGGGCTTGCGCCCCTCACTCATGCAAGGCGAAAGTAGGTGACTTTCTTGTCCGTGGTCTTAATCACATCACCGCAGTCGGCCAACTTCTTCAGCATAGCCGACACTCTCTGCGCCGAGGTTTCCTTGCCGTCTGCCCACTTGAACGAAGCAATACGCTCGTCCTTGGCGACCGCGCCGCACTGCATACCCTTGACATCGGGATACTCTGCGAGAACATCGCGGATAATTTCCATGAAAGCGTCCTGTTCCTCGGTGCGCTTTGCGCTCGTCTTGCCCGACTTACTCTCCAACTGCGCAATTTTCTTCTCTGCGAACGCCTTGAAAACTGCGGACGGAATACCGCCAATTTCGTCGGTGCGGTCAGTCTCTGCGAGGATTGCTTCGAACATCTGCTTCTGCGTGTACTTGATTTCCTTGATTTCTGCCATAATTTTTTCCTCTCTTGCGGTAGGTCGCAACCCATATTATTTTTATTTTGAGGTTTCCCTCTTGTTTACATTTATATTATACCATACTTTTTGGTATTTGTCAATAGGTTTTTGAAAATTTTTTTATTTTTTTTGTGGGGAGAGATTATTCTCTCCCCGTGGTTACATCGTCAAATTCGGTCTTGCGCTTGTGGAATGGGAATACCCATTCACCTTCGGGAGTGAGACAGCCATTATGCGTGGGTACTTGGAAGATATTACAACCTCTCTTACCCAATTCGCAAAGGATACGCAATTCCCATTGAACATCGGAGAGCGCGGTGTGTTCCTCAACAAATTCTTTATCATTGTTAAGGAAAGCGGTTACACCCTCAACAGAGGTTGGGATATACTTACCACTTGGGGTACGGAGATTGTGTTCGTTGCAAAATGCGATATAGTCCTCGGTAGCGCAAATTGCAAGTTGCGCGTTCGTCCAAATATCCACAACCTCGATTTTGTCAAGCGGATTAAGGAGATTGAGCGCGGTCGCGGTTCTGCGGAATTTGTCCTCGTCAAATTGACAGTTATACGCAAAGCCGTACTGAATACCATAGCGGTCAATATCGCGCGCCATTTGCTCGAAAATCTGCTTCTCGGTGCGGAGAATTGCCGAGCCATTTTCAACATTATAGTCGAACTTGGCAAGTTTTTCTGCCTTGACGAACATATCGTTCAAGAGCCACAGACGATTTTTGTAGTGTTTGCCTACAAGATAGTCACGACCTTTGAGTATGCGATACTTGAATGTGGTCAAGTCAATATCGGCAACGCAATAACCGATATTTAACAAAGTTTGGGTACAGCACCCAGCGGTTTCGGTGTCAAACACAAGAATGTTCATTGGATTTTTCTTTTTCCTCTCTTTCTGTCATAGGGGATTGCTTCCTCTCCCTCTCGACATTATTATTATATCACATCTTGACGGATTTGTCAAGAGGTTTTACGAAATTTCTTTGAGAATTTCAAAGATTTTTTCGGGCGGATATGCGCGTCCTTTACTCCATTCGGCGCGGTTGCGCTCCTCATCATCGAACAGTATGCCCACGCTCTTGGCAACGGACGATTTTGGAGTGCCATACGGCACGATATGGATTTCATCAAACTGAACGGACTTAAGGTGCTTTTTGAGCCACTTGCGCTTGGCTTTTTCAACCGCTTTGTTATAGTCCTCGGTTGCGGTCTTGGATAGCCACGATATAATGCCTATGCGTGCGCCCTTGCTCTGTGCCGTATTCAATGCTCTTGCAAGCGCGGACATATTGTGCATGACTTGCGCTTCTTCATACGGACGAGGATTGTGCGCTTCAAGGTCAGCAAGCCAACCTTGTACCCCATAGAGGTCTGCAATAGTGCCGTCCATATCAAAATAAATCGTCATTTGGTTTTCCTCTCTTGTTCCTTACTGCTCTTATATTATATCATACTTTGAATGATTTGTCAAGGGGTTTTTCAAAAGTTTTTGAAAAATTTTTTCGAGTTGCGGTGGTCGGTTTTTCTCTGCCGTTAACCTTTCGCCCCTTGACTACGATAATATTATACCACAAAAGGCGGTGAATGTCAAGCGGTTTTGGGAAATTTCTTTTCGTCAAGTTGCACAAACATTTGGCGAAAAAAGGTGTGGAATTGTGCAATTTGCACAAAAACGGCAGGGCGACGGGCGCCGCCGTGCCGACCAAAGAAAAGAGGTGGTTTAAACCACCTCTACTCTTTTCCAAGAAGCCGCACCATCATAACCATAACAATTTTCATTATCATAGTCGGGTTTGGTTTCTTTTGGCAATCCATAACAACCATGACTAATATCGTCTACAATTTCGGTTGCCTTATCTTTGTTTGCACAAATACAATAAAGTCCGTGAACCTCGTCGGAAATAAGATATACATATTCCATATCTTTACCCCTCAATCTTTTTTAATGCTTCGCTTGTCTGGTCGCAAAGGAGTTCCAATCCTCTGCTCCAACTGTCTGAAATGGCAAGCAAGGGGCAGGCATCGCAGTTACCGTCAAGTTCGTCGGGACAAGTTACATATCTGCAAAGGTCGATTGGAATATCGTCAAGCATTTGTCTTATCTTGTGACTTTCGTCTTTTTCAAGTATGAATTTTGCTTTCATTCTTTTATCCTCTTAATCTTCATATATTCAAGTCCTCTTGTAGGACAAAACAGTGCAACGGTTTTAAGAATTTGCTTTTTTACCTCGCGTTTGTTTTTGGCTACCATGCGACCTTTAATAAAGCCATTGGCTTCATAAATGTAGGTTTTGACTTTCATATTATTCTCCTTTCTGCTCATAGGTGCAGTAGGCGTTAAATCGCCAAGCAACATCTGTTTTTACTGCATAGGCAACTGCTTCTTCTTCTGTTTTAAAAGTTGGAGTAAGATAAAATCCCCTTTGACAATCTATTGTGTGTACTCTAATTTTCCACATATTAACCTCCGATTATCATTTGAAATAAGTTCCACATATTCATCACCCAAAGGGCGAGATTGAGAACTACAAGGTTGATTTTGCGCGCTTCCCAACAGAAAGCGGTTGCGATTGTTGCGCCAATGCACCATAGTATTGTCATGTTTGCGCCCATCATACCGCCTATGGCGCATATTGTATAAATTAAGGCGGTGAGGTCTGTGATATCGAACTCATAAGGGCGGTCAAGGTTGAAAAAGGTTCTAAATGCACGCATCTATAATTTCCTCATCTCCATCACTTTCGTAGGTTGTAGAGGTAACAAAGCCGTGTCCACAGCCACAACGATACCAACGCTCTACATATATAGTCCAACCATCTTCATGATATTGTACCTCAAAAGGCTCGGGTTGTGCGGTGCTACCGCAATTTGGACATTTAATCATTTTTTCCCATTATCTCCCTTATAACTTCTTCAATTCCCATTCCTAAAATGATATATAAAGTAGCCATAATGATATTTTCAATAATCATAAGTGTTTACCTCTCTTTCACACTTATATTATACCACAAGTATGTAGTTTTGTCAAGAGGTTTTCGAAAAATATTTGCAACTATTTTTCTTATCTCCGATACTCGCCTAGTAGTGTAGACCGTTTGTTTCTGTGTTTATCCTTGTGCGCACAAAGGTTACTGCTTTCCAAGTCTATGTTTGCCACTGTTTTCTCCGCACGAGGTTCCCCTCTTGACATTATTATTATACCATACAATCGGGAAAATGTCAAGTAGTAATGTTGCACAAACTTTCGCGCGAAAAATGGCGAGAAGTATACAAAATGCACAAAACGGCGCCGCGCGAACGCAAAGGCGCCGGCCGGCACTTTAAATTGCGCATAGGTAATTGCAGGAAAAAGAAAAAGCCTCGAACATTCGACAAAGTTCGCGGCAAATGTGTAAGAGGTCTAAGTCGCGGAAAATCGGACTAGGCGCGACCGCTTTCGTCCGTCAGCTTAATGGCTGAAGTGTTTCAACACGTCTTGCGCGCTGTACTCATTTTCATCATCACTCATAATTATAATTTTATTTTCCCATTCAGCAGGAATGTTTAAAATTTTAAATATTTCCTTTAAGAATGAAATCATATTCGAACAATCATTTTTTTGATTGTCAGAATGAAAAAGAAGGGCGCCCAACTCTTCACAATAAAGCGCGTGAAGGGGATAGTCTTGCGCCGAGAGGGTTTCCCAATCAAGAGGGGTTAGTGATGATTCAAATTGAGTTACGACAAGAGCGTGGATGAAGTGATACTTCATACCGCGTGACCTCCTTGTATCTCTATTTATTTTCTTTTTACATTTATATTATAATATAAAATTTTATAAAAGTCAAAAGGCGCAGATTACTCTGCGCCCTCTTTTAGAAATCTTCTTTGCAAAGAAAGTTGAGTTTCTTTTCTCCGTTGAGATAAATGTCGATATCGCTTGAATAATAGCCATTCTGTGAAGAATAACAAGGAACAAAAAACATTCTCCACGGATTGTCACCAAAGCGAAATCCTTGTTCTTCAACCGCTTCAAAAAACAAGTGTTTGGTATCAAAATCGTAGGCTCTTGCCAAATCATCAAGCTGTTGACAGTCTGCATAGTTCCACTCGCAACAGTCTTGACAATGATCTGCGGTGATTGTAGTGCCATCATCAAACTCGATGAGGTCGTATTCAAGATGAATAATTTTTGCCATATTTCTTCTCCTTTTGCGCGCATTTCCAATTTTTTCTAGTGCGCGCCTTTATTTTTATGTATGAGAGCGATTATCTTCGCTCTCTTGCTTCTCGATATGCAAAGTGCCGTCTGCCTCGGATATACTCGCACTCGATTTCTCTTGTGTGGCACAAGCATCGCAAAGCACTTTCCAAACTGCCGATAGTCACAAGCGGAACTCCATCTTCGTCGCAAGGCATACGCATATAGATTTCTTCTTTTGTAAGATAGCAGTCCTTGTTTTGATAGAGAATATCCTCAATCAAACAGTAGGCACTTGCGCTCTTGCCCTCGATAGTAGATTTCTTAATCATAAGTATTTCCTCTCTTTCCTTTGGTATATATATTATACCATACTTTTATGTATTTGTCAAGAGGTTTTGAAAAAATATGCATTTTTTTTCGTGAGAGGGTCTGTGCCGTTCCTCTCGCCCCTATCCATTTACCTTTGTCGACTTGGTGTCTGTCGGGGTCTGTGGTTCTGTTGCTTGGGTGCTCTCTTCCTCTTGACATACTTATTATACCACATTTATCGGGATTTGTCAATAGGTAATAATCACCAAAGTTTTGCGCCGATTTTTGTGCAAAATGCTAGCCCACGAATAAAACGGCTCGGAACCCTAGTTTTCGAGCCGTCGGAAAAAAGAAAAGAGGGCGGGCGCCCTCTTAACTTTGATAACTTGAAATTTCATTACTGGAGCATTGTGCCACCATTAAAGAGATTTCAGTGCTGTATGATAATTCATCGACGAATATCTGTTTTCCTTTTGCATAGGCATAGCCACATTCCCAAGCAGAGCCAAGGTCACCCTCCATCCCCTCGCAAAAATAATAGATAGCATCACACTCGTCGAGTTGATGAATATCTTCGAGGAAAACCTCATTTGCCCATTCTTCATTGGTTAGGTCTTTTGCATCGGGAACTTTGAACTCGTGGGGGACATATACTGTATGCCCCATAGCCCTCAAGAGCCTTGCGTGTTTATCTATTCTTTCCTTTTGTTCTTCGGTGAACATTGCGCTTGCCATATAAATTTTCATACCTCTACCCCCAAGCTAATCATAATTGCCTTATCAATTTGTGCCATAGTGTTTTCGTCAAGTTCTCCCATATACGCTTTAAGTCTGCGCTTGTCGAGTGTTCTAATCTGTTCCAAAAGAACAATGCTATCTTTCGTCAAACCGCACTTGCGAATTTCGATATGTGTGGGAAGGCTTGCTTTTGAAAGGCGCGAGGTGATAGCCGCCGCGATAACCGTGGGCGCATGACTATTGCCTATATCATTTTGAATGATAAGCACTGGGCGCATACCGCCTTGTTCGCTTCCAATGACAGGTGATAAGTCTGCGTAGTAAATTTGACCTCTGCGAATATTTAATGGTTTCATTATGTACCCCCTTGTAGGGGCGGATTTTAGTCCGCCACCCACTCTTTCACTACTGTATTTGTGACGATGGTATATTCAGCAATAACCTCGCCCGTGAAATTGCAAATGACCACGGTATTCTTTTTTCTTGTGGTTGCGTTGGCTCTTGCATATTTGACGGCTCTTTCCTTATCGTCAAAGTCTGCGATATGCGTGCCGTCCTCATAAATACCGAAATCGAGAATGTCCATTTTAATCATAGGTGTGTACCTTTCCTTTCTTTATCTTACATATATATTATACCATATATCCTTGCTTTTGTCAATATGGCATTTTGCACAAAGTTTTGGCTCGGGACTTGTCAACAATAGACAAGTCCCATATCGCGCCAACGGAGAATGGAGATTTGATTATGCGCCCGACCGACTTCAAGCGCTTCCTTTTTTGTGTTGACCCTATGTGATTTATCGATATAAAACACGCCATCGGATAGCCACACTCCACAGTTACCGCCGTATGCCTTTACCGCGTTAATTGCCTCTCTTGCGGTTTTGCACTCTATACCCTCGGTCGCTACCTGATAACCGCTTTTGTAGGTGATGGGCGCGCCCTTCTTGAGAGTCAAGCCGTCGTTGTTTTTGAGTTTGAGTATTGAACGAATGTTAATCATAGTATGTAGTACCCCTTTCCTTTACTGTACCTTAATTATACCATAAAAGCGGGATAATGTCAATAGGCAAAAGTAACAAAGTTTTGAAGAAAAAAAGATGCTAATTTGTGCAAATTGCATAAAACGGCCCGCGGCGTAGGTAAGCGGGCCGGCCGAAAAAAGAAGGCGCACATTATGCGCCTTTGCTTAAAATATCCCATATTCTACGAAATTCTGCATCACGCTCTTCCATTGAATTAAATAAAATTCGGTCAGACTGATTTGTACCATATATCACTAAAATCTCTTGACAGAGAAAAGGAGAAATCTTAATAAGAGTGGTTACATTATAGATATAGCAATCTTTAATTTTAATAAACATATTTATACCCCCTTAATAAGTATCGTATCCGAGGATTTCGGCAGTCTCTTCGTCAATCAATTCATCAAAGACCGCATAATCGAAGTTGTCGTCCGCTACCTCTTGACACTTTGCGATAAAGTCTTCCATTTCCTCTCCGTCCTCTTTTTTGAGTTCGACAAGGAAAACCTCCCCGCTCTCTTTATCATAGAATTTAGCGTCAAGATAATCTCCGACTTTTGTTGTTTCCCATATCTGTTCGTTGCTCATTTGTTTTACCTCTCTTTTATGTATTTGTATCAAGAGCAAGTTGTCTGTCTGCTCTAAACTACTCAATGGTTTCGGGTATCTCAACCGTGCGTTCTCCGAGTTTTCGTTCATCGTTTCCGAGCCTTGCTCTTGATTACATACATATTATATCATAAATAAATCTATTTGTCAAGTGTTTTTGCAAAAGTTTTTTGAAATATCGAATAAGTTTACAAAATGTTCATAATTTAACAGTAGGTGCTAAACTATTGGCTTTACGGGTAACAAATTTGAAATGAAAGGTTCATAATTTTGCGTAAAAAAGTTTACAAACTGTTCACAATTTCTTAAAACGGCCCGCGCGCGAATGTGTGCGGGCCGGGCAAACAAAAGAAGAGGGCTTGCGCCCTCTTACTGCATATCCACGGTGCGTTCTTCAACAATCATAACGGTGTCGGTTAAGAACACGGGATTGCGCCACTCCTCATAGAAGCCCATTCCGTCATCTACGAGTTCGGCTCTGTTGCCAATCGTTCTCTTGACATAGTCAATAGCCTTGTCACGGGTAGAGAAAAGCGCAGGCGCGTGGTCTTCGACTTCCCAAGGATTAGGTCCTAAAATCTTGCGCATGGTGGCGGTCCAGATGGTCATAGCAGATACCTCTTGTAATATGTAGTCAGTAAGAGAGCCTTGCAAGGAAGGAGTGCATGTTGCGAGGGTGCTTTTTCAACCCTTATCTCCTCTCCCCTACTGCTCTTATATTATACCACATATCGGGATAGAAGTCAATAGGCAAAATGCACAAACTTTCAGCGCCAAATTTGTGCAACCTGCACAGATCGCGTAAATCGTGCCGCGGCGGGCGGTCGCGGCACGGCGAAAAGAAGAGGGCGCATTTGCGCCCTCTTAATATGGGTATACTGACATTCTGCGGATCATTGTGGCGTCACCTTGTTGCTTCAAGGTGCGCTCGGCTTCTTTCGCTTTTCGCTCCAAGAGATATTCACCACAGCAATACCACCCTTCGCCCACAAGGACATAGAGTTTCCACACGGTGTGCTTCATCATTCCTCGTTTTCCTCCTCTATAATCTCTAAATCCCACTCATATCCAAGGGGGTTAACAGGGTCAAGCCAAGTCCATTCATAGTCCTCGCAGAATTGGACGGCTTCATCGAAAGTGGGGAAGGAACGGAGTTTTTTCTCCGTCCCCCCAAGAGAGAAAGCATATACATTGAATACCATATTAGCACTCCCCCGTATAGCAACCCATATAAGGGTCAAATCCGCTTTCGTCGGAGTCGTCGTCGTAGTCAAACTCGTCGGTAAGGGGGCAGAAATCCAATCCTCGGTTATAGGTGGCTTCAACAAGAGCCTCGGCCTCGTCCTCGGGGATTAAGCCCTGTTCGCAAAGAGCGACAACGCGCCATATGGCTTTGGTATGGACATCTTCGTGTCCAAGGTCATGGGTTGCAAGGTCTGCGGTTTGTCTGATAGTCATGGTATTTACCTCTTGATTATGTAGTCAGCAGGGCGGTTCTCCCTTACTGCTCTTATATTATATCACATATTGACACAAAAGTCAATGAATATTTTGTAACATAATTGCAAACAGTTTATGAACATTTCGGGACGGGATTTGTTCATACTTTATTCAAACATTTGAAACAAAAAATTTACAATTTGTTCACAATTCCATTTAGCGGCTCGCGGCGATGGGTCGCGAGCCGAGCAATAAAAAAAGGGCGCCTAAAGCGCCCCTCCAATTATCCTATGGCTTGGATTACCACTTCATCGGTAGTAGACTCGTATACTGAAAACTCGGCATTGTCACTATGTGAGTACCCTTCTCCCGTATAAGGGTCAATAATATCAAGCGCAATGTTTGCATCTTGAGGAAGTTCTTGCAGTTTTGCTATAAGTGTTTTTACAGTCATAATTATCTCCTTATATTATTTTTATTTGGTGGCGCCAAGAGTTACCCCAAGGCGCCATATGGCTTTGGTATAGGTTTTCTTATAGCGCGTCGGGCGCACGAAAAAATACTCTGATTTTGTTATAGCCATATCTTTGCAAGTCTTTAAGTGTCCAGCCTCTTGAGTGACACAGTTTGGTTATGGCATGCTCTTGATAATATTGTTTCCGTTCGTAGTATGCTTCGGGAGAGGGTACCTCTATGCGGTACCCTGCTTCCTTATATCCCTTGTCACTTGATAACTTTACATATGCGTATATCATGCTTCCCTCCCATTAAGCATAGGCATACATCATAATATCCGCTATGCACTCTTGTAAGTCATCACCGTCAGCCGTCCATCCTGTAAAATCAAAGCCTTCTTCTACAAGGTCTTCATACCATTCAAGCATTTGCCATCCTTCGATAGCTTCAAAAACAACCTGCCCATTATTGTCGCAAATCTCAAAATACATTATATATACCTTCCTTTCATATGGGGCGGTTTATACCGCCCCTATTCTTTCGAGCATATGCTCTTCGTACTGTGCGCTTATATCCTCTTCCATGTCATACTTCTGCGCTAATTCCTCATAGTATGCCATGAGTCCCTCGTGGGCTTCCCTGACCTCTCGGTCAAGGGCGTCCACGGCTTCCTCAAATTCCGCTTGCTTGCGGTTGTCTATGTATCTATCAATAAGCATATTCCCAATCTCCTCTCTCGGTATGGATAGTGATAATATAATCGTCATGGTCTATGGTCATGCCGTGAATATCACAGCACTCATTGTCTGCCCAATCAAAGGCAAGTCGCGCATAAATGCGGTGGTGATTATCAAATACCTCTTTGAGTATGGCTCTTGTCGTATCCATATCTTTACCCCCTTTAATCAATGTATACTTTGCAAATATTGCCATAAACTCGACCGCCAAAATTATTAGCGTCGCATGCGTTTATAATTTCTTCTTCCGTCATGCCGTCATAGTTTTTAATTCCGTAGGTTTCCGCGCCGTACTCTTTCATAAGTAAAGTTTTTTCAAAGTTTGCATTTTTCATTTTGTTTACCTCTCTTTTTTTGTTTTTTGTTGAGTGACTCTCTTGCCCCTCTGTGCATATTGTACCACAGTTTGGATTGATTGTCAATAGGAAAATGAAAATTTCTTTTTGAATTTTTTGTATTTTCTTTTTGAACAAATTGTGAACAAATTTTGGGTGTCTTTTGGTAAAAATTGGAAAACTACGCCACATTGTAAAGCTTTACGGGATTTTAACTTTTTAGCACGCTAAAGTGGTTTTGCTCGCGACAATTCTCTCCTAGAAAATTCAAATAATTTCAAAAAACGATAACCATTTAATAACGCATAATAAAAGAGGGATTTTAAATAAAATCCCTCTTTATCACCTATTCAATTTGATTTTTTACGCATGCGTCTCTGTTTAGCTTTTTCGGCCGCTCTCGCGCGTTTCTTTTGTTTACTCCACTCTTTCTCTCTTTTTAACTCTGCCGCAATATTCTCAATTTTCTCTCCAAGACCAACCCTTACCCATGTCCTATAATGCGCCTCAATGGGCCCACACGCGCTCTCTGCGCCAATCTTCACAATTTCTCCTACATGTCTAAAAAAGAAACATACAGGCGGCATATGTGTTACGATATCATTTTTGTTTCTATATACTTTAAAGGTGCGCCAGCGCTCTTTTAATTTTTGCGGCAGGCGCCAACCCGCATAAATACGCGGGGCTTCGAATCCATATCCTAGTATATGATCTCCTTGGCGCAAATCTCCTCTATGGAACCAAACACATTCATGACAAAGTGCGGCGAGCGCGCCTCCATGACTATATCCTACTACTACAATTCTGCGCCATCTATAGCTTCCATTTTCCATAGGATCCTCTTCAAGAATCTTATTAATAATAATATCCTCTACTGTTTTCCAGCACTTTAGAAAACCGCCGTGCACACGATAAGAGATTTCCATATCTTTATAGGGGCGGCGCCAATAGGAGAAATTATTGCGCCAATCATCTAAGCCATCGCTTGGTTCAAAGAAAATATATAAAATCCCCTCGCCTGAATCCTCTATGAATCCATAGTCCACTCCATCTCCTACCTAAGTATAGATTTTATCTTTGTTACACATTTTAAAAAGTTCTAACTCAGTCATCATTTTCAAGTACCTCTAAAGGTTTGTTTAACACTGCGGTCAACATCTCTTGTTCGCGGCGGCTATCAACATATCCTGCATCATATGCACCATCAATAGCAGCTTCAAACTCGGCAAGAGTAAGAGTAATAAATTCACATCCATTTTTATCTTTGCTTACTTTAACGATAATTGGTTTCATGCGCCCACCTCGCTATTCGGCGCTGAAGGGTGCAGCTCAATCTTCTTTGTATCTGGATCGCCGCCAAGATCAATAATATGATATATATATTCGCCTCTTTTAATCGTTCCAACAAAGCACGCATATCTATCTCTTGAATTAAAGATGTGATCCATCTCCCAACCAGTCCCTACACATGCCATTAGATGATCTTCATATTCAGCAGTTGTGTCTACTTTTGCCCAAAAACATAAATTATTATGAGCATCGGCGCCAACACTTAACACTATTGCGCCCTTAGGCATTCTATATACCTGATTAATAAAATCTGGTTCAATTTTATATTTCCAAATAGTTTGCATTATTTTTCTCCTTTAATAATCTTTAATTATATTATATCTTGAAAATTTTAAAATGTCAAGCCAAAACTCCTCGATCTATTGACATTTTTCAAAATTTTTGGTATAATTTGATTAAAGATAGATGAAAGGAGCCATAATATGGAAAAAATAACCTTATCAGACATTCTGCCAGAAGAAGACCCAGATACCGAAGACTCGGCTCCTGAACAAGAGGCAGAAGTTATTGAGGAGAAATTACTCGAAGAAAATATTGAATCTACTATTAAGCTAGACTATAAATTAAAAACCTGCGAAGAGCGCGCCGACCTTGTTAATAAGATCGTGGCGCAAACCCCTAAGGAGAAATTAAGCAATCGCTATTTAGAGATTTTAGGTGATTACATAATGGGCGGCATTAGTAAAGAAGAAAAAAAGGCGCGCCTATACTTGACTGATAATCGCTTGATAACGATTAATAAGCGCGAAACTTCTTTTGAAGGATTGGCAGAAAAGTTTGAAAATGGCGAAGATGGAATTTATAATTTGATGGTAAATGATAAAAATGTTTTACTTACACCTAAAATTGGAATTACAGATGAAGATATTAACACAATTCCTGGATTAAAAGAGCTTAAAATTCAAATGCAAGCCACTGAAGAGGCGATAAAAGCGGCAACTGGTAAAAAAAAGTATTTACTTAAAAAGTAGTTGATTGAAATGCGCCGTGATTAGTATGCGCTTAAGAATTCTGCTAAGCCTCCTATGTATTTGGCGCCCACGCCGCATGGATTAAACAAAGTTGACCTCTCTGAGCATCGGTGGGTTGATTCAAATGGAAATCCTCAAAGCGATGGGCTAATATCCTTCTTTAATCCAGTTCACATTTTGGCAATTTTAAGTAATTACAATGCGTTAAAGTTAGAGACCAATGGGCGCTATCAAAATGACTTTTATTATCTTATGGAAGATTTTGACTTACTCTTGAATAAAAGCCTTGAAAAATATCCCCATTTTTTAGATTTCTTAAAAATGAAATTTGATGGAAAGACTAGCGCAGAAATTCAAACCATGTTAAAAGAAAAATATAATATCTCTTATTCAATTTAGTATATATCTTCTTTATGGAGAACTAAAATTCCAAAAATAATTGCAGAGAAGGCGCAAAATGATTATTTAATATGGCATTATACCAATGTAGAAAAGGGCGTTTGGAAAAAGTGCTCTTGTTGTAAACAGCTAAAACCTTCTAGCACACGTTTTTTTTCAAAAAATAACACCAGTAAAGATGGATTGTATAGCATTTGTAAAGAGTGCAGAAATAAAAAATAAATATCAATTTTAATGAAATGATATTGTTCTATTTTTACTTTCAATAGAATTAACTACGAAAGGAGAATAATAAATGGCAAAATATCATTGTGATAAATGCAATAAAGAATTAGAAGAAGTTAATTTTTATAAATATCGAGACGGTAGTTATGTAGAATTGTGTAAAAAATGTTTAACAATGCATGTGGATGTTTTTGATCCAAGTACTTTTACATGGCTATTAGAAAAACTCGATGTTCCTTATATTCCACAAGAATGGAATACGGTTATTGAAAAGAAAATGGCGAAAAAGCCTGATGCGCCAATTTCACATTCCGCTGTTTTTGGATCTTACTTATCGAAAACAAAACTAAAATAGTGGAAAGACTTTTATTGGGCAGATAATGAAAAAATATAGGAAATGTATTTTTAGCAAAGCGCCTAGGCGTCTGCGGAAAAAGCTGAACTTGATGCAATGTATCAAGAGCAATTTGAATCTGGCTAGATTTCTGAAGCATAGTATAAAACTCTTACATCCCCCAAAGCGCGTAACGATTAGATGATGAGTATGCTAGCGGCGCATGGCCCTTATCTAGGAGAAAATAATCCATATGATGAAACTCAATTTCTTGATGATGCGGAGATTCCTGATCCTGCAGCACACATGACTCAAGAAGAAAAGATTACTTTTGCAATGAAGTGGGGTAAGTTTTATAAGCCAAGTGAATGGGTTGAACTTGAAACAGATTATCAAAAGATGAAGAAGTCTTTTGATATTTAGGACGCAGACTCTGAGAATACTTTAATCCTTTTGTGTAAAACGAATTTAAAAGCAAATCAAGCTATTGATTGCGGAGATATTGAAGGATTCCAAAAATTGTCTAAAGTGTCTGAGTCATTACGTAAATCAGCAAAATTCACTGCGGCGCAAAATAAAGAGCAAAAAGGCGACTTTGTTGATTCTGTTGGAGAACTTATAGCTATATGTGAACGAGATGGCTTTATTCCACGTTTTGCAACAGATATTCCTCAGGATAAAGTTGATATGACTTTAAAAGATATGAATGAATATGTGCGAAAGTTAGTTACTCAAGATTTAGGATTTGGACAACAAATTGAGGACTCGTTGAAAAAGATTATGATTCAAAATGAAATGAATAAAGAAGCCGAACGCCGCCAAGAGGAAGAAGGAGAAGATTATGATCCTTATGCGCCTACGGAACTTGATGATGAAGATATTATTGAACACTATGATAATCTTCTAGAAATGAGAAAGAAAGACCGAGATCTCTTGGAGAAAGAGTGATATTATGGCAGTTCAAGATTTAATTAATCTCGCTCTTGAAGGGGGCTAGAAAAAGATTGGTATTTCTGAAGAGCGAATAAGAGTTTAGATTCCAATAATTCGTTAGTATGTAGCTTATTGGCGTGAGTACCCAGATATGTTTGTAGAGTTTCTTTGTGGTTCTAATCCAGAGAACTTTTCACTATTCTTTTATTAGCGTCTTTTTTTGCGCGCAGTTATGCGTCATAGATATGCTTATGCCACTTTCCCTCGTGCATATTCAAAGAGCTTCTTATCAGTACTTGTTTTAATGCTTAGATGCATACTTTATCCCGGTAGTCATTTATTCGTTACTACAGGCGGCAAAGAGTAGGCGGCGGGTATTGCTAAAGAAAAGTCAGATGAGCTTTGTAAGTTAATACCTGGTTTAAAAAATGAACTAGATATGACAAGAGGTAAAACTAAAACTAGTAAAGATAATATTGAATTAATATTCAAAAATGGTTCAAAATTAGACATTATGGCTGCGCGCCAGTCCTCTCGTGGTAAACGTGCTACTGGTGGTTTAATGGAGGAATGTATTCTTATAGACTAGACCTTGTTGAATGAAGTAATAATCCCTAGATACTGGGGCGCAGCAGCGTGAGCTACTGTGGAAAACGGTGTGAACCTGTGATACAAGGGTGTGGATCTTCGGATCTGCTAACGGGGAACAGTCAAAAACCCCGTGCCAAGCTTCACCGTATGGTGTTGAAGGTGTAGAGACTATCCGGGATGAGTGTACCGGTTAGGGTGGAATTGATCACCACTCGAAGCGCACCGCAACTAAAAATTTTGGTCAAATTTTGATAATATTGCTACTTTAAATTTTATATATTCATGAAAGGGAATAATCCCGGGATAGAATGTAAATCAAAAGGAGTAATATTATGTGGAAAAAATTTTATTTTGAAGGTGTTGAAACAGATTATAGTGTTTCAACAGAAGGGGTAGTAAGAAAAGACACAACAGACTATATTTTATCACAATCTTCTTAGCAGGATTATAAATTTGTAACTTTGCTTATAGCAGGAAAACAAAAAAGAATGAGAGTGCATAGAATGGTGGCTGAAACTTTTCTTGACAATCCAGAAAAGAAACCTTATGTAAATCATATTAATGGTAATCGTGGAGATAATAATGTTGAGAATTTAGAATGGGTTACTCCCTCAGAAAATACTCAGCATGCTATAGAAACTGGTTTATTCATGTCCGGTAGGGCAAGACCAGTAATTCAATATAATCTTGACGGTGTGCAGATGGCAACCTTTGAAAGTGTCTCTGAGGCAGCTCGTCAAACAGGCGGTTCACAAAGCAAAATCACAATGTGTTGCAGACGTCAAAGATAGACAGCTAATGATTACCAATGGAGATATTATGATGATATTCAAGATGTGACCAAAATTGAGAAAAAATTTATAACGGGCAAAAAGGTTGCTCAATGTGATGAAAATGGAAATATTTTGGCAATTTTTCCAAGTTTCAAAGAAGCGGCGAGAGCCGTAGATGGGACCTCTTCAGCCATTAGCAGAGTATGCAGTGGTATGAATATTCGTCACAAAGGTTATAAATGGAAATTAGTTGATGATATAGTCCAAGAAGACATCTAATAGATGTTTTCTTGACCATGAACGTAGACCGAAGACTTTCAGACGGCTCTCGTATAGAAGATGAGACTGTTAACAAATCGTAGATTTATGTGACTACCGCAGGATGGAAAAACAGCTTCGCATACGAGAAACTTATAGAACTTCTTATTCGTCAGATTATCTACCCTGATGAAGCAGTTGTTATGGGTGGAACTTGGCGCATTCCTGTTATGGAAAAATTATTGAAGAAAAGTTTTATTGAGGAATTAAAGCTTGATGGAACTTATAATGATGCATCTTTTAGCCGTGAATATGAGTCAGAGTGGTCTGGAGATGCCGAAAATGCGTTTTTCTCTGCAGAAAAGTTTGATAAACATCGTCAATTATTACAGCCAGAATATGAATTCTCTGGCCGCACCTCTAAAAATGGTTATTATGTATTAGGAATTGACGTTGGCCGTTTTAAATGCACTACAGAGGTATGTGTATTTAAAGTTACTCCATAGATATAGGGCGCTGCACATAAATCTTTAGTTAATCTCTATTCTTATGAAGCAGAGGACTTTGAAGCGCAAGCTATTAAAATTAAGAAGTTATTTTATAAATACAAGGCGCGTATTGCGGCAATAGACGCGAATGGTCTTGGCGCAGGTCTAATTGACTTTATGACAAAAGGTCAAGAAGATCCAGAAACAGGAGAATATTTACCTCCTTTTGGAGTTGAAGGCGGAACCTCAGACGAGTTTAATGAATAGTATAAGAAAATTAAGGGTCCCGGTGTTGAGGAAAATGCTATGTATTTAATTAAAGCTAATGCGCCTATTAATACAGAAGCACATACTTATGTTCAAACTCAATTAGTTGGTGGTAAAATTAATTTATTAATAGATGAAACTTAGGCTAAAACTAAATTGATGACAACTAAGATGGGATAGGAAATGGATGCGGCCAAGCGCGCAGAGTATCTAAAACCTTTTACTTTAACCACCATCTTGCGCGAGCAATTATTAAATTTAGTAGAAGACAACGAAGGTGTTAATATTATTCTTAAGTAGTCTTCAAGAAGTATTCCCAAAGATAAATTTTCTGCTTTTGAATATGGTTTATATTATATTAAACAAGAGGAAGATCGTAGTAGAAAAAGAAAGAAAAGAAACATATCTGAAATGATGTTCTTCTCGTAACAAAATTTCGGACAATTTTAAATAAACTATATTACACATTTTTTATATAACAATAGTAAAGGAGTGATACAAGTGAAAGCAAGTCGCGGAGAGATTAAAATTTGTGATATTTTAACTGAAGCGGGTGTCTCTTTTACTGAAGAATATTCATTTCCAGATCTTGTTGGACATACTAAAACCCCTTTGCGTTTTGATTTTGCGGTTTTAGATGATGATGGAGAAGTTGATTTTTTAATTGAATATCAAGGTATCCAACATTATGAGCCCAAGTCTAAATTTGGCGGTGTAGCAGGTTTACGCCAATAGCAATACTATGATATGTTAAAAAGGGAATATTGTAAAAAACACAATATTCCCTTGGTTTTAATTCCTTACTATGACGAAGGAAGAATAAACTATGACTATATTTTTAAGGCTGCTGGTTATTGACAAGATTTAAAATTTTGAATATAATATTTAGAGAAAGAAGAGGTGCTTAACTTGAATAACAGAATACAAGAGATTCATTCTAAAGGTTTTGATATAAGCACCCCAAGAAGTGCTCCAGTAGATGGAAATGTTATTCCAGAGTTGGACTATTCAAAGATAAAAGTAGGAATTAGACATCTTGACGACGCAGTCGTTAATTTGGGTAATTATAAGAAACTTGATCCTCGTATGACAAAAGAGCGTATTTAGCAGGCTATTGCTAGAGGCGATATAGAGTTTATGAGAGAGGCTTCTGAGTTCTACTTTAAAGTAAGTGGTATTTATTCTAGACTTTGTAAACACCTTGCTAATTTTTATAGATACGACTGGTTCATTATTCCTTATGCTACTTCAAATAAAGTTACTCCAGATAAGATTATTGAAGGTTTTGATAAAAATAGTGCTTATCTCGATGCTTTTGGCGTAAAAGAGTATTTTGGCGAAGTGGCATTAAAAATAATGCGCCAAGGGTGTTATTACGGATATATTATTGAGGATACAGATACTGCGCAAGTGCAAGAGCTTTTGCCAAGATACTGTAGATCAAGATATAGCGTAAAGGGACGTCCGGCAGTAGAGTTTAACATGAAGTTTTTTGATGACTTCTATAAAGATAAAGATCAGCGCCTTCGTATCTTAAAAATGTTTCCACGAGATTTTCAAAAAGGATATACTGCTTATATTAATGGATAGTTAATTCCAGACTTTCCTGGAGATACTGCGGGATGGTATTTGCTCGACCCAGAGCATACTATGAAATTTAATATTAATGGCGAAGATTATCCTCCTTTTATTTCGGTTATTCCACATATTATTGATTTGGATGCCGCTCAAGAGTTGGATAGAAAGAAAATGGCTCAAAAGCTTCTCAAAATCATTATTTAGAAAATGCCATTAGATAAAAATGGCGATTTGATATTTGATGTTGATGAAGCACAACAGCTTCATAATAATGCTGTTAGAATGTTAGGTAAGGCTATTGGTATTGATGTATTAACAACTTTTGCAGAGGTAGAAGTTGCTGATATGGCAGATAAAAATACTGCTACTACTATTGATGAATTAGAAAAGGTTGAGAGAACCGTTTATAATGAATCTGGTACTGCACAAAATTTATTTAATACCGATGGTAATATCGCATTAGAAAAGAGCATTCTTGATGATGAAGCGAATATGTATAACCTTCTTCTTCAATTTTAGTCATTTTTAAATTATATTATCAAACCTTTGAATAAAAATCCAAAAAAGTTATATTATAAAGTTGAAATACTTCCTACAACAATTTATAATTATAAAGATATGTCAAAAATTTATAGAGAACAAAGCGCGCAAGGCGGCTCTAAGCTGCTTGCTAGCATTGCTTTAGGACAATCTCAATCGGCAGTTTTAGCAACTGCAAAGTTTGAAAACGAGGTTCTTGACATTTCTAGTCTCTTCCAATCTAAGCAACAAAAAGAAGAGGCAAAAGCAAAAATTCAAAATAGCAACAAACCTGCTGAAAATAATGAAAACAAGTAGGAAGAAGTTGTTGAAAAAAAGAAAGTCGGCAGACAAGAAAAGCCTGATGATCAAAAAAGCGAAAAAACAATTCGCAATAAAGAAGCTATGAGCTAAGGAGAGGAGAAACGCAAATGCATAAATCAGTTGCTACGATAAGCTCTCCTGAGTTTATCAATTTACAACCCCTTGATATCAATCCACTTATGAGCGCCTGTGAGATTAAGGTCTTATATGTCGGTGAAAATCGAAACAGATCCTATATTACCAAAGATGTCGCAACGGAAATGGCGAAGACATTACGCGGCGCGCCCATTGTTGGTTATTATAAGGAAGAAAAAGAAGACTTTAGAGACCATGGCCGTGAAGTTATTATTGATGACGAGGGCATTAAATTTAACTGCAAAACCGTTCCTTATGGTTTTGTAGCTCCAGACGCAAAGGTATGGTTTAAAGAATTTGAAGATACCAATGATTTTGGAGAAACTATTTTGAGAGAGTATCTAATGACTACTGGATATTTGTGGACCGGTCAATTTGAAGAGTGTAAGTCCGCCGTTGAGAGTGATGGCAAGCCGCAATCAATGGAATTGGATGAAGATACCTTACAAGGGCACTGGGAAACCAATACTCGTGGCATGGATTTCTTTATTATAAATGACGCAATTTTTTCAAAACTTTGCATTTTGGGCGATGACATTGAGCCTTGTTTCGAAGGCGCTAGTGTTACTGCGCCAAATGTTAGTGCGTCTTTTACAAAGGTAGACGATACCTTTAGACAAACATTATTTACTATGATGCAGGAACTTCAAACTGCATTACAAGGAGGTCAGCAAATGAACAACGATGTTGTTGAAAATGTTGTTGTCGAGGAGCCTGTAGTTGAGTTTAGCGCTGAGCCTGAGTTTGAGCCGGTTGTTGAACCTAGCTTTGAGCCAGAGCCTGAGACACCAGCAGAACCTTCTTTTGCTGCATCACAAGAGCCAGTTGTTGAAGATGCGCCAGTCGTTGCTGAAGAGCCTGTGACTGAGCCTGTTGTGGATGAACCTGTAGTTGAGCCAGTTGCAGATCCAGAACCTGCGGCTGAACCTACTCCTATGGATCCTGAACCGGCGTCCGCGCCTTCTATAGAGGAGCAGTTTACTGCGCTTCAAGCAGAGTATGCAGATCTTCAGAGTAGATTCTCTACTCTTGAGTCTGTCCACAATGATCTTCAATCTAGATTCTCAACTCTTGAAACTGCGCATGCAGAACTTGTTGAATTTAAAAGACTAAGTGACGATGCAAAGAAAGATGAAATGATTGGAAAATTCTACATGCTTAGCGATGATGATAAGGCAGATATTATTTCAAACAAAGCTAATTACACTGTAGAAGAAATTGAAGAAAAACTTTCTGTAATTTGTTTCAGAAAAAAGGTCAATTTTGAATTAGAGGATAACTCTAAAATTAATAATAAAATAGAGCAACCAGCTGTGACATTTAATGTGTCCGACCTTGGCGTTGCTTCTAAGCCCGACTGGTTAAAAGCAGTCGATAATGCGAAAAATCAATAATTTTAAGGAGGACATATAGCATGGCTACTACTATTAAGCGTATTGGATTTGGTCAGGTTGAGCCTAATCATTTATCCGCTCAAAGAAATGGTCAAGTTTACGCACAACTTCCTTGTAATAAGGATATCGCTATTCTTGAGAATGGTCAGTTCGTAAAGTATGACTATAAAACTGGCGAAGTTAACTTCACAGGCGCCGGCGAGTGGATGCTCGTTATGAATGAAGTTAAAATTTATGATGCAAGAGAGTCTTATAAAGATTTTGCTCTTGTAAAGACAAATTATGATGATGGAATTATGGTTCCTAGAGTTCTTGCAACTCATGTTGGAGATATTTACACTACAAACTGCCTTGAGAAGGGAAATACTTCTGGTAAGGCTGAACTTGTTGGTACTGAGGAAATTGATGTTGGAACCGAGCTTAAGATTAACGCTCAAGGTTTCCTTTCTACCGAAGGTACTAGCGATATTGTATTCCAAGTTGTAAAAGTTTATACAATGCCTGATGGCCAACAAGGCATCAAGGTTATGCGTATTCAATAATAAAAGGGAGGGAAATAGTAATGGCATTAAATAGAGAAGATTTACGTACATTAGCAATGCAGACAGCAGGCGCTAATCCTTCTGCTCCCGTTGCATACTCGTTTAGCGGCACTAATTATAGTTATGCAGATTTAAACCAAGCTCTTCGTAATGAGTTAAAAGAGCTTGTTGGTTCATATGCTCTTTGGAGAGAAAATCATAATGTTGTGTTTGCACTTATGGAAGAAATTATCACAGATAAACTTCCTGCCAAGGTTATGCAACAATATGGCGCCTTCGCTGAAATTAAAACTTATAAACAGGGTGAAAAGCCTATCTTTACTCAAAAGATTACTGAGGCTTCTCGTAGACGTGCAAAGCAATTCGTAACCAAGGTTGGTTCTGCTGGTCGTTATGAAGTTTTCAAGCTTGATGGTCGTAGCTACGAAGTAACTACATCGGCTATCGGTGCAGCTTGTCAAATCGCTATTGAGGAATTCCTTGATGGACGCGTTGATATGGCTACCCTTATCGACATTATTATGGAGGGTATGGATGACAAGATTTATCTTGAAATCGCTAATGCTCTTATCGCAACTGTTGAGACAATTCAGACTGCGAATAAGTTTAAGACTGATAAGTTTGATGAAGGTGAAATGGATGCGCTTCTTGCAGTTGCCGATTCTTATGGTAATGGCAGATCTACGATCTATTGCACATTTGAGTTTGCATCTACAATGATTCCTGCAGAGGGTTGGGTATCTGACACAATGAAGGATCAAATGTGGGCAAATGGTTACCTTGGTAATTACAAGGGACATCAAGTAATTGTTCTTCGTCAGTCTTTCACTGATGAAACAAATACAAAGAAAGTCATTGATCCTGCTTATGCTTGGATTATTCCTGGCGGAGCTGAAAAGCCTGTTAAGATTGCCTTTGAAGGTGATACTTGCATTAAGGAAGAGGATAATGATGACTGGTCTAAGGGCATTCACTTCTATAAGAAGGTTGGAGTTGCCGCTATCGTTAATAATGATATTTGTGTTTATCAAAACACATCTCTCACACTTGATAGATAATTAAGATAAAGCAAGAGGGAAGAGAAGATATACTTCCCTTCCCTCTTAAATTTTTTAGGAGATAAAAGGAGTTAAAAATATGTTAAATAACACTGATAAAATTAGAATTGAAAATAGATCTAATTCTATTGTTTCGTATCATGTGCCAGAATCCAATACTATTAGACGTTTTGTTGGAAATGAAGTAAAAGAAGTTTCTATGGGAGAATTGCGTCAAGCGATTCAAATTCCCGGCACTAGAAGATTAATTGAAAGTGATTTAATTATTCATAGCAAAGAAGCAGTCGATGAATTGCTACCTAATGCTGAGCCCGAATATTTTTATAATACTAAGGATGTAGAGTTTCTTTTAGAGCGTGGTACACTTGATCAGCTTTATGATGCTCTTGACTTTGCGCCAGAGGGTGTCGTTCAACTAATTAAAGATGAAGCTGTTAAGACCAATCTTAATGATATGCGCAAGAGAGAGGCTATATTAGAGAAAACAAACTTTGATGTTACTAAGGCTATTGAAATTAGACGCTTAAGTGAAACTGCAGTTAAAACCGAAGTAAAAACAAGACGCGCAACCCCTTTAACTGAAGATGCTGTTGAAAATAAGTCTGAAACACCTACAAGACGCATGAGCGCGCCTAAGTATACTATCGTCAAAGAATAATATATAAAGAAAAGGGGTGATTAATAATGAATATTATTATACCATCACTTGATTCCGTTAAAATAACAGAGACAAATTCTGCGTCTTTAACTACAACTAAAATATTTATTATAAGTAATTATATACCACAAACTCTTATATTAACAAATACTGCTAAGCAAGAGTTTAATTGTATTTTAATTAGAGATGAAAAGCAAGATAAGTTTTCTTTGGGTTTAAATTGCTATTTAATAAGCTCTAAAGAAAATATTCCTGCTGGAGGATATACGGGAAAATTAACCGTAATAGAAGATGTTGAAAATGCTACTTAGAAAATAATTGATCTTGGATCTTTTGAATTTTCTTCAGGATTAGTAGATGAACATGCTCCAATTTATATTAAAGAAAGAAGAATTGGGGAGATTACTACACCAATTTTAGCATAGGATTTAAATTCTCAATAGATTATTTTCTATATTTAGAAATCTTATGATGGAATATCTTTTTTGGATGAAACAAAAACTGTATGGGTAGATTATATACCAGCAGATTTTGAGCCTATTTATGATCCAAACACTGGAAAAACATTAGAATTTTTATCGTCAAACGACGTAGAAGTTGATGATGCTAATCCTGAACCCGAAAGTGGAATTGATTGGATTAGATTAATATGGGATGTTCCTAAAGCTGCAATGAGAGCTCCTGGAGAGGTTAAGTTTGCCATTTCTGTTTTAAACAGCTTTGCAAAAGAAACCTAGTCTGTAAGTTATGTTTGGCAGACTTTTCCATCATCTTTTATAGTATATAAAAATCTTGGTTCTCGTCCTGAACTTCCAGTAGAAAGTCAAGATGACAGTGATTTTGCAACTGAACTTGATAATCGTGTTAAAGATTTAGAAAAAGCAGTAGACGCCTTATAGACTTTAGATAATACATCTGATAAAACAGATTATAAATTTGAATTAGGCGGAGGCGGAGCAGACTCTGTATTAAATGAGGAGGCAACGACATGACTGATTTAAATGTTATTTATAACAGCTTTCTTGATTAGATTACAGATGATATGTATATGGAATTAACAAAAGAAGAAACAGAAAGTATGCTGTTTAATCTTTTTGAAAGCGCCTTACCGTGGTTTGAGTTTCCTCGTTTTGATTTATTTAGTTATGATAAAGAGTTTGGCATGTATAAAGCAAATTTAACTTATGAAGAGATTAAAATTATCTCAATCTATATGATCGTTGAGTGGATTGGACAATAGTTAGCAAATATTGAACTAGTTCGCATGAAATATAGTGGTAGTGATTTTAAGTTTACTTCTTAGGCTAATCATATGCATAAGCTCAAAGATATGCAAAAGGAATATGAGAGAAAAGGATTCCATTTGCAAAGACTATATAAGCGAAGAAAAGCAGATATAAATGGAGTTATGAGATCTACTTTTGGAAGTATAATGGATCCTCCTCAAACACCTGTTTTCATAGACAGTGTTGCCGCTAAAAACGCAATTGAAAAATTAAATGAAGAAGTAAAAGGATTGCAACAATTTGTTGGAAATCAAGCAAACACTAATCCTACTGATGATGAAGAGGTAATTATCTCTGGCGGAAAAGCTTTATAGTAAGGAGATATTGCCATGCTGTTAAAGTACGATTTTAATATTGATAACAATGCAATTCAAGCAAATCTTAAGAGATTAACAAATCAAGTTTATAAATTGCTCCCAATAAGAGAAGAGGGCGCCGATTGGTAGAAACCTTTAACCACTATCTTAGAGGAGTTGTCTGGAATGGACAGTTTGTTTTTCGGTCAACATACTGTTTTATTTACTTTAATCTGTAAGCTTGAAGGACTTTTTAATTTAACTGAAAAAAATGATTTCTTATTATATCGAGGAATTATTTTTGAATGTTTAAATCTATTAAGTGAGTTAAATAAAATATGTCAGGTTTAACGGATTTACAAAAAAGATTAAACTATCGCGGCGGCGCGCGATAGATAGACCGAATGATTGCGGATAAAGAACGAAGCTTAAATAAGGCATTACTTTATTCGTATTAGTCTGCAACTATTGAATTAGTTAAAAACGGCAATTAGTTTAGATGTTTAATTAATCCAAACAAACTTACAATGGAAGCAGACGATAAAGTTATTTCAATACCTTTTGAAGATATCTGTCTCAATACAGAAAAACCCGAAGGTGAAATTACTTCAACTGGTAAGTAGAAGATTGATTTAGCCGTTGGTGATGTTGTAAAGTGGAAAGGAAAAACAGAAGATAGAGATACTTATTGGATTGTTTATTCTTAGTATTTACAAGAGACTGCCTATTTTAGAGGTCAAATGCGCCAATGTGAATCTGAGCCTATTTCTATTAATGGAGTAGATTATTACTTCTATCTTAAGGGTCCTGATGAGAAAGGAATCGATTGGCAAAAATCTAAGCGTTTTATTTTTAACGATTTGAATTATTCGTTAGAAATTTATATTACTAAGACAATAGAATCAAATGAGTTCTTTCAAAGATTTAAAAAATGTAAAGTCTTAGGGAAAAATTGGGAAGTACAAGCAGTTGACAGATATTCAACTGATGGTATTTTGATTGTTTATTTAAAAGAAGATTATGAGAATAAATGGGAAGATGCGCCGGACCAGGTTGAAGAAGATATTATCTAGTCTGAACCAGAAACGCCAGCTACATTTGGTCTTAAACAGGCACCAGCGCCTGTTTCTCCAAGCATTGAAGGGCCAAATGAGGTATATCCTTATGACATCGCTTCCTATAGCATTCTTAATGCAACTGGTGGTCAGTGGTTTTTAAGCAACAAGCGCGCCCGCATTAAGAGTTCTAATGATTCTTCTGTTGTAGTTGAGATTACTACTGGCAGAAGTGGTAGTGTTAGCTTAATATATAGAGTTGAAGGTATGAATGATATTACTTATAATATTAATATACTTTCATTATGAGATAAAAGGAGTTTGTTATGCAGAGAAATTTAATTGATACAAAACCATTAACTTCATCATTTCTTTCTTGTGAAAAAGATACGGAGCTTATTTTACGAAAGCTTTTTGTTGAGTCTTGTCAACATGGAGAGACTCTTAAAAAATTATTAGTAGTTTAGGCGCCAGATGTTCTTGACAAGAATTATGATGTAAGTGAGTATACATTAAAAAAGCTAATTGATGAAGAGTATATTAATATGGATCCTCTTATTAAGTTGCCAGAACATGCTCAAATCAAGGCTTTTATGGGACTTCATTTTGATAACTTTACACCCAATGCAACGAATCCAGAGTTTAGAGATTCTATGATTCATATTGATGTTGTTTGCCACCATGACCATTGGCATCTTGGAAACTATCGTCAAAGACCTTTTAAAATTTTAGGTTAGATTGATGGTATTTTAAATAAGAGTAAATTGACCGGTATTGGTCAAATTAATTTTGTAGGATGTAGTAAAGCGGTTCTTAATGAGGATTGGAGTGCTTTTGCGCTAACCTATATGGCAATTCATGGAAGCGAGGACAAGATTCCTTTTGTTGAAGAATGAGTTGGTTTTACTCTCTGGAGCAGATATTCCTTTTGTTGAAGGAACTGTAACCATTCACTAGCCAAAATTATATGAAATCTCTATGCTTGGAGAAGAGGCTTTATTTATTGGCTGTGAATTGTTGCGTTTTAGCAAAGATATATTAAATATTGAGGACAAAAATAGATTAATCAATTAGAAAGATTTTAATATATTAATGTCGATAATGAATGATAATAGTGAATCAATGATATTTAATGTATCTTGTGCAAAACAAGTGTTAGAATTAATTTTCCCATTGTATGAAGTTATTTATACTCCAATGGCAATTTTACTTGTTGATCGGAATGATAGCACTACTTTGTGTGGAGAAATTAATTCAGAGAATTTTGATGCTTTTAAAGATATCTTAAATTAGATGTTTTGTTTAAAAAAAGCATCCTCTGCGCCTACTTATAACGCGTAGAGCGAATTAGCGAAACAGATTGCGGAAAAGTTTAAGCGTAGACAACAAAAGCTTGCCGAATTATAGTCGTCTACTAGTAAAAAGAAAATTGCAGTCTTTAGTAGATATATTTCGATATTAACAGTTGGATAGCATAAGGATATGAATTCTTTTATGTAGTACACTGTTTATCAATTATTTGATGAATTTCAGCGGTGGGAGCTTAAAGTAGCTTTTGATAGTTATGTATAGGCGCGCATGGCTGGGGCAAAAGATTTAGAAGAACCTTAGGATTGGATGAAAGACCTCCATGAATAAAAGTTCTTAATATTAAAATTATAAGGAGGATAAGTCCTATGAAATTTGGCGTACGCGAAATATGCAATGTCGTTTTCAAGGCTAAGTCACAGGTTAAGATTGGTAATACTACTTTCCAAGCCGGTCAACCCGTCCTTTATATCGATAGTGCAAAAACTTCTACTCTTGAAGGTGCTGCTACAACAGTTTATGCAACCGGTGGACGTGGAAATTCAAGATTACTTGCTTGGGAAGGAGAGAAGACTTTAACATTTACTGTTGAAGATGCTCTTCTTTCTCCTATTGGATTTGCTATTCTTTCTGGAGCAGGTCTTTTCAAGGGTAAGGAAGGTGACTCTGAAAAGGTTCATGTTCATGCAACGGCAACCGTCTCTTTTGATGATGAAGGTAAAGTTGATTTAGCTAACGCTTTATCTGCGTATGATGGCACAGAAGAACTTGATACAGTATCTCCTATTTATGTTTTAGAGATGGATGGAGACGATATTGTAGGTGAACCTAAAACAGCAACAGCAACAGCTGAAAAAACTACCATTACGGTAACTGGTTTAGAAGGAAAAACAGCATTTGTAGATTTCTACATTTTAAAAGATGCTGGTAAAGTAAGTGAGCTTCAAATTGACGCTGAAACTTTTGCTGGCTACTTTTATGTTGAAGCCAACTGCCTATTCAAGAGAAAGAAGGATGGAGTTGATATGCCTGCAGAATTAACACTTCCTAAGGTTAAGATTCAATCTAACTTTACTTTCAGCATGGCGGCAACTGGCGATCCTTCAACATTTACTTTCACAATGGATGCAATGCCTGATTACACATTCTTTGATAAGACTCGTAAAGTTCTTTGCGCAGTTCAAATTATTGAGGATGCTGTTGGCGGAAATATCGTTGTTGATTCAGTATTTGACGAAGATTACGTCTGATTTAAATAAGCACTTTATGGAGGAAGGAGGCGCGCCCGGCGCCACCTTCCTTTTATTTTATAGATAAGGAGAGAGAGATGAAAAAAAGAGAAAAATACAGATCTGCGCATGGTTGGTTTTATACTTATTATTACGCCAGTGATTATATTAAAAATTATGGTGGTTCAGATGCAATTGAAAGAGCTTTAATGGAAACACATATAGAAAGTATTAAAAATCAAATTGCTAATAATCCTCTTTTTATCTCTTCTGAAGATGCAAAAAGAATTTAGATAATTTTAAATAGAAGAATAAAAAATCAAAATAAATAGATGCAAACTCTTTTACAAGCGGCAAAAAATGATCCGAATTCTGAGGCACATAAAGCTTTAATTGCATATATTTAGTAGTTGGGTAAAAAAGTGGATATTCAAACCGCAGAAGAAATTTTGCAAAAGTTAGAATGGGACGAGGTTTCTGGAGTATATAAATATACTGGAACCAATAATTTTTTTGACTCTAAAAAAACTGCATTTTATACCTGGTCACCTGGGGATGCCTCAATTTATCGTGTAAAAAGTAAAGCTTTAGAAAAAATAAATAGTTTTTTAAAAATTCTTTTAGAGACATTTTCAGAAGAGCAAATAAAATCTGTATAGAAGTCGATAGATGCATTAAAAGATATTAAAAAAGATATAGAAAACGAAGATTGGTTAAATAATCCAACTATAAAAACCTTAGAAAGAAAAGACTCAATTCCTATTGAATATACTCGAACAGTAGAAGGACAAGAGTTAGATATTGCCAACGCAATATTTTCTTATATTTCAAATATAAAAAATGCTTTATCAGGAATAAGTGAAATTAATAAAAACTTATCTTGGATTTATGCAGAATTAGTTGGTAACATAGCAGGATCATACGCAAAACCAATTGCAGAAGAAAAGCTAGCAAAAGAAATTTAGAACTGGGCAAAAAAAGGAAACACTAATTCTGGAAAAACTCATACTAGAGTTAAAAATCAAAAAACTTTTATAGATGCACAGGTCAGACTTTTAGATTAGGATTTTTTATCAGCTACTCAAAAGGCAATAGATGAAGAAAAAGAGAAAGCAAAAAGACATATTGAATCTTATATTTAGAAAGTAAATAAAAATAGTAATAATGTACAATATTCTTTAAAACCACAAGTCAGCGCTTAGGGAAAAGCTGATGCAGAATTGACAGTTACTATTGATAATAAAAAGAAAAAACTTGGAATGTCTTTTAAAAACTATAATTTGGAAACAGGAAATGGAATTACTTTACAAGACTCTGGTTTCTTATTAAATTATCTTGCAGATGCTCCTTCTGACTATTTTATGGAACATATTCTAAATATTTATGCAGAACATCCAAGTGAGGGACAAGAATCTTCTTATGCTCAGCAAGTTAATGGTTTAAGAGAGAAGGCAAAGAATGCTTTAAAAATAAATTTATTATTTAGTGCATTAACTGGTTATAATTAGGGAAGAAGAGGTCGAGAAGCATAGCTATTAGTTGTATATAATAAAAACAGTGGCGCAAAAAAAGGAGAACTTCCTCCAGTTAAAGTATATAGTATGGGATCAATAGTCTTAGATATTTTAGATAATCAAGATTTTTCTGCTATAAGAACTACACCTAATTTTTCAAACACGCTATTTGAAAATACATGGGAAAACTCTATTGATAATAGTCCAAATAAAAAAGAAGCTGCATTAAGAAACACAAAATTATTATATGAGGCAAGATAGAAAAATATCTCTGTTTCTTTGGCAAAACGCATATTGTAACTTGACAAGTTAAAAAATTTTTTCTATAATATATATAGAAAACAAATCGAGATAAAAGGAGATTAATTAATATGAATTTTAAAGATTTAGATATTAAATTAATAAATGAATATAATACTTTTAACTTTAACGGTAATGAAATTAAAGTATTAAAATATCTTCCAATTGAAGATAAATTTGATTTAATTATGATTGCTCTTCAAAAATCTGTTACTAATGGTATTTATAATCCAATTAGACTTCAAACATTTTTTGAATTAAATATTATGTATCTTTATACTGATATTTTATTTGAGGTTGAGGAAAGAGTTGATGAAGGAGTACTTTATGATAAAATTAAAACATCGGGCCTCTTAGGAAAAGTGATGGAAAATATTGAAGAAAGCGAGATGCTTGAATTAAGTCACTTTTTGAGTGAGTGTTTAGAACTTGAAAAGAATTATCGCAATAGTGCGGCTGCAATTGTATCCAAAATTGTTGATGATTTGCCAAAGAACGCAGAAGCTGCAAAAGACATTGTTGATAATTTTGATAAAGAGAAGTATAGTGAAGCTTTAAATTTTGCCAGATCCATTGGAATGAAGATTTAAGGTCAATTTAAATTAATATAATTACCCTATTTATTATAATTAATAAGTAGGGTATTTTTATATCCAATAAAGAGTTAAAGGAGGATATTATGGGTAAAAATTAGGCAAGATTAGGTATTGGTATTGATTTTAATGTTAATACTGCTAGTTTAAATAATGTAAAGTAGTCTCTTGAGAAACTAAGAAAAATGAGCAAGGATGAAATTGAAAAATCTGGAGGCAATATTCTTGGCTTATCTAATATGAAAACAAAAAGCTGGAAAAACGATCTTGGCGATATGCGAAAAGAATTAGCATCATTGGAAAAGGCCTTTGAAGCAGCGTATAATCCAAAACTGGGTACATATGAATTAAATAAATTTAATGAAAGCTTGAAAGTGTCTGGAACTACTGCAGGATAGGCCTTTGCCACCATTGCAAATTATGGCACCGAGGGAAAAACAGCATTGCTTGATATGACTACAAGTATGTTAGCTATTGACCGAGTTGGGAAACAAACAAATGAAACCTTTAAAAAACTTGGCGATACAATGATGAATACCATTAGATGGACTATTACATCTACAATTATTAACAGTATTTCAAGCGCTATTCAATAGGCATTTAATTATGCGGTAGATTTAGATGGTGCACTGAATGATATTATGATTGTTACCGATAAATCTTCGCGTGAAATGGAAAATTTTGCAAAATCTGCGAACAAGGCGGCAAAAGAGCTTGGCGCCTCTACTCGAGATTATACAGAAGCATCTTTAATATATTATCAATAGGGTTTAAGTGATGCAGAAGTTAAGGCGCGTACAGAAACAACTGTAAAAGTAGCTGCTATCACAGGATAGAATGCAGATGTTGTTTCTAAACAACTTACTGCTGTATGGAATGGTTATAAGGTTAGTGCCGAAGAGTCAGAAATGTATATTGATAAACTTTCTGCCGTTGCAGCAAGTACCGCAGCCGATCTTGAAGAATTATCAACTGGTATGTCTAAAGTGGCTTCGGCTGCTAATGTTATGGGTGTTGGAGCTGATTCATTAAACGCTTAGCTTGCAACAATTGTTTCAGTTACTCGCGAAGCACCAGAATCTATTGGTACAGCTTTAAAAACAGTATATGCGCGTATGAGTGATATTGAAGCTGGACTAGATACTGAAACCACATTAGGTGAGTACACTTCTCAAATGGCTCAAATGGGCATTAACGTACTAGATGCTAATGGTAAATTGCGTGATATGGAAGATATTATTAATGAAATCGGTAACGGATGGTCAACCATGACTCGCGAATAGCAAGTATCCTTGGCGCAATCTATTGCTGGTACTAGATAGTATTCCCGTATGATGGCATTATTTGATAATTGGGGCATGTATCAAGAACAGTTTAATGTCTCTATGGAAGCTACTGGTACTTTAAATCAATAGCATATTGAGTACCTATAGTCGATTGAAGCACATCAAAACAAATTAAAAGCTTCGGCCGAAGGATTATATGATGCAATTTTTGATTCAGACTCTATTAAAGGAGTTTATGATGTTTTAAGTGGCTTTACTGAAATGGTAACTGGTTTAGTTAAAGGTTTAGGTGGAATGCCAGGTATCCTTTCTGTTATGTTAATGTTAATTACCACTCTTGGAAAAAGAAACATGCAAGATCTTATAATAAAAAGAGAGTCTAATAAGTTACAGGCATAGCTGTATAGAACATAGATGGAAAATAGTTAGGCTACTATTAAAAGTCTTGAAGAAGAAGTAAAAGGTCGTACGGAGTTAAAAGAATAGCTTCAAGACATCTTAGATCTTGAAAAAAGAATTATTGAATAGTCAGATAATTTAACTGATGATTAGTTTAATAATTTATAGGCTGGTATTAAACAATATGCTGAAAATTTAAAGGCTGTTATTGCTATTGAAAAAGAATATAATAATATTAAAGCTGAACGAGATCAATTAAAGTAGTCTTTATCAGGTGAAACTACTCAAACTTTTAAAAATGAAGCTGGCGAAAGAGTTGTAAGTTATGATTTAAAAAATAAAGAAAATGTAAAAGGAAGAATAGGAACAATAGAAGCGCGAAAGCGGTTATCCGACTTGGAAAAGGCAGAACATAAGGCCACTTTTAATCAAAATGCAAAATAGCTAACAAAACAAGAGTAGGATGAATTAAAATTTTTAAGAGAGTATTTACCATTAGCTGAGCGTAAATTAAAACTAGACGAAGAGTTAAAAAAAGCAGAAGAAAAATTAGCTAATGCAACTGAAAACACTGCTAACGCTAATAAAAACTTAAAAAGTAGTATGAATGACAGTCTTGATGCAGTAGGGCGCGCGGCAGTTGTGACTGAGGTTGCATAGGGGATTGCCTCGGTTGGCATGACTGCAGCGATGGCTTCGGGGGCAGTACAATCTTTTGCAAGCGCTATGAGCGCTTCTGGAGGAGGCTTTTCAGATTTTCTTGGAGGTATTACCGGAGTAGCGGGTGCAGCTGGCTCAATGATAGGTAATATTACAGCTGCAAACAGAGCATTAAAAAAAGCAGGGCCTACTGCGCAAAGAGTAGGAGCAAAAATTTAGCTTGCTTTTGGCTGGGTAAGTCTTGTAATCGGTGCTCTTTCTGCGTTAATTTAGATAGTAAAGGAATTTAATTAGGCGCAAATAGATAGCGCAAATGCTACAATTGAAGCAGAGCGAGAGAGATAGAAAGAACTTTAGAAAACCTTAGATTTAGAATAGTCTTTTTTAAAATTATATGAAACATATCAAAAAACTGGTGAAGAAACTGAATAGTTAATTTCTGCTACGGAGTAGATGTGTGAAGCTCTTGAAAGCTCTTAGTTAAAAGCTCTTGCCGCAGCTGGAGCATATGATTAGTTAGCAGCGTCTATTAGAGACAAAACTTCTGCAACATATGATGATTTGGCACAATCTGCTAATGCAGAAAAAAGCGCGGCAGAGACGAAATTAAACAAAGTAAAGGCTTCTAACACTGGAGGTATTGCAAATGCATCAGAAACTCTGGATTATATTAACGCAGGAGATTCTGTAACAGATGGAGATGCAGAAAACTTAGAAATTTTAAAAAATATTTTTGAAAACAGTAATAATGATAAAGTACGAGCTTTAATTTCACATAGCGATGACTATAATATTTGGTTTAAACGCATGGCCAATATGACAGCTGAAGAAAAATCATTATTTTACCATGCCCTTAAAGAGGCCACCGCGCAAGATGGATGGAATACAAGTTCAAAAAGTGAGCTAAATAAGAAAGTTCGAAAAATTTTAGATGATGAAGATTTTGCAGGAGCTGTTGCTGATTATGATACCGCAAATAAAACTGGTTCCACTGCGAAGGTTGCAAAATCAGTTAGTCAAAACTCATATTCAAAATCGACCTCTATAAGCTAGTTTAAAACAGATCGTGAAGCTCTTATTTAGGATATAAAAAACTCACAAAATATTGACTATGACACCGCTGCTTCACGAGTAGATGCCCAATATGCTAAGGTAGGAGATTCAAATGCTTAGGCATTATTGGCTAGAACATAGTGGTTACAAGGTAGTGTTCAAGCAAAAACTATGACACAAGAATTTGCGGATGAGTTAGCAGGAAAAATATCGTTAGATCAGCTAGGCACATCAGGTTTTAATGCATTAAAAACAATTGATTTATCAACTTTTACCGGCTCTGCAAAAGATCTTGTGGATGCAGCAAAGACAAAGGCAGTTGAGCTACAAGATGAAGCATGGACTGAGTTTGGAGAATCTCGTCTTAAAGTTCTTGAAAAAAATTATAACGATTTAGAAAAAACTATTGATGAATCAGTTGGCTCGGATAAAGCAAAAAAGATTTTAGAGTTAAATAAAAATCTAGAGGCTTAGCAAGTAATTTTGTAGTCCCTTAGTGAAGAAGAACAAAAAGCTTTTGATAAAAAAGTAAAAGAATTTAAAACAAAAACAGGCATTGATTATACAAATCCAGAAGATGCTAAGGACTTAATTGCAAAAAAATATGCTAATGATGAAGATAAAAGAGCAGAATATTTATAGTTGCTACAAGATGTAACTACTGCTGAAATAGCCTATAACGATGCCACTAAAGCGGTTACTGAAAATCAAGAGCAAATATATCAAAAGAAACTTGAATCATTTGATACAGAGCTTGAATATTTAGACACTTTAAAAAGTCGTTATGAGAGTCTTCAAGGTACTCTTTAGGAAGTTGCAGACTTATACAAGAAAATTTATGGTGAAAATGAATTTTCTAAAATGGTTGAGTTGTACGATTCTATGGCATTGTTATCTTCTACGTCTTATGGAAAAGCTGGAGAGAAATATCAAACATTACTAAATGCGACGAATCAGGGTGGTTTTACGGGCGCCGATGGGGTTTGGTATAGTTTTGAAGATGACGCCTCTCGACAAAAATATTTAGATGAGCTTGTTGCGGCAGGAGGAGATTATGTAAGTGCATTAACAAGTCATGTTGAGCTTCTTAGAGAGAAGATGGCTAATAGTATTAATGCAGCTTTTCAAGAGAGTGCAAAAAGAGCTACTGGCAAAGGTCTTGATTATCTTGATCGAGAATGGAGATATATTCAAGAAGATGCAGATAAATATTTAGATACAGTAGAAAAAACTTATCGCATTGAAAACCTTGAACTTGATGTTAAAGAGAAAATTAATAAGTTGACTAATAAGAGCGCCTAGGCGCGCCTTTCTAGTGAACTTGATAGACAGCTTAGCGTTTTGCGCGAAATGGATAAGCTTTCTGAAGAAGATATTACTCGCGCCGAACAAAAACTTTCACTTCTTGAAGCTGAGATTGCTCTTGAGAATGCGCGTAATAATAAAAATAAGATGCGTTTAGTTCGTGGAGCAGACGGCACTTATAGTTATCAATATGTGGCAGATCAATAGGCTATTGCTGCCGCCGAGAGGTAGAAGAGAGAGGCTCAATAGGCAGTTTATGACTCTTCTAAATCAAGTTACATGGGCACTGTTGATGAATTTAATTCATTGCGCTAGTCTTTTGCTGAAGAATATGCGTCTGCCGCAACCGATAAAGACAAATAGCAAGTAGTGGCTAAATATAGAGAGTGGTTTGGCACAGCCATAGAGCGTAATCAAGTCGCTTTAGGTGATTTTAGAAAAGCTGGAGGAACAGCTAGTTCTGGAATGCAAACTTGGTTAGATGCTTTCTCTACTGGTGGTAGCAATGCTTTAATGGAGGAATTAATTAAAGCGGCAGAGGCTACTAATTACACCGATGAAATTAAATCTATCACTGGAGATGTTGGTAACATTGCTAGTGATATTAGAGGTATGGCTGAAAAATTTGGAATATAGCCATCTTCCAATGACACAGGAGGATATACAGGTTCTTGGGGATTAGATGGTAGACTTGCAATTCTTCATGAAAAAGAGTTGGTTCTTAATAAACAAGATACTAGCAATATTTTGCAATCTGTAGAAATTGCGCGAGCTCTTTAGTCTAAGATGCTTGATACTGTCTCTTCAATGCGCGTAACCCCAATGACGCGCGCATTTACAGATTCTAATAATTCTTCTACTATTGAACAAAGAGTAGAAATTCATGCAGAGTTTCCAAATGCTACTAATCATAGTGAAATTGAGCAAGCTTTTGATAATCTTGTTGGATTAGCTACATAGCATGCCTATAAAAATACTCGTGGATAATTAAAATAATTTGACCAAAAGATGTTAATAGCAAACATTGATATCTTTTGGTCATTTTTAATTAAAGAAAATATTCAATTTTTTATAATATAAAGTAGAGAAAAAGGAGTGAGTTCATGAATAGTACAGATTATTCTAATGCAATTTTTAATTCTATTGATATAATAGTAGATAAAAAATTGCGAGAACTAGGTTTTGATAAAACCATAAAATGCAAAGTGAAAGCCGATACCTCAGAGAATGCTTTAGTTAGTGTTGAATATTAGGGCATTACTTTTTTTGCAGACAGGCTAGATAAAATATATAAAAAAGATGATATTGTATATGTTCTCATACCACAAAATGATATGAGTAATAAAAAATTTATTATTGGAAAAAAATAATAAATTTACCTTGAGAAAAAGGAGGTTTTTTATATTATATGAGTAATAAGACTATAGTAGAAGTTAATCTTGGATATGCTATAATTAAAGATGGTAAATTATATGTTGAATAGACCATTACTTATTCAGATGGCACTATAGAAACAGAAGAATAGTAGTTATCTTTTCCAGTGATTGACGCGGATGAAACTAAAGTTCCTAGTAATGTTGTTAATAGTAGCGATTAGAGAATTGCTAGAGCTTATGTTAGAGTTGAAGAAGGTGAGGAGAGTTAGGTTTATGGACCAATGTATTTTACCTCAAATATGGAAAATATTTTATTTACTCCTACTACTGAGGACGCTATTATCAAACATAAAAGGTCTTTAAAAGATGTGTTATTTGGCAAATTTGATGATAACAACAAGTTAATAAACCATTATGACTTTAACCCAGATGTTACTTCTTTTTATCATGAAATTTTAAGTACCAAAAGCGAATGGGAAAAAGATCTTTTTGGTATTTATATGATAAAATCATACTCTGATTTAAAAGAAATTTACAAAAGTGATGGAAAAACTCCTCTTAGTAGCGAAGAAAAACAACGCTTTGAAGGGAAAAATCAAGGAGATTATTTAGGATCCTTCTTGGCGGAGGGAGATATTACTAGTTTACTCTTAATTCCTTTTATTGATGAAAAAGGAGCTTTGTAGTATCGCTTAGTTGGAGAAGATGATTTAATATATTTTAATTTTGATATAACTAAGGGAGAAAACAAAACTTCTGTTTGGCAAGCTTTACTTGAGAATAGCCATTTGTTAGATTTAGTAAGTGGTGAAAAATATATAGATCCAACTTATTTAATTGCGTCTCAAGAAGAAGTTCTAAATATAATTCCAGAATGGACAGATTCTATTGAAGCAGAAAAAGAAACAAAATCTGCGGACAATAATAAATTAGTTACATTATAGGGATTAAAAGACTATGATAAAAAGCTAAGAACTTGGATTCCATTGGAACCAGGAGAGGGTAGTGATTCATTACAAACTCCACAGTTATCAGAAACCGATTCTCCAAATTCAGTAAAGGGAGAAAGATCATTTGCTATTGGGTCTGGCAACACTATAGATCAGGCTCATTTTATATCTGGCGCCATTGGTAAGGGATTAAAGTCCAACAATAGCTCAGAGTTGGTTATTGGAGAATATAACGATGATACTCTTGATGGGTATGCTCCTTATTTTGAAGTGGGTACGGGTACATCTTCTTTAAATAGAAAAACCAAGTTTTATGTAACTGATAAGTTTGTATAGGTTAGTGGTAATAAGCTTAATTATATTAATAATAATTTTGCTAATGAAGATGGAAAAATTCTTAGACTGGAAAATACTTGTGGAATTGGAGGCACTTCATCTGGTTATCCTTATTTAAAGCTTTGGGAAATATATGATACTAATACAGGTAATAGAAGATTAGATATTGTTCCTTCGATTAATGCATCTGCGACTAATCGACTAAATTTAGGATAGAGTTAGTATCGTTTTGGCAATATTTATACAGATGCGGTTATAACTAACAGTCTTACTGTTGAAGGAGACGGTTTTTCTGTTGGTAAAATATATGAGCTAGAAGAACTTTATTGGAAAAGTAGTAATAGTTCAATTGGTAGGTTTTTAAGATTTGAAGGTGATTTAATTGCTCCAGGTTTAGATTATACCATTAATCTTGGAAAAGATGAGTCAAGATTTAATAATATTTACACTTATAATATAGATATTTTAGGAAAAATCTAGAGTCATAAAATAGATTTAACAAGAACTAATCATAGTAGTTATGTATAGCAAGAATTGATTGTTTTTGAAAACGAATGTGGTTTTGGAAATAATTATAATAGCTATAAAGACGAGGGAGCTAAACTTTAGCATTTTTAGATTTAGACTTGGAATGAGAGTGGAAGTAATCATGTTGCTCTTCAACCCTTTAGCGATAGTTTAATGGATTTAGGATATAATAATCATACTTATAGAACCGTTTGGACGAATAGTATCAGAACCACAGATGGATACCTTCATTTTTATCCACAATTGGGTTTACATGGGGTTACAATAAGTTTAACAGGTTTAAATATTGATACAGACATAAGTTCTTAGGATGATATTTCTAATGTTATAACAATCCTCTTTGCAGATGGTAAAAAAGGATATGTACCGATTCAATTGAAATCTTAATTATAAAGGGCGGCGGTCCGCCGCCCTATTAATATTAAAAATACATTTAATTAAATACTATTAATTAGCCACATTAATCTGAAAAGATGATTAATGAATTATAATAATTCTTTGAAAGGAGATTAAGAATAATGGCAAGCAACAAAGAAATGAAAGCGCGTATTGTTAATAAACACGATATTGAAGCTAATTGGCTTAAGGCAGTTAATTTTATTCCTTTGTAGGGAGAAATTATTATTTATGATGCCGAAACTTCTTCTGATAGTCTAGAAGGAACGGGTAGAATAGAAAGAATAACACTGCCTAGGTTTAAAGTTGGAGATGGAGTTAGCACTGTTAACAATTTGCCTTTTACTAAAACAGAATTGGCTTATTACAAAGAAGATGTTGACAATAAAACAAGTGAAGTTTTTATAAAAAACACTGATGATTATTACAAAGACGGATCTATTTCTGGTTTTAAAGTTCAAGATAATCAAACTACTATTGTTGCTGAGGATAAGCACGGAGGTCATGATTATGGACAAGACTTGCACCATACAGATTCATAGATTGAAGTATCTACGCAGTTTCTTAAGTTAAGTAATGAAAGAAAAGATGAAATCTGGATACGCGATGAAAACGATTATTTCACAGGTGAAACTGAATATTATACAAATAATAGTTCGATAGAAATGAAGAACGGTAATGTTTCTATTGAGACTTCAGGAAAGCTTTTATATAATAATAATGAAGTAGGAACAGCAGGTAAAAAAACTTCTAATGAAGGAGAGGTTTTTAACGACTATAAGTATAATAAAGCTTCTGGATTTAGATCTCACGCAGAGGGTTCTCAAACTCAAGCAACTAAAGACAATACTCATGCAGAGGGTTTTAGAACGCATGCAGCTAACAATAACGCGCATGCTGAAGGTAGCGGAACAACCGCAAGTGGAATATCCTCTCATGCAGAAGGTAATGAATCGATAGCTATGGGTAATTATTCTCATGCAGAAGGTATAAAAACTCAAGCAAACCAAACAAGCGCGCATGCAGAAGGAGATAATACCCTTGCTAATGGAGAAGGTTCTCATGCAGAAGGTATATTGTCTGAGGCTGTTGGACCAGCCTCTCATGCCGAAGGATCTTCAACCAAAGCTATGGGAGTAGCGTCCCACACAGAAGGCAGAGATACGGTTGCAAAGGGCGAAGCAGCTCATGCAGAAGGACATTCTACTATTGCAGAAGGAAAAGAATCTCATGCGGGAGGATTGAACGCGAGAGCGGTTGGAGATTATTCTTTTGCTCATGGTATTCGAGCAGAGGCGCTTGGTAAAAATTCTTATGCTTTGGGTGCAGACACAGAAGCCACAGCGGATCATGCAATAGCAATGGGTAATAAAACCTTGGCTAGTGGAACAGAATCTATGTCTATTGGTTATGGAACGAGTGCACTAGGAAATCACTCTTTTGCGCAAGGTGCGTTAACTCTAGCAAGAGGAGAAAATTCTATTGCTACTGGTTAGGGAACGGTTGCGGCTAAAGATAATTCTTATGCTGGTGGTTATGGAGAATATGGTGATACTTATACTTTTTATAAAGTATCTGACAATATTGGAGTATGCCAAAATGTTGAAAATGATTTTATAAATGGATTAGAGTATCCAGTTGTTCTTCATTATCCCAATGCTGTTACGATGTGTATAATGACACCTCATCATGTATATGATGAGACTGCTGGTTTCCATTATATGGAGACACAATGTAGCTTTAGCAGATCCTTAAAGGAAGAGGTAAGCTCTTTTACAGTTATAAAAGCAACCATAGCCAATCATAATAATTCTTTTGCTCATGGAGTTAGAGTTGAAACAGGTAGAGATAATCAAGCAGTATTCGGACAATATAACAAAGTAGATTCTTCCGCTTTGTTTATTATTGGTAATGGAGATAATAACACCCCTAAAAACGCTTTTGTGATTACTGATGATAATAAAGCTTATATAGATGACAAACAAATCCTTGTAAAAGGAGATGTTCCTACTAAAATTAGTGAATTTACAGACGCTAAAGACTATGTAGAAAAAGTAAAGAATTCTGCAGATGCTCGAGAGTCTGTTACAATAGAAAGAGGTTTTATGTCATCTGAAATGAGTAAATCTTTAGTATTTATAGATCCAGATAAAGTTGAATTACGCAGTAGTGTTTCATTAGTAGATCCTGGTAGCTCAAAAACTCCTTATTCAACAATTCTTTCTGTCGGTGAAAAAGTAATGATAAATGACAAAGAAGTTACAACTGTTGATATGGTTCCAACAATTTCATTAGCTCTTGCTAGTGATATTGAAAGTTTATTTAATTAATGCCACGCATAACTGAAAAGATGTTATGATGTTTAAATTTGAAAGGAGATAAATTTATGGCAAATTATGATAAAATTATTGATTTTGAACTTCTTCAATTGTATGACGAGAAAATTAAAAACTACATTGTAGAACAAGCTCCTATAGTTGAAGGCGTTTATAAATTTAAAGGCAGTGTTAATGAATATAGCCAACTTCCTGCGCTGGCCGAAGTTGGAGATGTTTATAATGTTGTTAACTTAAATGGAATGAATTTTTCTTGGACAGGTAGTCAATGGGATGCGCTTGGCGCCGAACTTGTGGGTAAGCGAGGTTCCGTAAATAGCGCGGAAATATTTAATGATTATTCAAGAAATACAGCTACTGCTATTTATGCACACGCCGAAGGCGCAAATACTCATGCAACTGGCGCAAACTCTCATACCGAGGGTTGGGGAACACACGCAACAAACAACAATGCGCACGCTGAGGGCGGTGGCACGCATGCTGAGGGCGCAGATTCGCATACTGAGGGTAATAGTACTTATGCAACTGCTAATACGGCTCATGCAGAGGGGTATGCAACTAGAGCGGAGGCAGCATAGTCTCATGCAGGCGGTGATCACTCTAATGCAAAACATGCAGTTTCTTTTGTGCATGGTTCTTATGTAAACTCTTCTCGTACTAATCAAGCTGTCTTTGGACAATATAATGCAGATGATACAGAAGCATTATTTATTGTGGGTAATGGATCTTCTAATAATAGAAAAAATGCTTTTAAAGTAAATATAGATGGAACCGCTTATGCAGGAGATAAAAAGATTCTTGTTGAAGGAGATGTCTCAGACAATGGCTCTTCTGTTGGATAGCAAGGAGCTGGTATTACAGATGAAATCTTCAATGGTTATTCTGGAAATGGGTTAAACACAGCGTCGGGCGGCTATACGCATGCTGAGGGGTATGCAACAAAAGCAACTAATAACAATGCCCATGCAGAAGGCAATAGCACAGAAGCCAGTGGAGAACACTCTCATGCAGAAGGGTATTTTACTATAGCTTCGGCAAATCAAACGCATGCTGAAGGCGCCAATACAAAGGCAACGGCTAGCGCCGCACATGCTGAGGGATATCAAACTGCGGCTGAGGGGAATTTTTCTCATGCGGAAGGCGCATATAATAAAGCAACAGGCGGATCTTCTCATGTTGAAGGCGGTCATGCAAGAACGGCAGATCAATTAACTCGTCGCGGTGGTAGAAACATTGCGGCAGGCGGTTCTGCGCATGCCGAGGGTATAAGCACATGCGCAGGAAGTGAGTTTAATCATCTTGGAGCACATGCTGAAGGCGCTTATACTAAAGCTTTGGCGCCCTATGCGCATGCTGAAGGTTGTGGTTATATTGGAGATATCTCTTATCAAGGTTCAATGAGTCCTGCGGAAGGAGAAACTCAAAAAACTAATATTTGTATTATCCCTTCTCTTGCTAGTGAATTCCGTAGTGTTGGAGATATTTTAATTCTTCAAAGTATAGAAGAACCAGATAAAGAATATGATGTAACTATTCAAGAAATTAAAGATGATGGTTCTTTGGTATTGGATCTTTCTTTTGGTATAAATTTTACATTTAACGCTAAACGAGTTTATCCTACTACAGCTAATGGTAAGGCATCACACACTGAAGGATATGGTACGTATGCCACCAATGATTTTACACATGCAGAAGGAAATAGAGCACGAGCAACCGGGGATTGGGCCCATGCTGAAGGTGGTTATAGCATTGCGCAAGGTAGTGCTGCGCACGCAGAGGGTGGACATGTTAAAGACAGGAATAACGATATCTATATTGGTGGAGGAACCAACGCTATTGGAGGAGCTTCTCACTCAGAGGGTATGACAACTCAAGCCGGTTCAGAGTTTACTCATTATGGCGCACATGCTGAAGGAGTATTCACGAAGGCTCTTGGCGAAGGCGCTCATGCTGAAGGAGCAGGATTTATTATTTCTCTTCCATTTACCGCAGAAGGTGGAGACGAACATCCGAATGCAAAAGTTGGAGAAGCTACAAATGCATTTACAATATCATTTCATTCCGATGAAGAGGCCGATTCTTTTTCTTCTTATCTTAGTCTCGGTGATGTTGTTAGATTTACAGAATTAAGCTTGCCAACTAAAAGTTTTGATGCATAGATTGAAAACATTTCTGTAGGAGGTTATGCTTCTTGTCGGATAAAAAATAGTTTATTAAAATATGGAACTAGTTATAGCATTTCAAAAGTAATATTTAACGAAGCACAAGGCAAAGCTTCTCATGTAAGTGGTATTGGAACAAAAGCAACGGCAGATGCTCAAACTGTTATTGGTAAATTTAACGAAACTAATGATGATGCTTTATTCATTGTAGGAAATGGAACATCAGATACTCGAAGCAATGCTTTTACTGTAGACACAGATGGAAATGCTTATGCTGGCAATGGCGGTAAACTTATAACAGCAAGCGAAAAAGGACTTTTCTCTAATGCTTTAAAAGGTAATATAAGCGGAGAGGTTATTAGCATTATTGATGTTTCACCTATTGTACATGAAATGGGCGTTAAGGTAGAGAGTAAAAATCTTATATCCTATCCGTATTATAACACCTCAAAAACAGAAAACGGAGTAACTATTACTGACAATGGAGATGGTAGTCTAACACTTAACGGAACTGCAAGTGGTAGTATTATATTTTACTTGCAGAACAAGCCTACGCTTAGCGAGGGTACATATACAATAAGCGGTGGTACTACTGATATAGTTGTTTACGCAAGAAAAAATGCTACTACATGGATTGAAACAGGATCGGGAGCGCCTTCCACGGGTGTTGTAAATAAAGGTGATGTAATTAACATGATTGGGGTGCTAATCAATAGCGGTAAAACCTTCGACAATGTAACCATCTATCCACAGATTGAAAAAGGTACAGTAGCAACGGCATACACGCCATATATTGAGGATATAAGCGTAGTAAGGATGTACGCACAAGGCAAAAACTTATTTAATAATGATACATCATTAATTAAAAAGTTAAACTATACGGGTAGAGATGGCAGTAAATATACAAGATGCGGTTATGAAATACATTTGCCTGCTGGTGAATATGTATTAAGTGTAAAAACCAATGTAACAAATAGATATATTTATACTTGTGTTAATGATACAGAAGGAAATTTTATAACAGATGCTATGTATACATTAGAAGGCACAATTAAAACAGATGGTTATGTCGTAGCCGCCGCGAATATACATCCTGTTGTTTATAAGCTAAAAGAAAATTATGTTATTTATATATACGACGGGGTAGATGAAAACGAAGAGAATGCAAAAGTGGTATTTAGCCTTATGCAAATTCAACTTGAAAACGGCAAGGTTATTACAGAATATGAACCTTTTATCGAGCCTATTGAGTACACAGTAGCAGCAGACGGCACGGTAAAGGGAGTAAATTCTATTTATCCTAACATAACACTTACAACAGATACACATGGCGCTTTAATTAGTGCAGAATATAACAGAGATTTAAATAAAGCTTTTGCCGAGCTTTATAACGCAATTATTTCTATGGGAGGTAATGTATAATGTTTAGCATGTAGCAGTTTATAAAAAGGGGACTTTTGGATGCAGTTGGAAAGATGTCTGATTATCAAGTTATTCTTAATGCTGCGGGATGGCATGAGAAGGGTGTCTTGACGGAAGACGATCTGAAGGAGATCGACGAAAAGATCAATGCTCAATATCCTGAAGTTGAAACAGAAAACGAAGAGTTAGTTTAATTAAAAATAAAAATCTCTTATAGCCTACTAAAAAGTAGGCTATAAGAGGCTTAAAATGAAATTATAAAAGCCGCTATTTGTCTGGAAAGATGATGAATAGAAAATTCTTTGAAAGGAGATTAAGAATATGGCGACAGTAAATAATAGTAGTGTTCGTATTATTAATAAACATGATATTGAAGCTAAATGGTTGACAGTTTCTAACTTTATTCCAAAAGCAGGAGAAATCATTGTTTATGATATTGAGATAGATAAAGATGAATAGGTTTTAGATTTGACTGGGACAGGTAGAACGAAGCCTTATACTTACCCTCGATTTAAAATTGGTGATGGAAAGACGATCTTAAAGGACTTGCCCTTTTAGGGAGTTGGAAAATCGTATTCAGAAGGTGAAGTATTTAATGACATTAAAAATAATGAAGCCACTGGTAAATTTTCACATGCAGAGGGTTCTTAGACAAAAGCTTTAAGAGCTTATTCACATGCTGGAGGATACGATTCAAAAGTTAGCGGGAAAAAAATTGCAGTTGTTGATTATGAAGACTGGGTTGATACCGAAGATATTCAAATTTTTAATGAAACAGAATAGGAAGATGGTAGTATATCTATAACTTTTCCAAACGATGAATATTTTTATTTTAGTACCCAATGTGCATTACAAGGAATAAATATTAAAATTGGAGATAAAATTCGATATAATTGGACATATGGGGGACAAACTGGTGAAGGTAGTGGAGAAATAACAGATATTTGGAATAATTTTCTTTAGGTAAATGGTAGTTATATTTTTGCTATAGAAGAAGCGTAGGATTACACTTATTCTAATTGGCAAATAAGCAAAGCAATATATGGGCAAACAGAGGCGGGTATTGCAGCTTTTGTTCATGGAACCGGACTTTCTGCAACAGCAGATAATCAAGCTGTCTTTGGACAGTATAATGAAAATGACGCAGATGCGTTGTTTATTGTGGGCAATGGAACGCAGTATGCATAGAAAAACGCCTTTGTTGTTGATAACGAAAAGGCTGTTCTTCATGGAGAATAGATTGCAACACTTAGTGATATTCCAAAAGTTCCTACAAAGATTAGTGCATTTACAAATGATATTGGTTACACTAGTGTTGGTAAGCCCTATGGGGAAGCTGGTGGAGAGGTGTTTAACCATACCACTTACAACAAAGCTTCAGGTACCTTTGCTCATGCAGAAGGATCTCAAACTCAAGCAACAAATGATAATACACATGCAGAAGGTTTTAAAACTATAGCGAGCGGTTTAAATGCACATGCTGAGGGTGGTGCAACAACTGCAAGTGGAGATAATTCTCATGCAGAAGGAAATCAAACTATTGCAAGTGGAAAATACGCTCATGCTGGTGGCGCAAACTCAGAAGCTAGTGGTAACTACTCATTTACACATGGTATTCGCTCTAAAGCAACTGGTAAAAATTCTTACGCCTTTGGCGCAGATGTTCAAGCTACAGCAGACCATGCGATGGCAATTGGTAATGAAACTTTGGCATCTGGAACGGAATCAATAGCTATCGGATATGCAACTGCTGCTTTTGGGAGACATTCTATTGCAAGTGGCGCATTAACAGTGGCAGAAGGAGAAAATTCAGTCGCAGGAGGTTTAGGAACCGGTATTGGTCCTGGTTATACCATTAAGGGAACGGGCTTAGGCCATTTTGTTATTTCTGAAACAGTAGCATGGGTAGCTGGAGATTTAGTAATAATTAGTCTTGTAAATGATTCTCGATTATTAGTGGCAAAAATTGAGAGCATTGTTCGTAGCGAAGATAATGTTTACACAGAAATAACAATGAATCCTCAATTCGAAAACATAGATATTGTTGGTGCTACTATTAAATTAGCATAGCCTTCTTTAGCTCAAAAAAATGCTTCTTTCGCACATGGTATTTCAGTACAGTCTACTGTAGATGCGCAAGCAGTATTTGGAAAATATAATGAAGTTAATAATGATGCTTTATTTATTATTGGCAACGGAAGTAGCAACACTCCTTAGAACGCCTTTATTGTAACAACTTCAAACGAAGCTTATTTAAATGGTTCACCCGTTCTGACCGTGGAGAATATTAGCACTTTCATTCCATCAGCAGAAGGAGGTAGTTTCTAATGACAAAATATCTTATTGATGAAAGCACTTTAACAGCTCTTGGAGATGCCGTTCGAGAAAAAACAGGAAGTAGCGCTACTTTGTCCTTAAATGAAATGATTGATTCTATTAAAAACATCTCAGGAGAAAATGGAGGAAATAATGGAGTAGGATCAGTAGATTCTGTAGGATATGTTGTTTAGAATGCGGATTCAGGCGGCGGTTTTGAATTTTCTCCTGATCCACAATGGTACAATAATGCAGGAATGTTAGTTTTTGTTAAAAGTCCAACTAATAAAACTGGATTTGCAACAATTAATAATTTGGGTGGAAATGACTATGAATTAACTCCAAGTTATATTGACATTTGGGGAGTAGATGAATTTGAGGGGTCTTCTATTTATAAATATATATTATAAGTAACATTAGGCGCGGATTAAATTCCGCGCTTAATTTTTTTAGGTCATTTTAGTTGATTTTGATTTAATGATTTTTTATATTATTTTGTATAGAGATTAATAATTCTGGAAAGGAGGAAAATAAAACTACATGTCAGAATTTTTACAATTGCTAGCTACATATGATATTGTAACAATTTTAACTATTGCTATTCTTGTAATAGTTGGTATTTACAAATTAATTGTATGGAGTAAGAAAACTTGGGCGCAGAGAGAAGTCTTTAAGAAAGAAAATATTGAAAAAGGTGTAGAAATTCAGCGCCAAAAAGATAAGGAACTTGAGGCTGAGCAAGAAGAAGAAACTCGTTTACAAAGACTTGAGTCAGCTATTGAAGCTCTTGCTCTTGTAAACGAAGAACAACAAAAACATATTGCTCTTTTAATTGAGTCTGATTAGCTTAACATCAAAGCTTGGATTAAAGATCAGCATGAGAAATGGATGGCGCTTGGCGCAATAGATAGTCAAAGTTTAGACCTATTGGAATAGCGCTTCGGAATATACGAAGAAGAGGGCGGCAATAGCTGGGCGCGCCGCCTTATGGATGATATTAGAGGATTACCTTTAATTACCGTGGTTCCAGTTCATCCAGAATAGTGATAAATTAAGAGATAAAAGGAGTTGATAAATATGGCTGAAGATACGAGACTATATCCGCCAATTATTGATAATACCATTGGCGCCTTCGAGTTAAAGAAGGCGCAAGATGGTAAAACATATATGCCTATAAAACTTTATTTTTAGACAAACAAAGCAGATTATTCTTATAACTGTGTTCTTGTAAAAGTTGAATATGATGGAAAAGCCGTTTTAAGAGATACGGTTATTTGTTTGCCTATTAACATAGTACGAGAACCTACTTTATTATTAAAAAATTTAGCTAATCAAGAATATTATTCTGGAGAGCTTGATATAACCTATTTTAATAAGGATGACTTAAAAATTAATAAAGGATTTAATATTTATATAGCAGCGGTTTCTGAAAGCGTAGTTCCAGGTACAGATTATTCAAAAGTAGACATTGATAAAGTTATTAGTAATATTTCTACAACTGATTTTGTATTAAAGTCGGAATATTCTAATTATCACTCTGAGTGGAGTGCTGTGGCTGTTAAATATGCCATTCCTGAAATTAGCTTTCCTATGTTTGGAGGACTAACCAAAGAAGAGTTTTCTCAGGCGCCTAATGTAAAGTTTGACAATAAGCTTTTAGTGAACAATAATCCTTTTTTATATTTATATGATGCTTACCGTATTAAAGGAATGCTTGAGTTTAAAGATTTACCAACAGACATTGCTTACGGTGACACAGAATTTTATGATTTTAGCGATCCAATAGGAGAAAATGATACTCTTCTGTGGTATTAGGTATAGCTTTTAGATGTTTCTAAAACAGGAAGTTCCTAGAAAATAGATTCAACTGCATCTAGAGAATACTTAGATTATTTTTACGATGCAACTGGTAGGGCTTTTGTATATGAGTTTAAAAAAGATTTAGAAACTATATACATGGAGAAGCTAAAAAAGGGCGGCGGCAATTTTGAAATAGTTGGAATATACTAGACTCGAAAAGGATATCTAGGTAGTTTTAACTATACCTTAAAGACTTCGACTGTTGAAGTTCTATTGGGAGAAGATTCTTTTATTTAGCCAGATAAAAACCTTTGGCTAACCGAGTTTAAAGCAGAAAGCTTTCCTTCTCATGGGGGAATTTTCTTAAGTTGTAAGGCAACTAAAGTTTCTGAGTATGTTTCTCCAGTAGGTATATTTAGAATAGAACGAGCAATTGATAAGGATGGCGCAGATGGAATGGCGCTATCTTATGAAACCATTTATGAAGAAACTGGTATGATTACTGGACAATATTTTGTATATTTGGATTAGAGCGCTGAAAGTGGAATCCCCTATAAGTATCGTATTTGTTTCTCTTATACGGCAGACAAACTTAATGGAACTGATGAAAATGGAAATCCTTTATATCAAACAGTTTCTTATTTTGCGGTAGACAAAAATAAAAGAGGTACTATTACTATAGAAGAGTGGGAGCCAACAATATCAGACTTCTATTGCACTGATGATAAAGATCATATCATCTTAATAGAAGATATGTTTTTAACTTCTCAAGATATGACGCTGAAGATTCGTTTTGATCCTGCCTTAACTCAATATAAGAGAAACTATTAGGATATCATTACTCCAACTTTAGGTGGCGCATATCCTTTTGTTAGAAGAAATGGCGCACAGTTGTATAAAACCTTTACTATTGGTGGATTAATTTCTTATCATGGAGACCTTAATGAACTTTCTTTAAGCAGTTCAGAAGAACGAATCAATGAAGAAAACTGGTTAAAAGAACCTTATTTATTTTATAATAAAAATACAGCTTCTAATTATGCAATTTCTTATAAAATGTTTTCGTAGTTAAGTCGTTATGAGCAAGAAAGAGTAAGAGAAAAACTGTTTAGAGAACAGGTTTTAGAATTTTTATATAAAGATCAGCTTTTGCTATTTAAGTCATTCCAAGAAGGAAATTCTTTTATTCGATTGAGCAATATATCATTAACCTCTAAAAAAGAGCTTGATAGAAATATTTATTCTTTTACTGCAACTGCAACTGAAGTTCAAGAAGCTAATGACGCCAATTACAGAAAGTTCTTTTCAAATCTAAAAGAAGATTTGACTTATGTTTTAACACGCCTTTTTGTGAAAGCTTCAGCGTTTAATGGAGAAGCTGTTACTATTAGTAATGATGATTTAGTTGATTTAGATGAAAGTTACGGAGATGACTTTTCTCTTGTTACCGTATAGAGTGAGTTGCAATATGCAATTAATCCTGCGGCTAGCTTAACTAATAATGAGCACTGGACTTCTGAAATTAACCCAGATTTAACTTATTATACAGAAGCTGGATAGAGGGTAAAACCAGAATCTTATAAATTAGAGGGAGAGTCTATTGAACGATATCGTTTTAGTTTGAGAAAAATGCCTCGTACTAGAACAGTAAATATAAAAACAACAACTTCTGAGTGTCATGGAACGGCTATTAATTTATATTATTAGCCATATACCTTTGATCTTAATTAATAGGGGGGTGAAATAATGGCACATAGTAGATATGAATATTTGTCTAATCCAGTTATGCTAGATTATATCTCTAAACTTTAGCACCGAACTTAGTGGACTAGATTAATTATTTTAAATCGACAAGATTTGCCCCTTAAGGCAATCGAAGGGCGCGCCACTGGAGGTTCTATTACAATAAATAGTGCCTCCGCCGTAAGGCGCACAGGTTCTATTACTCTTGTTACCGACTATGATAAAAGTACTAGAGCTGATACTGATGATCTTGATATTATGAATGAGGTCACAAATATAAAAACGCTTATCTCAATGAATAAACGAGTTTAGGTTGAAATTGGTATAAAAAACACTGGAGGTCAGTATCCTGACTTTGATATTTTCTGGATACCCTTGGGTACTTTTGTCATTTCAAATGCCTCGGTTTCTTATAATAATCAAGGTATCACAATAAGCTTGAAACTAAATGATAAAATGGCTCTTTTGAATGGAGAAGAAGGAGGCACTTTTTCTATTGAAATGACTCATTCTCCATTAGAAGATGGTCCAGTAAAATATAAAGACTTAATAAAGTCTCTAGTTTGTATCATGGGTGAGTTACCAGAATGGCAGGTAGTTATTGAAGATATTCCAGATACTACTGAATAGATTTTGACTTGGAATCCAACTATAGAGGTAAAAGGATTTGGACATAATGATGAATATGGAATAATTAATGTTGATAAAAGTGGAGAGCCCCCTAATGTAGATATTATAGAAGGTTCGACAGAAATTGTAATAGACTCAGATAGAACAGACTTGCCTTATGGTTTAGAAAATTATCTAAAAACAAAACTTCCTACTGATATATGGGTAATTTTTTTTAATAGCGGAACTGAATAGTGGGAGAACTTTAAAGCTTCTAACTATGAATATAAACCTGTTACTTTTAATGATGGAATAATAAAACAATGTTATACTTTTCTAATAGACAAAGGCTGGCAACCAGAGAGGCGTTTTGTAAATAAAGTATGGTTTAGAGGGCTTGTTGACGAACCTATTACTGGGTTACCTTCATTGTATTTAAATACTAAAAACTCTGAAAATATTGAAGGAAATATACAAGTTGGGTTTTTATCAACTGATAATGAGATAAGATAGAGTTACGATACTGTTTTTTGGCCCGGAGCTGTTGTAGGATATACGACTACTGATTTTACATATCCAACAGGTAGCGAATTAACTTCATAGGTAGGAGAATCAATCTAGTCTGTTTTAGAGAAAATTAAAAATTCTCTAGGTAACTATGAATATTTCTTTGATGTGGATGGAGTATTTCATTTTCAAGAAATCAAAAACTACTTAAACGAAGGAAATACTTCAGATAATTGGGAAACAGCTTTAGTAGATAAGTATTTTCTAAAAACGAGAAAAAACAAAGCTGTATACTCATTTAAAAATAGTGAATTGATAACTTCATATTCTAATGATCCTTAGTATACCAATATTAAAAATGACTATGCTGTTTGGGGAGAGACTAATGATTAGTAGTCTTCAATATATTATCATTTAAGACTTATGAAGGATTTAGACTAGGGCAAAAAAGAGTGGGGCGTATTTTATAAAGATAATTATTATAGTCTTAGAGGATAGTTAGAAGAGATTGCACTTGTATCTAACGACCCAGACTTACAAGAGGGAACAACAGGGAGTGGCTCTACCAACAATGTGATATTTGGAACATGGCTATTAAATGATCAAATATCTTTTAAAGATACTTCTTTTTCCTCTAAAAATAATATATCAGCTATTGGAAAAACGGGATTAACATTATAGGTTAATAATGAAGAAAGTAAATTGTCTTTTTAGTCCGAAGATAATTCTACTGAAACTATTTATGAAAATGGCTCATGGAGTTTAAACTCAGGAAGAATATTGACTTTTGTAGGAACAGTGGAACAGGATAGTGACTTTTACAACTGGCTTAGACAAAATGCAGTTCCTTGTTAGAAATATACTTTTTCTGACTGGCGCATTAATTCTTTTTTAGAAGCTAAATTAAAACAGTAGAATAAGCAAACTTTAAAACCTCTTGAGTATGAACTTTTGAATTTTTTACCTTCTTCCTTTAGAATTGCAAATATAACAGGAAAAAAATGGGAGTTCGTAACAAAACCTTTTATAACCTACTTTATAGATGCTATTGATGTTAATAGTCCTAATCTTCCACCTGAGATTGATATAAAAAACTTTTCAATAGAAGATATTGGATAGCGTACAAAAACAATCTAGGATAAAGATATTGATTGTATTTTTGTAGATAATTATCCGCAATATCTATATTATCAAGAAGTAGCTCCTTTAACAAAAAAAACCCCAGTAGACTATTCAAATTTTGAAGTAGCTAATACAGTAAATGCTAACGAATAGCTATTGGGTGCAGACTTTTTTGAAAAATCTGTTACTACATCATTAGCTCAAAATCCTGCATATGACGCTTTGCGCATAAGTATCCATGAACATTTAAGTTATAATAATAATATTAATATATAGACAATGCCTGTTTATCATCTTGATGTAAACTAGCGCATCGAAGTTGAAAATGATGAGGCTGATATTCATGGTGACTATATTATTAAGAGCATTACCATTCCACTTGGTTTGGATGGCATGATGAATATTTAGGCGCAAAAGGCAGTAGAGCGAATTTAATATAAAAATAAAGGAACTCAATTTGAGTTCCTTTTTTATTGAAAGAATTAGTTTAATTGAATTTTAATTGAATAGGGTTAAAATGATTTCCTCATCACATTGATGAGGATTTTTTTATTCACCTGCTAAATTTTAAAATTTATATCAAAATTAAATAAAAGCATTAGTTAAATTTTAATATAAATTTGAACAAGAGTGAAAGGAGTTCAAAAGTATGTATAATAATCTATCTCAGGCACCTGCATATTATTATGTGCCACAACAATTTTAGAGAGGCGCGGCGGCCGCTCAAGGATCTTTAGACCAGACCCCTACTCAAACGGCAATGACCGGCGCCCCATATCCAATGCCTTCTCTATTGCCAGCGCAACAAAATTTTATTAAAGGTCGTCCAGTAGTTTCGATCGACGAAGCAAGAGCTAGTCAGATTGATTTAGATGGTTCACTTTATGTTTTCCCTGATCTAGGAAATAAGAAAATTTACACCAAATAGATCAATATGGATGGAACTGCAACCTTTAATGTGTTTGAGTTAACTGCGCCTGCGAAAGAGGCGCCAGCCCCGGTTTATGTTACCAAAGACGAGCTTGACGAAATTTTAACTAACTTTAAAGCATCCTTAGTCTAGGCAAAACCGAAAGAAGCTGCACCGGCGCCCAAACCAACACAAAATTTTAATCTATAAGGAGGTATAACATGTCTTACAATGTAGACCCCGCATATTTAATTATGCAAATGCGTCAAGGTAAAAACCCTGAGCAACTTATGATTGACATTCTCGAAGGAGAAGCGTCCTAGAACCCAATTATGGGAAACCTATTGACAATGGCAAAAGATAATCGTACTGCAGATATTGAAAGATTTGCGCGTAATCTTGCTAAGGAATAGGGTATTGATTTTGATAAGGAATTCAGTAGATTCAAAAAGCAGTATTTTGGACTCTGATTTCTAAATATATTTTATTAAAGGAGGACATTAATTATGTTCAATTCAACAACTGGATACTCTTTATCCGACATCGCTGCTGTAACAGGTAGCAATAGAGGAAATGGTGGTTTCGGTGATGGCTTCGGCGAAAACGGATGGTGGATCATCCTTTTATTCCTCTTCACTGGATGGGGAAGAAATGGCTGGGGTGGAAACGGTGGATCTAATGATGGAAACGGATACATGATCAACCCTTATTTCTGCGGCTCAGCTCCATGTGCAACTAAAGATGATGTTCGTGCAGCCATTGATCAGCAAACTCTCGTTTCTAAACTCGATAACCAGACCTATGGTTTGGCCGACAGTACCTATGCATTAAGCAATGCAATTACAAGTGGTTTCCATGGAGTAGACAACGCTATCTGTACTCTTGGTTACCAAAATCAGGCTGGTTTCACTGCTCTTGGTAATCAGTTAGCTAATTGTTGCTGCGATACTCGCGCCGCAATCGCTGACGTGAAAACTCAAGGTGTGATGAATACCAACGTACTCTCAAGCCAGCTCGCCGCTTGTTGCTGCGACCTTGAGAAATCTTCTATGGAAGATCGTTTTGCCGCTCAAACCTATAACTGCAATACGCTTCAAGCTATTGACAAACTTGGCGACAGAATCATTGACTTTATGACTCAAGACAAGATCGCTTCTCTTACTGCAGAGAATCAGTCTCTTAAGTTCGCCGCTTCTCAGGCTGCTCAAAATGCGTTTATTACTGCAAACCAAGATGCGCAGACTGCAGAGCTTATTCGTAGACTTTCTACTCCTTGTCCCGTTCCAGCATATGTGGTTCCCAACCCTAACTGCTGCTACGACTATCAAGTAACTAGAAACTACGGTTGCGGAAGCTGCTCTAGCTTCTAATTAATTAAATGGAGGCTTAGATAAGAATGGAATTAACAGCTAATGCTCTACAAACAGTAGAGGTAAATCAGAATGTTTTATTTACTGATACTCCCGTATGTGGTAGCTGTAGCATACTCCATCGTGATGGCAGTGGTCAAGTGACTCTTCGTGGAATCACTAGCCAATGTCGCGCAAGATTTAAGGCTTTCTTCAGCGGGAATATTGCTATTCCCGCTGATGGAACTGTTGAGGCAATCTCACTTGCGCTTGCGATCAATGGAGAAGCTATTGCATCTACAACAATGATTCAAACTCCTGCAGCAGTTGAAGAGTTTGCTAATGTGGCTAGCGCAGTGTACATTGATGTTCCTGCAAATTGTTGTGTAACAGTCAGTGTAAGAAACACAAGTGCTCAAGCTATTGATATTCAAAATGCAAATTTAATTATCGAAAGGGTGGCATAATATGGAAAAATTAAAGTAGATGAAAGAGGCGCTTGTGGGTTGCGTTCAAGGCCAGATCTATGGTAACATGGAAAAGGTTGATGCGCAAGAATTGGGCGCCGCAGTGGATATGATTAAAGATCTTTCAGAAGCCATTTACTATTGCACAATTACAGAAGCAATGGAAGAAGAGGGCGAAGGAAAAGAAGAAAAAGGCAAGCACGGAATGATGTATTATCCTCGCACTACTCCAATGTATCATATGCCTTACCCTATTGAAATGTATGATCCTCGTTATAGAGAGAGATATAACTCTGGCTCTATGTACGCGCAAAATTCTGGCGGAAATAGCGGCAGTGGCTCTTCTAATGGTGGTAACAATGGATCTAACTCTAATAGCGGCAATATGCGCGGATATCATGAAGGTATGATGCCGATGGAAGAACCATGGCGTCCTATGTATAATGATGGTTCTATGTATGCAATGTATGAACGCGGTGGAAATCGCAATTACATGGAAGGAATGATGCGCGATCCTAGAGAAGGAAGAAGCGGTGAACGCCGCAAGATGTATATGGAAGGTAAAGGAATGAAGGATAAAACTCATCAAATGAAAGAGCTTGAAACTTACATGACCGAGCTTTCTCAAGACTTAACCGAAATGATTCAGGATGCTTCTCCTGAAGAAAAACAATTATTACAACAAAAGATTAGCACTCTCGCAACAAAAATTAAATAATCATGTTCACAATAAACGGAGAACAATGGTGGATAGTCTTAGTAATGCCATACGACGTTGCACTTTTAATGCCGAACGGTGACTTTGCTATTGGGGCGTGTAATGACTCTACTAAGACTATTTATATCAGCAATGAACTTCATGGTGAGGCATTTGAAAAAGTATTGTGTCATGAGCTAGTCCATGCCGCTATGTTTGCATATGATGTTAGGTTAGAGCACGATGAAGAGGAGTTGTTAGCGGAAATAATCGCTACTTTTGGCGAGGAAATAATAGATTTGACTGATATAATGTTCGAGAGAATAAGAAGAGGAAGATATTAAAATCTTCCTCTTTTATTTTTACCATTCTAAAGCAGCACTATAATCTTTTTCTTTTTTTGGATGTAAATATGCATAACCAATACAGATAGCATCTGCTATATCATCATTAACTAAGGATAATCCATATGTTTGATTTGCAAAAGCTATGTCTTTTTGCTTTTTCTATTCTCTTTTTGACCCGCGCCCGTCTTCTATTCCACATACTGAGCGCCAAGAGCTAGGATAAACTAATTCGATCTATACTTCAGGATGCTTATCATGCATTTCAATATGAATTAGCGCCTATAGATACATTAAGGCTTTAAAGGTATTTGTATTTTTACTATGATCTGGAATAACTTCTTCCATCACAATCTTTTCAATGCCCAACTATTCTACTATTGCAAGAATATTATCAACCATTTTATGTATTCTTTTATATAAATCATTTGAAGATGCTGTAATACAGCTCTATCCCATTAACTCTTTATCTTTAAAAATTGCTACTCCCGTGCTTTTTGTAGAGCAGTCTAGTGCAAGTAAATACAAAATATATGCACCTCCATTCTAATCATATTATACTTGAAATTTTTTATAAAGTCAAAAAGAAGTAGCATTATTCTGCTACTTCTTCGTTTTTATTCTTTTCATTCTCAACTGCTGTGTTATATTCAGTTTCAGCTTTCTTTAATTCTTGTTCTACAAGATTTGTAAGATCTGCGCCGAGAGTATCAAAAATTGCCTTCATTTCGTATAGCGGAACACCTTGTTGAACAAAATAATTTACAGTATTGATTAAAGCATTTTGAGCTTCATTGTGTAATAAGATTGCAGGTTTCTATGCCATTTTCTTTCTCCTTGTGTTTAATTAGAGCCGGTTGATCCAAAACCACCTTCTCCACGAGCGGTAGTTCCAATATTATCTACTTCATCAAATACCACAGAGATATAAGGTTGAACAACAAGTTGAGCAATACGCTCACCATGTTCAATATATTGTAGTTCATTACTTTCGTTTTTTAGAGCCACGATAATTGGACCTCGATAATCTGCATCAATAACTCCGACTTTATTCGCGGGTGCAAGTCCTCTTTTTGTTGCCATACCAGAGCGTGCATAGATTGCGCCAAACGTGCCTTGAGGAAGCGCAATAGCAATGCCTGTAGAAATCTTGCGTACTTCGCCAGGAAGAATTGTAGCTCGATCTAAACTACCAAGATCAGCATGAAGATCATAACCCGCTGCCCACTTGCTACCTTGGGTGGGCGCATGTGCAGAAGGGGAAAGTTTTACATAATCAATATGAGTATTCCAATTACCATTTTCATCACACGATTTTACAGTTACCATATCAAAATGCTCCAATCTTATATTCTACGCTTGCTTCTCCACAAGGCTCTTTAGCATCATCAAATACTTTAACTAAAGTTACAATAAAATATTCATCAATGATTTCGCCTTTTGCTTTACGCTCTTTTTTTACAGAAGAGTACTTAGAAAGTACATAACGCCCATCTGCTTTGGCTGCACTGATAAGCTCTGTTGCTTCGGCTTCAGTGTCTGCGCGATGTTCTTCTGTTGTTTTCAATAAATATTTAGCCATATCCTTTTATCTCCTTTAGTATTAGACATAATTAATTCTTATGTCATTAACTCCAAAATCCAGCATTGATTTCTCTTGAAACTCATGCACAAGCCCTTCTGCATAGCTATGGGTACCTGAAAAATCAAGACGATTAATAGTATATTTGTTAACTAGGGCTGTAAGAGTATCGCTTAAGTTTTCAGGCTCAACCCCCATTTGATCTATAAGGGCGCCATCTTTAAATACATAAAGTTTTTGAAAACGCTCGGTTGGCGAGGTCCAAATTACAATTCTATCGTATGTCATATTATATCTCCTTAATATTCAAGAACGGCATTGCCATACGGAAATAAATAGTATGCAAAGCATCCTTCTTCATTACGAATCCATATTTCCCAAGAATTAGCATCTTGTTCATCAATAATTAATAAACTACCTCTATTTGTCATACAGTCAATAATATCTTCCACTGCCTGATAAATTGTCTGTGGTTTGGCTATTGCCCAAGAGCTAGTTTTGTCAAGATTAAACAAAGTATAATCACGCAATTCGTGACATAGAAGCATTAAATACTTTTGATTAAAAATATTTGTAATCCATGTGCGTAAATGCTCTTTCGCTAATTGAAGCTCTGTAGCAGTTATTTCTGGTTCATTTTCCATTAATTGCTTATTAACTTCGTATAAACTACCAAAAGAAACCTCTGAAGTTCTCTGTGGAATTTTATCTGTATAATTGGCCTTCATTTATTTTCTCCTTAAATTACTTATATTATAATTATAATTTAATTTTTTATATTTGTCAATCTTCTTTAATATATAAACCACAATTACAGATTGCGCCAATGGGCGCCTCACGAAACTCTTTACACATGCATTTAGTGTCTGCACAGCGATAAATTTCAAGCACACAAGGACAATGACCTTGCGCCTCTTTTATTGCTGCACGAATAACGCTAGCAAATTCTGGATCTGCATATTGTTTTATTTTCATTAACTAATCCTTTCTGCATATTGATTTGGACTTGCGAGTTTTACTCCTAGCACTTCATCAAAATGAGATTCACAATTAGGAATATAGCGTCCAAATTTAACTACTATATTGGGAAACTGTTTTAATTGAGTTAATTCATTTTCAATCTCATTTTTATTATAACCCGTGTAAATAACAATATCATCATCTATAGAATAACAATTACGAAATTGAAAAACAAAGTTGCGCAGATCTTCAATAGAATCAAAAGGCTCTAGACCTTGGAATACCACCGCGCGCGTAATCGGATTTTTTCTATAGGTTTTAATAATACTTTCTATTGAGTAATTTAATAGTGGGGCATTAGCTAGTGGCCCATTTTGGCACACTGGCTTACCACATTCTTTATCGCATTTGAAACTGCAATAAGGTGATTCTATTGTCATACATGGCACTTTATAATTAACAAAATCTTCAAATATAATGCCTCGTGTAATCATTTATTAATAGGCTCCCACTTTCTCATTTTATATTCATTTGTGCGCTCTTTTGACCAAGTCTTAATTGGTGTATAAAAACCAACAATTCGAGTATACTCTGTTTCAACAGGTCTACCACACTGAGGGCAAGTGCGTCCATAAAATGCATGATTATTGTCACATGCTTGAATCTTTGTGTTAAATGCAAAATAAGTTACCCCAGCATCGGAGATATAGTTTACCATATCCCAAGCCTTTTCAAAGCTATCAAAGGGGGCGTCTATGTTTGCATGAAGAATGGAACCTCCGTTACAATAACCGTCAAACTCTGCGGCAATACGCACACGCTCTGCAAGAGTGGTCTGAATACCAAGAGGGATAAACTGGTTGCCATAAAGAGGTAGATCAAAGACTTCTGCATTTGGATAGAAGAATTTATCTTTGCGCATTAGTTTCGCGGCGGCCGACTCTCCGGGAATTTGCTCGGTATTAATGTGATAATCGGCACCCATTTCTGCTATAAATTCATCTGCTACTTGGCGCATTGTTTCAAAAATTAACTTACCAAGGCGAGAAGCATCTTCTGTGTAGAATACATTGCCAAATTCATCAGTATGAGTATATCCAAAGCGTTTCATAGTTTCATATACTCCAATAAAACCTATTGTGTTATAAAGATGCTCGAAATCAACCAGTCCATTGGAAAAATTTGGTAAAAGTCCTTTCTCAACATTGCGACGAATGATATTTCGTACGCAGTGTAAAGCTTCAAGATTAAGTCTTGTACGATACTTAAGTTGTTCAATATATTCTTCTTCTGTTTCAACATCAAGCGCAAGGCGCGCAAGATTGATTGTAGACACCTTTACAGAGCCAACTTTAAGTGCGGTTCCTCCGATACTATTAAAATAACCTAGGTCTTTAATATCACTCTTCAAACGGCAACAGTTAGAAAGTGAAGTTACAGAGTCATCAATAAATAAATTACTATCAGACCAGCGCATGTTGTGCTTTACGGCCCAGCGTGCAAATTCTTCATCCTGGAATTTTCCTTCTTGTTTTAAAAGAGAGATTGAAAGGACTGGGAAAGTAAACATATTCTTGTCTCTAATATCAGCAACGGTTTCCATATACCACTTCTGGAATTCAATAACCTCTTCCTCATAGTCAATCATAAATTCTCCATTGGGGAATGTACTGCCGCCAAACAGAGCTTCATAATAAGGATGGTCGAACACGCTTGTATTAGTAAACGCAGATTGCGACCCATCGCGAACATACGGTTGGTTCACCGCGTAAACAAAACGCTGGAAGTTTTGGCGCGCATATTTCTCTCCATTGCCACTGCTCTTGATACCGAGATAATCTTCTTCCATATCCTTGTGCCAGAAGTAATACATATAAGGAATAAGGTTAGGAAGACCAACGGCACCTGAAGAGCGATTAGAAGCGTAACTAATATATTCTTTAACAAAGTCTACAAAAGTGGTTAAGTGTTGTGCAGGCTCTGGATTAAATGGAGCGCCGATAAAGTATAGTCCTTTTTCAGCTAGATCTTTAAGATCATAAGCGAAACAGTAATGTTTAAAGGTCGAAGTATCGGCATCATGCATATAGAGCTGTCCAATCCACTCTGCTCGTAACCACTCGTTTGCGCGCTTAAATCCAAAATGTTTTTGCATTTCATAGTGAATCTTATTATAAGATAACAATTTTCTATGAGGCTTAGGCATCTCATTTAATAGAGTAACCATATCCTTTTTACTAACATTGCTATTGCCATCAATGCTCGCATCTGCGACGACTTTAGTATCGATAAAGGAGCTAATAAAGTCAGTATAAGATAATTGTTCATCAGCGAATCCATTCAATTTTGCCATTTCAGTACCAAATTCATCTTGCATTTTGTTATAAGCGGTAACAAAATTTTTTTTCAATTTAACATTAATTTCCATATCTCCAATGATATCCTCCTGTTGTTTGTAAAATTCCTTGGCAACAACGAGATATATTTTCATGATGTAAGCCAAGTTCTTTCTCTGCTTCTGCTAGAGATTTAAAAGTTTTGTTTAGTTCTACACAATATACACTAGTAGTCCTTTGATCTATTGAAGATGGAATATTATTGGATAGAAAATCTTCATAGTATGCCCAATGAAATTTATAAGCAGTGTGTAATTTACCACGACAGCAAGCAATAATGTTTGCATTTGCGAATCCTTTGAGTCGCTCAATCTCTTTGGCGCTATCAAAAATCTCTTGTGTTTCTAAACATATAATTTTTCTTTTAGTTTTGCAACTGTTGCTCATTTTTTGACGAGATTCTATCGAATATTCATTATTTAATCCGCCACTTTTTATATTATAACCGTTATTTACAGTATCATATTTTGTAATAAGCTCTTCTTTTTGATTTGCTTCTTGTAAAGTTAGGTTTTGACATAAAATAGTTTGTTCAAAATTATCCCAGCCATATTTTTTAATAGCATTATAAAATTTAATACAGCCAGTATAATTGGATGGATGGCAACGACGAGCCATATCTTTAGACTAACCAATGTATTTTTTACCATTTGTTTTATTAGTATAGCAGTAAATACAATATTGATTATCCATTAGCATGCTCCTTTAACCATTTTATAGCTTCTGGAAATTTATAAGTTACATTATCAACTTTAAGAATTGGCGCCGAACGGAATCCTAAAGCAACCATAGTCTCTTGGTCAGAGACAATTCTGTATTCAATTCCCGCTGAATCAAGCTTTGCCTTTAAGACAGCACATTGCGGACATCCTGTGGAATATAAAGTAATATCCATTTCATTTTCTCCTTATCATTTAATTTTGTATTTATTATAAAAATTATAATAAATAATTTAATTATCTTTGACCTCGTTTTCAATTGATTCTGCCTTTGTCGCCATTGAGCTTTCCCAACGCATAATAGTCTCGAATGAAGTATCAGCGCCTAACGCCTCCCACATTTCACTTATTGCATCAAGACAACTGTTTGAAGCAGTTAAAAGGTCTAAATCTGCGCCATCCCAGTTGTCAATTTGATACCTATCAAAATCTAAAGCAGAAAAATCTTTTTCATCAGTAAAGTATCGTCTACACATTTCAGCACAGTCAGGGACTTCTTCTCTATTAAGATAGCGCATTAAACGCTGTTTGTCAGGCGCAGTTACTTCAAAGACTATAACATCTAGTCGAGAGTCTTCAAGCAATGCTTCTACTCCTGCGGGATTAAACACTCCAATGTTGATTTTGTCTTTTGAGAGAGATTCAAGAGTAGTTCCATAGAACCAATCTCTAAACTCTGTTGCTTCAAGCATATCTCCATTAAGCACTTTGCGTGTAAAATCATTAAGTGAAATAAAGTGATAATTTACTCCCTCTACCTCACCCTCTCGTGCCGGACGCGTAGTGCAGCTGACAATAGGGTGAAACATGAGTGGATGAAGTTCACAAGTTGCCTTTTGAATTGAGTCTTTACCTGCGCCCGCTTTCCCTATGAGCGCAACTACTTGATATTTATTTTCCATTTTTATTTTCTCCTTTTGTCTGTCTTTTTAAAAATAGTTTACTTTCTTCTGTTGCTTGAGAGAGATATTTTTCTAAAATATCTCTCTCAAAAGCATAGTCGTAATTAACAACCATTTGATATGAATAACTATTTTCATAGTTTTCAATAGTTTTCTTTTCAATTATTATCATTCTTCCATGTCCTTTCTTTCATGCACCAATTCCATATCGCGCCCATCATTGAAAAGCGAAATCTTATAGATTTGATGAGTAGGTGTGTGCTTATAGGTTTTGGTTACGAACTGATCACCTCGTCTAAAACCAGTTAAGAGTAGCATCGTTCCTCTCTTGAACCAGCCCTTCTCCGTCACCTTTTTAGACCCATCATCTTGAAGCTCCGACAATTGCTTCTTGTATTGCGCGTAATATTCTTTCGTAAACTTAACCGTTACAACACCCGAGGGGGTCAATAGGGTAATGGATGCTTTGTTATCATTCTTTGCGATTACAGTTCCAATGATTTTATGCGTTTTCCAAATTGGAATTTGTTGACCATTGCGCTTAAAGTAATAATCAACTTCTGGCTCTTCTGGAAGCGCAAAGAAGTTTGAAATGCCATACTTGTAGGTATCAACATTCGCTAACTCATGCTCGTGATAATAGAAACACAAGGATTCCATTTCCCAAGAGGACAAAGAACCTTGGGCATATTTATTCCAAGCATCTATAAAGAGCTGCTTATTAAGTTCGTGCAAAACCTCGCTCTGATGCTCTTTTAACCAATCTCTGGCGCCATCCATTTGTTTTTGATAAATTCCATCCCAAGTTTTTTGTTGAATACAAGTTAAACCATTAATAATCTCTAACTTTTCAATATCAAAGTTATCTTTATAGAATTTATCACAGGGTTCATCAAACACAAAATATTTTCCAACTTTTGTATTTGCTTTAAGATATTTATTAAACTCAAACACTCTGCGCTCAAAGTCAAGCGACTCTGGAACCAATCTACGCTGAATAAGTCCATTGAAGTTTTGTAAGGTTAATTTACTTTTAGGTTCACAAGCTTTCGATAAATAATATGCCATTACTACAAATCTTGGGTGAATATTTAACTCTTTACCCCATTCTATCTCAAGCTTATCAAAAGCGCCCGCCTTAATAAGAGAAATCATCTGCGTTTTATTAAGCGGACAGCGCTCCATGAAGTCTGCGATATTCGCGTACGGTCTGCCGCTTATTATCTGCTCAATAACTTCACTATTGATTCCACTTAACGCTTTCATACCAAAAAGGATTTGATTATTTTCTACATCGGGTTTAAAACTAAATTGAGATTTATTTATGTCTACCAAAGACACATCGATACCAGCGGATAAAATATCACCAAGCGCTTTTGCCAGCTTAGTATAATCTGTCTGCTTGTCTTTTGCCTCTTCGTCATCATCCTCGTTATCATATCCTTCAAGCGAACCACTATTGACAATTAAGTTTGCAGTATTCCAATAGATAGGATTCCATCTTGTGGCGGCGTATGCCGTCTGGAAACCAATGAAGCTGTAAGCGAGCGCATGGATAATACTAAAACTATCACGTAAATCCAGTATTCCTACTGGCGTAGACTATCTCTTACTTATCTTTGAGAGTAAGATAAGTACACCCATTTCCCGCCTCGTACCAATAGAGGAGGTACTTCCGATCTCACTCGGAATAGTCGTTACAGGGTTTTAAAGGATAACTTAATTTTTCATCATAAAAACATTCTCCAACCTTAATGCGGCGAACAGTTTCTTCGGAAGCTTTTACCATTTCTGCAATTTCTCTATTGGAAAAAGAAGTAGTTAACAAAAGCTCTTTAATTTTATTCGCGCGCTGTTCATTTGCAGATATTTTTCGGATTGGATAAGAAGGATATAATCCTTTTCTTAATGTTCCAGCATTAATTTTTTTAACAGTGGAATATCCTAATCCTAGCATTCTTGCAATTTCTGCTAAGCTATAAGTTGAATTTAATAGAAGTTCAATTAATTCATCATAGTCTTTATCCTCTTTATAGTATTTACAAAGTGGATATTCTTCATTTTCATCAAAATAATAAATACCATGATTTAGAGAAGAAATGAAAGAGGCGCTTGCGCCATACTTAATAGTAATATCTAAAAATGGTGTTTTATCTTTGATGAGTTGCTTCATGTCTTGGATTTCTTCTTTTGTCCAGGTTCTAGCATGCTCTCGAGAATCTCCTCCCCAAGAAACATTATATCCTTTGCCAGTACTGCAATGAGATTCTAATTTTTTAACCCAATATTTTTCTCTTTCATTTACTTCTTGGATATCTTCTGTGTAGAGCTTCTCAAGTAAAGATATTTCAAAAGCGGCTTCTCCATATTGTCTTATCTTTTGATGAATTAAATTATTATAAGATGAAGCCTTCTCATTGAAAGCGCATGAGCGATGTTCTCTTACTCTTCTATTAAAATTGTTTGTTTGACCAACATATTTATGTTGATTAATTTTGTTTGTGTAGCAGTAAATATAATACATACCATTTCTCTCCTTTTTAATATTATATTACTGTTATCATTATCCTTTAATTTCCCACGGGATTGTCTGATAACAGTTAGGATATTTTTTGTATCCTCACTGTTATATAAGATTTCCCCGTTAGCATTTATCTAAATTTGACCTTAATTTTAAAAATTTTTTAGATAAATACCCCACTGGTTAGTGGAAAAGGTGTATAGGGGCAA